TAAGCCAGATAAAGATACTAAGGGTGCTGTAAAGAAATGGGAAAACAAGGTAGATATTATCAATGACATCTACACTGGTGAATATAACGGAATGATTTCTGGTAATGCGTGGGGTGCGTTCAATGCGCTAACTGAGCGTTTAGACTGGTATCGTTCTGCTCGTGGTGGCAATAATGAAAGTATTCTTGCTTCTGCTTCTGGATTTGACCCTGCTATCAATGCAGAAAAAAATCGCTTACTAAAAGTTGTTCAAAATACTTTGCAACTAATCTAGTAAATAAAATCCTGAGCATGATTTAAAACTGCTCCGCTGGTCCCATAGATCAATTGGTTAGATCGTTACCCTGTCACGGTAAAGGCTACGGGTTCAAGTCCCGTTGGGATCGCAAGCGGATCGGGGTTACAAAAATGTTATCATTTTGTTTTATTAAGAGGGGATTTGCATTTTCCCCATTCTTGATGTAAAATTAATATTATGACCACAACCTACAAACCTTACACCATAGACGAACTAGTAACTACAATATACGAAGATAACTTCTCACATCTAGATTTTATGGATAACATGGGTGGAGAAGATTGCGATTGCCGTATCCATATGACTCTTAATACTATTTTAGAATATTGGGGTGAATAATGCTAGGCTACACCTATAGCGATATACAAGCCTTTGGTAATAGTTTGACTTGGGCTATTGATACCGCCAAAAACCAGGGGGATGAACAAAACTATAAACAATTACTAATAGTATGGGACTTCTTTGAAGGTTTACTAGCAGAAGGATACATAGATGAGAACACATTCTATGGATAGTATGTAATGTAGATCACCTTACGATACCTTGCAAAAATTCGCAGGGCATAGTAAAATTGTATTAAGAAATCAACAAAGGAGACCCATGCATACATTACATTACATATCAGTTGAAGCAGATAACAAGCAAGAAGCATTTGATAAGGTTGTGGTGGCCTTATCTCCAAACGAAGACGGATACCGCTTAGCAGACTGGTCAGATTGGCATGTCGTAGGTGGGGGAAGGTATAGCAGCAATGCAAATAAAGAAAACAACCTTATGGCAGGTTATAACGATGACCCTACTGATGTTATTGGCTATGCTGAAGATAAGGAAAAATTCCAAGAAACATTAATTAATGTAGGTAAGTGGAAATCACACGCCATGAACAGGGCAATCAAAGAGTTCAACTCTGATAAGTTTATTAGTGATATGGTTGACTATGCTTCAGAAGGTGGTAGGTCAGAGTATAACGGTAATACCATAATGAATGCTTATACTGTTAAAGAAACAGCAACAATGCTAATGGGTGGTTGGATACCTGATAGTGGGTTTTACGACCTTGAGGAAAATATCGCTGAAACTACCTATCTTAAAGAGCGCCTTGACAAACCTGAACAGGCTGCACTACAATATCTAGTACCTGTAGATTTCCACTTCTAAGGAGACCCATGAACGATTTTGTAGAACTTACAGAGGATGAATGGTTTGATACCTTCAAGCCAATCCCAAACCATATAGACGAGAATGCCTCATTCAATGACGGTGAACAAGGCTATATGTTTGAAACCTATGGTAAAGAGTTAGAGTTTGTCAAAGCACAAAAGCCTAATACTATATGGACATATGGTGACGGAGACGATGGCTCTTATATATGGAGCGGTTGGCATATAGTTAATAGGATTGGTTACTTTATAAGTACCGTGCCATTTGATGAAACAAAGGACTATCAGATACAGATTAGCAGCAATGATATATATGTTTGTCCTAACTGTAATGAAGAGTGGGAAGACGAAGTAGCAGCCTTGCATTATGACAAATTTGAGGATTTGGAAAAATGCGCTGGATGTGCTACAGTAGAGGAACTAAAGGAACTAGAAGAAATGGAGAACCAAGACCTTGGCAAGATGGGAAATTGAAGTAATCTTTGAACCAACAGGAGATTACATGAACTTTGAGTATGAGACTGACACTGAAGACGAAGATACTATCTATCGTGAGATAGAAAACCAATTATCAATCGTACCAATTCTAGTTGAGAAGAATGAGGAAGAGTAATGGGAGCACGTTGCACATTCATATTTAAACAGTCAGAGGATCTTGGTGTAGCGCTATATAGTCACTGGGGTGAATACAGCATGTATGAAGATCTTGCTAAGGCCCTGCAGCATGCTGCTCCACGTAAAGGAGACCATGAGTACTATACCCGCATGGCTATCAGTTATCTACTAAAGGATTCTATTTTGGATGAGACAGGGTTTGGTCTCTATGCATGTGACCCTAAAACACATATGCAGTATTGCGATCATCCAATATTAATTGACTTGACTAATAACACTATCAGTCATGACAGCATAGAGCACAAAGACATTGACAGTTTTATTAATTATAATTTGCCCAGCAGTGTCCTTTCCACTGTGGGGGCCTCATAAATAGCAAAGGTTGGGGTAACCTTTTGCTAATATAAAGAAGGAGCGTATGGGTCACCTCCTTCAAGGGGACGTAGGTCAAAGTCACAACTTGCGTCCCCACCAAATTTTTGGTATACTAGGATTGGAGCACAAGCAATTCTAATGCCTATGGTATGGTCTAATGCTTGTGCTTCATGCTTTTTATTGATATAATGATTGGGTGCTAATGAGACGAAGACATAGACTTACAGATGAAGAAAAGGTTGCTATAAAAATATCAAACCTTGTCTGTGATTTAAGGACAGACTTAGAGCAGGTTGGTGTTTATTTTTATCAATTAGCACCACTGGTAGCATATAATCGCTTACAGGTTATAGCGGAAAGTGCGAAGGCACAGAAAGAGAGTAGCAATGGAATCAATCAATACCCCTTATTCTGAAGTATGTTCTATTTTGGCAGAGTTGTGGTTATCATATAAAGAAGATGAGAACTTTGAAGATTTTATTGAATACAATGATATTGGTTTGCCATTAGCATTTGCTATAGCAGAAGGAATTGTTTCTAGTTCTCCTGTAGCAGAAGAATATATCAAAGAAACTTGGATCCTATTTTTAAAGGGTTTGAATATTGAGGATAAAGGTTTTAGATCCCTTGATGAGGTTTTGGGCCTATAACATTTTGAGCGGGGCCGATGCAAATAACTTATCAAACCATCATATTACGATATCATTATATTTTTCCCAGATTGTAGCATTACGATATCATATTAAAAATCCCAAACCTTTCAAACCTTATAATTAAATAGTGTTATACTTTCAATATGAGCCCAAGACATTTTTCTAGACAAGCATATCCAAAAATGGCAAGAGAAGAAGATGAAGGTTTAGCGCAAGTGTTTACTACCTTTACTTCTATTATAGGTTTGGGTAGGTATTTTTCTACTAATCCCGCCTCAAAAATGTCTAATAGTATTATAGAAGATACCGATCTGGCGGGGGATCATAAGGTAGACCACTCTTCTCTTTATAAATAAGCATATTAACAAACCTTTCTATCTGATATAATCTTTATATGTCAAACCTTATATGTCCAAAAAAAGTCAAATGCCATTTCTGTGATAGAGATGCTTTATATGTATCTGATTATGAAGGTTTGATAATAGATACTTGTATTAAGCATTTTAAGTATTTGTATTCTGGCTGATCCCGCCTGGTAATGTAAAATAGTTTAATAAAACATTACGAAACGGTATAAAAACCCCCAAATTCTTACCCCCATAATAAATACCAAACCTTTTAATCTTTTTTTATTATTTTTTAAATATTATTTAAATTTTTTATAAAGTTTTGTACATTTTTCCTGCAATTTTGTACAAATTTTATAGGGGTTTTTAGGGTAAAAAGGTTTGAAATCAAGCATTGATTCTTGACAAACCATGGTTTTGAAGGTATAATGCATGCCCCATATGAAGATAGGAAGGTTTGGGGATAGGAGGTTTGGCCGTCAGACATTACGATGCCCCCTTTAAAAGCGCCCAATTACCCACTATCCTCCACTTTACTCCACTTTAACCCCATATAGAAATATCATCAGTAAGATTTTTATGTGAACAAACCACCCATCCAAACATACTGTATAATTAAAATATGATAAAAATCTTATGCTATAAATGTGGAGTTATCTATCAAACCCCATATGGATCAACCCATCAATGTCCAAGGTGCGAAAGCAAATAATGTCACTTGAAAATGATATTAAGGATATCCTATTTAAAATTGGCCAGGAAGTAATTATTCATAAAATAGATTCAGATAACACCATACTAGAAATAGATTACGATAAGTTTACTGTAGAGATTATGGAGTTATTTAAGAATTATTTGCAGGGGACAAAGATTTAATCGCCCTATTGACCATACGTATCAAACCACGTTTCTTGACTTTTCTGGCATTAAATGTCTCCGTGTATCCAGATTGAGGCATATGCCCCTTATTGAGATAATGTCCGTATTTCTCTCTTAATGTATTTAGTACTATAGATTCGACTCTTTTGGCATCCCCCCGATTTTTGAAATACCAATATGCTACTAATTTCCATCCCTTGGTCCTATGTTGGCGATATCTCCTACCAGATATATCTCCAATACCTATTTTGATAGCATCAAATTCTTTGTGATAAATAATATATAAAATACACATATTGACATTATATCGGTGGTTTGGTATGATATATAGATGATAGATCTTAGAGGTATTCCTACTCCTATCTGCCCTTGCTGTGGTTCACATGTTTTGCGTATATCCGCAACCTTTGATCCTGAGACATATGATATAGCCGCATACCTGTTGCATGATGCAACCTGTGGCCAATGTGGATGCTTGATAACTGCTCCTACTCCTTTAGATCATCCATCCGCTATTTGACTTTACTCTGCAACAGATCTATAATTGATATATGCAGACAAAGATAGAGATTAATCCTGCTACAGGTCAATGGCGATTTTACGATTGTGAACTTAAGGTTTATTCATTAAAAGAATGGCCTCAAAGAATAGATGCTATCAAAGAGTCAAGCAAATATATGAAAAAACATAGACTAAGATATACTAAAAAGCGTAAATAAATGCAAACATTCCTACCATATAAAGATTATGAAAAGTCTGCAGAAACCCTGGATAATAAACGACTTAACAAACAAATTTTAGAAGGTTATCAAATACTTAAAATATTATCTGGTGCATCCCCTTCTGGTGCTTGGAGAAATCATCCAGCAGTTCTTATGTGGAAGAGATCAGAAAAACATCTTATGAGATATATTGACCACATGGTTTCAGAAGCCAATTATCGTGGCATTAAGACTGAGAACAATGTTGCAAACCTTAAAACCCTCAAGGAAAACTTTAGCCATAGATGGGGAGATATCAAACCTATTTGGTCTAAGTCCGAACATGTAGATCGTGTTATTACTACTCATAAGGCTAATTTGTATAGGAAGGACTCTGAGTTATACCCTCAATTTTATATGGCCAAAAGTAGTGAGTTTAATGAGCCTTGTTGTGATAAATGTTTATATTATTGGGCTACGCATGTGGAGAGAAATAAATGAAAATAGTGATTTGTCCTGAATGTAAGAAAGAGTGGGAGTTTAGGTCAGGCTTTGCCCATTACTCTCTATATAGGCATATTAAGAATAATCACAAATAGTGCAACGGTAGTTGCATTGGATGGTTTATATTTCTATTTTGCGCCGAACTTAAATTTTTGTAGTGTATAATAGAAAGATGCCATATACAGTTAATAATATACCAGTTGGTCACAATCCAGATGAAATTGAAAGACTAGAATCGTATAACCAATTTTTTGAAAAAGTTGGAAGTTCATCAGAAAACATTAAACTAATACCAAACTTTTTATCCGAAGATGAGATTAAGTATTTACTTGATAGTATTAGTGAAAACAGAAAACTTAGTTTTGAATCACAAAAAGATGATTTAGGCAACGCTATAAATTGGATGCATATTTATACTGGCATAGAAGATAAGTTTAAAATTAAAGATAGGATAAAAACTGAAATAATTAATGCCTATGGATTCAATAAAATAAGACCAAAAGAGTTTCAACTCAGTGTAGCAAAATGGGAAAAGGGAACCAAATTAAATCTACATGTAGATGACTTAGGTTATGTTACAAACAATCATATACCTACCCTTATTTATTTAAATGATGATTACGAAGGTGGCGAAATTAGTTTTGCTACACACGATATTACCATAAAGCCTAAAGTTGGAGATCTTTTAATATTCCCTGGAAATATGCACTACGCACATGAAGTCAAAGAAATACTTTCTGGAACAAGATATACCTTGCCAACCTGGTTTACAATTGTATAGGGTATAACTAAATAATGATAGAAAATGTATCAGAACAACCTAGAAAAAAAAGAAAACTTCTTGATGGATCTGAGGTAAATGATTACGATTATCCTATTGATATTATCGTACATACCAAGGCTCCTGGTAAATGGAAGTTAATAGATCTTGAAACTGGTCAAGAATATCTTGGATCAGAAATATCTCATGAAACATTTGGAGAAATACTAAGAATAAAAGTGGCAAAGTCTAAAATAGGTTCTTGGTTTAAAACTAAAGGAAAAGTAAAAAAACAATGAATAATCGTAAACCTATAACATTTCATTGGATGTGGAGAAGACACTGGCAGATAAGCGATAGTATTGAAAATTTAGACTTTGATGGAATTCTTCGTATGGCACAAGAACTAGATGATGCAAATGTTAAGTCTGTATTGCTTCCATATGGTCCAGGTGGTATTGATTTTTCTTTAGTTATAAAAGAAGCATTAGAAAAAACAAATCAGTTAATTATGACAATTGCTTTACCTGCATATGGGACAAGTCCAGATTATGCTGCTAAGATTTGTGAAACGTTAAATCGTTTTGCACCTGGAAGAATTGGAGTAAATCTGGTTGCTGGAAGGTGGGGCGATGAAGGCAACGGTCCTTCTGAAAAACTAGTTATAGATCATTATATGCACGATTCAAGTTTGATTGATACTTTAGAAAAAAGAGTAGCAATATCAGCAGTTTGGATGGACAATATAATGGATTTAATGAAACGTCATAGACACAAAACACATATGGCAGTGGTTGGTTCTTCAGACACAACAATTAACATAGCAAATAAACATTGTGAATATATCTATGTTGATGATAATTTAGTATATAGAGATCAATTTAAAAAAATTAATCTTAATAAAGTAAAACCCATACTCATTATTGATCCACTTATTATTAATAATCCAGAAGATGAACATAATGTTAAATATGACAAAAATGCACCAGTAAGAAAGCAGCATCATCACGTAAAGGGTTCAATGCTAGATGTTATTAGACAAATAAGAGAACTATCACAAAGGTTTGAGATATATGACTTTATGATTCATACTGATCAAGCAGATATAAGTCAGTTATTAAAATTAGTAAAGGAGTTTAACGAATATGGAGATATCTGAAAAAACTAAAGAAAAATTTAATATAATTGGCAGTAATCTAAATAATATAAAAGTTTTTAATAATTATCTTAGTGTAAATGAATGCAATAGCATTATAAAACTAATTAAATTTACAAAAACAAGTAATGTTAGACCACTTCAGTCTGAAGCCTTATCTTTAATATATTATGACTCGCTTGCATTGCCAGAAAAGTATGTGCCTGGAGTACACTCTATGCTAGAAAAAGAATATGGTGTTAAAGTAAAGCCAAGGCATTCTCGTTTTGCTGAGTGGAGACATAATAATAGCAACACAGTCCCTATTGATGACATGGGGTCTAAAGACTCTAACCATATGGCAGGTTGGATATATCTTAATGATAATTATGAGGGTGGAGAACTTTCTTTTATTAATCAAAATATGTCTTTTAAGCCTAAGACGGGAGATCTTGTTATGTTCCCTGGAAATATGCACTATTGGTACAATGTAAACCCTGCAAATGGATCAAGATATATTATGCCTATTTGGTTTGATTTTATTAATGAGTAAATGTTATGAAACCAATCATTATAAGTTTTCCAAGATCTGGACAAAGTTATTTACATAAAACTCTTGGTAATGCATTTAAAAAAAACTTTGGTTTTTCTCATTTAAATAATCCTACAAAAATGAATGAATTAAACAATTACGATTATTTAATAGCATTAGTTCGTAATCCAATTGATTCAATATCTTCTATTGTTGCAATGAACTTAGAATTTAATAAAGATTTAGAAATAAATAATTCAATAAATTATCAAATAAAAGAATATATAAAGTTTTATTCTTTTGCTTTAGAAAATGCAGATACTTTTATAGATTTTAATAGCATAGCAAACAATATTGATAAAGTTATTGAATATGTTTCAATAGTAACTAATTATGCTATTTTAAATAATAAGCCAAAAAATAATATCATACAAGATCTTCCAGATTATAATTTTTTAAAAACTTCTAAAAAAACAGAAAAATATAACGACATAGTTTTTTCTGTAAAAAATAAAGATTTAAATGAATGTTTTAAATTATATCAAAATGCATTAGAGAGATGTGTAAAAATAGATGAAATATAAAGATTTGTTTGTTAAAAGTTATGCTAGATCTGCTAGTAATTTTATAATTTATAATACTGTACAAATTGTTCCCAATATTAATATTCATAAAAAATCATGGCAAGAACTAAATAAAGATATTTATAACTCTGTTACTGTTTCAATTCTAAGAGACCCAAAGGATGCAATAATTTCAGACATATCTATGAGTATCTATGATATGCAATACGACATTGATCAGGTTATTAAATTAGACTATAAAAAATCTATTGATTCTTTTAAAGAATATATAGCGTTATTAAATAAAAATATAAATAGAATTATCCCTTTTACATTTGAGCAAATTACTGAAAATTCAAAAGAAACTTTTAAAATATTTTTACAAGAATGTGGACATTATGAAGATTTTAACTTTCCTAATGCTAAAATAAAGCAAAAAAATTTAAATAATAAATTAATGAATAAACGACAGATTTTTTTACCTTCATCAAAAAATTTAGAAATATATAGTAAAATTTCAAATTATATAAATAATGATATTTTTAATTCTGTTTTTGATGAATACAATGAGTGTAAGTTAAATATATACAAGCGCCAACTTGATTTTTTATAGCAAAGACGATATAATCAAATATGACTTTTTTAACAAAAGATATCTTAAGTTTTTATGAGTTTAATCAAAAAAATAACTGGTATCTAACAAAATTTTTTACAAACACTTCCAATATTGGTCTCTATCCTCCATACGCTCAAAATGTTATTGATAAATATCCAAATGGTAAATCAAACATTAGCATAGTTGATGAACATAATACATACGAAATTAACAACTTTGGTTTTCGTGGAAAAATTGACAAAGATGCAGATGTACTTGGGGTTGGTTGTTCTATAACTTTTGGCATTGGTGTTCCAGAATCAGTAAGGTGGACAAATTTTTTAAGCAATAGTCTTAATAAAAATGTTATAAATTTAGGAAGTCCTGGTGCATCTGTAGAAATGATTTGTAATAATATTATTAAGTATTCTTTAACAACTAAAATACCAAAAGAAATTTTTTGTTTATTTCCAGATTTTTTTAGAAATATGGTTGTAGTAGATAAAGAATTTTATAAATCAAAAATGATAAAAGACAATGATGTAGAAAGTGATTATTTACAATATACATTTTGTAATCCTATAGTAGATGTTTATAAAGAATCTCTTTTTATGGAAATAGAAGATCAAAAAAATATAGAAGACTCAATTTCCCCACATCAATTAATTTTAAATTCTATAAATTTTATTTATAATTTAGAATCATTTTGTTTTACAAACAACATTAAATTATATTGGACGACATGGGATATACCAACTGCTATGATTATGAATAAATTGGTTAATCTTAAAAATTTTAAATTAAAAAATTACACACCTTTTTATTCGCCCAATCTAAAAACAAAATATCGTGGACATACCTTAGATTGTATTTTAGACCATGAATCTGAATTTAAAGATAGTTTATTTTGGCATAAAGGGTCTGATTATTCTATAATAAATAATAAAAAAAATTTAAAAAATGCTCATCCAGGAATTCATTTTCACTACCATATTGCAGATTTCTTTTATAATTTATATAAAAAAAATGCTATCCAAGTCCCCATCGTCTAGTGGCCTAGGACGTCGCCCTTTCACGGCGTTAACACGGGTTCAAATCCCGTTGGGGACGCAATATTATAATAAGGTAAAATACAGCATATAATTGTAACTGGAGAATATAAATGAATGATAATTATATAGAACGTAATCAAATTGACACTTATTCTAAAAACTTGTCAGAAGGTAAAATTCATGTAGCAACATTTCCAAGAACGGGATCTACATATCTCTGGTGGATATTTCATATTTCTTTTGGAAAAAATGTTTATAAAACTCACATTGTTAATGAACCACCAGGAAATGATATTGCAAATCTGCCAAGAGACTATTATTGGAAAATGAATAAAATTTTTTTTAAAGATGAAGACTATGTAGTTAATATATTAAGAGATCCCATTGACACGGTCTCATCAATGTTAGTTCAAGAATATTTCTACTTAAAAAATAAAGTTGATTTAGAAAAATATATAGATGATAACGTTGAAAGTCGTATAAGGCAATATAATATTTTTCATCATAATGTCCCAAAACTTTGCGAACTTATATTAAATTATGAAGATATAAATTTATATAGGAATAAAATTGTAAATCATATTAGTAAAGAAACTGGTAAAAAAATTATAAGCACTGACTATAAATATTCTATAAAAGATAACGTAAGTACTAGTTTTTTAAAATCTTCAAAAGTTTTTGATAACTATAACTTTGTGCGAGAGCAGGCTTCTAATCGTAATCTTGTTGATTCATATAGCATATATAATAATTTATTAAAAAAATGTAAAAATTTTAAATAGTTAAAACTTTTTATTTTTTTTGCTGTATTCTCCATATTTACCAAGCACTGTCTTAATAGTTCCATCTTTTCTTAGACGAACAACCATTCCATTTTTAATTTGAATAGGATTGAATTTATAATTTTTATAATATGAACCAGATGATTTTTTTGACATTTAATAACTTAACCTATATCTATTTGTATTTTTAACTGTTTTACCAAAATCGGCAAACAATGCTTTATCTTTTTCTGCATTCACAATACGACGTGACCATGCAAAGCCAGCATCCCCACCCCATGCTAACCACATAATGTACCCATTGGAAGGATTTGACTGATTACCCCAATCTTTCCCCTTTTTATCTACCTCATGACGAGAAAAATAAGAATACATTCTTTTAACAGTGCTAAGAGATAAAGTTTCTCCTCTTGCTAATTGTCCTGCACGAGTCCAACCTACTGCAGTTCCTGCACCTTTTGCTTTACCCTGTTCTTTAAATCTAATTGCTTTACGTGCTGCTGCACGAGCACCTGCTGGTGGAGAGTATCCTTCTGCTTTTGATACAAAATCTGTTTCATAAACAACAGTATCATCATCTTCCCATAGATCATCTGCTTTTGCTGCAGGAACACAGTTTGGAACCATTTTTCCATTCTTTCCTGGCTTCATTCCACGCTGAACATAACCATCCCAACATGGCGCTTTCTTTTCTATCTCATCTGGACAGCATCCGTCTATCTTTTCATATATCATTTCGCCAGCCATTGTTATTTCCATATCTTGTAATTTTGGTTCTTGTGGTAGTGGATCAATTGGGATCATTAATGACATCATGCATGCAGAGTATTCTCTTGTTGCCTTCCAGTATCCATCTTCTTCTTGTTCAAATAATTGAATAAGTACCGCTGGATTTTCAGCAGTTGCTTCTAGGGTATATTCTCCTCCAGGAACTCCAAGCATTCCCTCTCTCATTACATGAACAACTTGTCCAATATGAAATTCATCTCCACCATGAGAAGTGAGAGCAAAGTCGCCTTCTTTAAGATCTGTCATTGCCTTTCCTATATTTCCTTCAGAAAGATTTATAGCGTATATCTGCGCTGTTGCAGCAGCACGAGTCTTATGACATCCCATAACCTCGCCTGTGTTTTTTAAAGCAGGATATCCAGAGCACCCATATGAACCTTTAGCACCTACATGATACGGCATACTATCATTATAGCATAAAAAAGAGCAGTTTTTACAGTCATGCTCAGGACTATTCCAGTTATTTAGTGGTCGCTGTCTCCCCCGACCTATCTGCGACTTCTCAGTGACGAGATGCAGATATATATTATATTATTTTATTTTAATTGTTTTTGGTCTTTTTTCTTCAGGAACAATACGATCAATACTAATATTAAGCATTCCATCCTTTAGATCAGCACCAGTTACTTCCATGTATTCACCAAGAGCAAATGATCGTATAAATTTACGACCAGCAATGCCTTTATGAACAATTTCAGCATCAGTTACTTCAACAATTTCTCCCTTAATAATAAGTGTTCCATTATCTACTGAAACATCAATATTATCTTTTGTAAAACCCGCTACCGCAATTGATAGTTTATATGTATCTTCATCTAGTTTAAGAAGATCATAAGGAGGGTATGACTGTGAATTTATTTTATGTGCTGTATTTAAACGGCTTAACTCTCTGTTAAAGCCAATAAAAAAAGGATCATTAAATAGATCCATTGCAAACTGTGTTACCATTTTTATTCCCCTTTCAAGCGAATAAGTTAATTTGCCCCTCATTTGAGCAGGCATAAATATTATAGCATAGAAAAACAGGCCTGTCAAATAACAAGCCTGTTAATCTTTTTTATTACTTCTTTGCTGCTGCTTTCTTTTTTGCAGGAGCCTTTTTTGCAACAGCACTCTTTGCTGCCTTTGCCACCTCGTCTATAGATGGTAGACGACCAAACGCCTTATCATTAGGATTTGCGTACCTCAATGCTACTGGCGCCAAGGCTGCGATTAGTGAGTATGCTAGATCTTTTGGATCTGTTACTCCAGCCATGTATAGTGTTGCTACACCAGCAAGTACAGATCGTCCGTATGATGCTAGTAGTGCTTTTGTTGATGCGTTCATTATTCCTCCTAGGATATAACTGTTTTTAATTTGAATGCAGCAAAATTTGAGCCACATCCAAAACCTGTTAATCATGTATCTAGTTTACCATACTCTTCGGGCAAGAGTTTTTTAAGTTTTTTATATCCTAAAGAAATTTTTATCATACCCTCATTTAAATAGGTATCCATAGGGCTGCCATGCTCATCAAAATGTTTAATATATGGCTCAATATCATTAATAAAACTATTTATTTCAGATTGCACATTTTCAATATAAAGAAAAGCATCTTGTCTTGATTTTTCTAAAAATGTAATAAAATTTTGACTATTTTCTATTTTAAGTTTATCTTTAATAATTTTTTTGTCTAGTTCTACTTGTATAATGTGATTTTTTAATTTAATAATCTTATAATTCATTGATATTGTTTTCATAATCATAAAAATAAAAAAAGATGCAGAAATAAAAAAAATAAAAAACTCTAAAATACTTTTCATTTTTCTGCATCTCTTACTAATAAAACAATGGCTCCATTATCCTCTAATGCCTTTTTTATTCTTACCATATACTCTACAGCACGACGCTTATCTTCATCAGCCAAACTCATAAAAGACTTTTCTGAAGCACGGACAGTAATAAAATGATCGTTATCTATTATATCTAATGAAAATCCTTTTGGACAAAAATGACTTAATGATCTAAAGGCACGAGCCATTTCAGGTGTATACATTATTTTCTACCCCACTGAATCATATTCCATCCACGCTCATGGACATAATATATAAATATTTTTACAACTGTTTCCCAGAATGCAATTGCTCCTGATAATGTGGCATTTTTAGTTATTACATATGCAACTGCAAAAGAAGATAAAGTACCCCAAATACGATAACTTAATGCCTTTGCAAAAGATCTAGATCTGGTTACTTTCACGAAGGCCACTCCATATTTTTAACACTAAGTTTGTCTATTATTTTACAAACCAAGTTCTTTGCGCTTTTCAGTAGCCGAAATAGCATGAATATCTGCCCCCAAATCTACTTGTTCAATCTTATATCCTACATCACGACCATATACAATATTAGTAATGTTTGGTAAACGCAATACCATTGCACCATTCATAAACTCATCTTTAGCAATATACTCTTTTACCTGATCAAATGTAAGTGGATCTTTTTCACTTGTGTTGTATGTATTACGAACTCCAAGCAATACTTGGTCTGTTCGTTTACCCGCTTCTACATATAAGGCGTGATGACCTTCATGCCATGGCTGATATCTACCCAACATAAGTGTTGTAGGTGCAGACCAATCATGTAATTTAAATTGATTAATTATTTGAGTTGATTTTTCATTTGCATCCCATTCATGACTAATAAATGCAATGTCATAAGAAAGTGGTACCTCAAACATTTTATTTGTATCTTCAAATCTTCCCTCTTGAATTGTAGCCATATACACAAGAATATCTGGTTTGCCAAATGCTGCACGAGTAAGGTCTGTTGGGCACACGAAGTCTACAATAACTGGAGCAACTCCCTGTTTTGCAATAACTCTTGCCATCTCTCCCATGCGTCTTGCTTGTTCAATGCGATCTTCTAAGGTAAATCCAAGATCAGAATTAACTGTTGCACGAACTTCATCTGCATTTAAATGAATTGCGTTAATTCTTTCTTTTAATGCCTTTGCTAATTCTGTTTTACCAGATCCAGGTAAACCTATAATTTGTATAATCATTATTAATTATTTCCATCCATTGTTAAAGATTGCCAAACATTTAGCCAATCTTCTTTAGTTTTATGATTATTAAATTCTTTAGAAATTTGTCCAGATTCTAAATAAATTCCTCCCCAAACCCCATATTCTTTTGTAGATATTCCCACAGCAAAACATTTTTTAGCAACTGGACAGTCTAAACACATTTTGTCTACGGCAAATCTTAATGATTCTTCATTTTCATATTTATCAAAAAAAATATTAGTGTCGTAATTATAGCAGGACGCCTTGTCTTTCCATTTATCTTTATGCATATTATGTAATAAACTTATCTGGTATATCCCAACCTCTTTTGTCAACATTGAAAATTTTTACAATGCTCCATTTACCGTCAACAATTGCACCATATTTAGATGTGCGGGCTTTATTTGATGGATAAAAACTAACAACTGACCAACCATGCCATTTTAAAAATTTATTTTTTTCTACTATTTTTTCCATTTGTTCTAAACTACTTATAATCATTTTTCTCCTAGTATCTAAATATTCCAACTTCTATATTGTTTAACTGAGCCTCAGATACAAGATTAGAAACTGGTTCATTTGGCTTTGATAAAAATATAAAATAATTAAATTCTTTTATGTTTTCTTTTATCCAACTTGGTGGAACTTTATAACTTTTTATTTTCTTTTTTCTGTTTTTCATTCCCTTTTCAGAAACGTTAACAAATTCCATAACCATAGAATTTATATTAACTGGACCTGCTGAATAAATATAAAAATAGGGATCTTCATTATGCATCATAGATAAAGCAACACCCATAGAGCGAAGGAAGGCTTGATAATCATCAAACCCTTTAGTTCCTTGAACCCCTATTATCATTTTTTGACCTATCTGTTAATTTATCTACTATAAACAACATCTTATCTAATTCTACACCATCCATACTCATCATGTCAACTACCCTTTTTGTATTAGAGTCTATGTTTTCATTTATCATGTCTGCAACATAAACAGAATTATCCTTTATCCAATATGCATTTTCATCAACAATAATAGCCGTTATATTGTGATTATTATGATGATTTAAAGATTGTGATTTTTTTTCTATTTTTTCTATTGCTGGTTTAGTTAAAAAGGGCTTAACCAGAGCATAGGTGTGTGACTGACTGTTTGTTATTTTAATTTTTTTGACATCAGGAATATTTTTTAGCATTATGTTTGACATAATCCAAAATAAAAAATATACCGTTAAAAAACCTAATAAGTATTCCATAGTGACCTAAGCACTATTATACTACTATTCTGTATTTAGTACCCGCAAAACCTCTCTTAAACTGAATTGATTCTCTTTACTAAGTTTTTTTATTTCTTCATTATTATAAGATTTTTCAGTTAATCTAACCATTGGATTTTTTTCGGTTATGTCCATTTCAATAAAACCGTTTTCCCATAAAGACATCATCTCTTTGGTAAAATATAGATTTACATCTTTAAATAATTCTGGTTCTTGATATTTTATTTCTTCAGTAAATTTGTATAACACTTCTCCACTATCAACATCTACTCCAGCAAATTCTAAAAGACCGTTCAATATCATTTCTTCTATTTTAATGTTTTCATTTTCCACTTTTTTGCCTTTGTTTTTTTAATATTTCAAAATCTTTTACTTTAGTATCACCAAGATATCCCCAAGCATAGCCATCGCTGATCATCATATCGTTTATAGATACGGTGTTGCCATCTACGTATATCCATCCCAAAATACGACCATACTTCTCAGACGAATCCATTTTTTCAGTCTTAATCACCACAGACTTGGCATCCTTGAGATGCTTTTTTAAATATTCCTTAGACTCAAGTCCAAGAACCTTTTCAGCCTTATCTGATGTGCGTGACTCTGGTGTATCAATACCAGCCAATCTTACACGGGATTGAAATAAAATATCAAACCCTAAATCAATAAGAACATCGATAGTATCTCCATCTACCACATTCTCTACTTTTCTTACATAATATTCATACATTATTTATACCATTAATCTTTCTCGCTCATCAACAATGGTGATTGCAAAAGCCATCATTTTTTTGTATCCTTCAGCATCTTCCATGATTTTATTATAATGATGACCACAAAATAGTAAATCTCCAGTCAAACCAGTTACCTTGGTTAGTGCCTGTGCATTACAGGCATCGCATCGATCTAATAAAGTAAGCGTCCATTCTTTTTTAACCTTATCTTTAATCATTGTAATCATATTATACTCCTCATTTCTGTTAGTTAAATACGATTTTGTTATATTATTAATTATACATTAAATAGACAGTTTTGTCAAAATACTAAAAACAAGTAATTTTACTGACTTCTTCAGCAATAGTCATTGTAATTCTAGATCTTTCATCTATCACTTTATGAAAGTCTTCATACACAAGTCCGTTACTATAATGTCTGTAATAATTTCTTCTAAAATGAAAATTACAATAAAATATACTTTCTGAAATTTTATTTATATTTTTTATTGTAGTATGTTTTACCTTTCCAACAACTAATTTGGTAGGAATAACTTTTACAAAAGCATCAGCAGTACATTGACAAACTGCTTTATAAGAAGCAAATATTTCGCATTTATGACCAAGCGTTTCTGTAGTTTTTACATTTTTTGCAAATGTTTCTTTTACTCTTTCTGTTTCATCTATTATAAATTCTTCAATATTTTCACCAGGTCTTAAGTATCCGTTTTTAATTAAATTTACTTCGTAGTAGTAATGATAGTCACATAAAAATTTTTTACCATGTGTTCCTTCTATGTATACAAACGCTGGAGCAACACAAGATGTAGTGGTATTTTCATTAACTTTATGCGCTTCTAATGTTGATAAAGGTAAGTTCATTTTTGCATCAAATTGTTGACAGATTTGTCCTTTTGGTATGCTTGTTATCATTTTTTTCTATTATCTGTCGAATAAAATCCACTCCCATTAAAAAGTGCTCCCACATTAGAATATACACGAACTAAAGGTCCGTTGCAAGTTTCACATTTATATCCAGGATCGTTATCGTTAATAGATCTTTCCTTAGTATATCTTTTTGCACATGGCATACAGTCATACTCGTACAATGCCATTTTTTATTTTTTCTTTGCTTTTACTGTCCAAATTGGAGCGAGAAGATTATCTCCACCCCACTCATAACCAAGCAATTTAACAACAAATTTAATAATCTTAATACGCATTATTTAACTCCTTTACCAAACTTTGCCCAAACTCTTTCGTGAATGTAATAGCCTATTGCTTCCCATCCAATATAAATTAGTGCACCAAGACTTGCATACTCCCATTCTCCTGTAAACAAATAGATTACGCCAGCAACACCAATAAGATGAAATGTTTCCCAACTTAATGTTTTGATTATACTTTTTTTGTTTGATTCCATTTTATCCTCCATAGACTATACATAAATTATACCAGGTTATCTTGTAATTATAAAGTTGTATTCTTTTTCCCATGCCTGAATATCTATTTCATCATTAAGCAACGGCTGTCCTTTAATATTAAGACTAGTATTAAGAAGAATTGGAACACCTGTTAATGTATACCAATTTGACAACACTTTATGTAATCCTTGATGTTGAATCTTATTTACAGTTTGAACTCTAGATGTTCCGTCTCTATGAACTACTGATGGTATTTTGTCTGGTTGTAAACACTTAACAGCATACTGCATGTATGGTGAATCAAAATCCATATCAAACCATTTGTCTGCATACTCTTCAAGCACTACTGGGGCAAAAGGTCTAAACAATTCTCTTTTTTTAATTTTATTTACCTGATCTTTAATGTTTGGATCTCTTGGGTCTGCTAGAATACTTCTATTTCCCAACGCTCTTGGTCCATACTCTGCTCTTCCAGTCGCTACCGCTACAATTTTATTTTTAATTAATTTATTTATTATTTCAGATGCTGGATATTGTCCACCAAGATCAAAACCTAAATATGGTGATTGCCAATCTAAATGTTCTCCGTATAGTGCTGCTGCTGCACCCAAAGATGATCCAGCATCTCCAGGGTTTGGCATAATCCATACATCATCAAATATATCCCACAACATTGTGTTGGCTGAACAATTTAATGCACAGCCACCCATAAACACTAATTCATTCTTACCTGTAATTTTTTTAGCGTGAATCATAAAATCAAATAGTCTTAATTCATATACCTTTTGAACTGCTGCTGCAATATCAAACTTATCCTGCTCTGTTATTTCTTGTTCCCAGTCATGTATTCCTTTGTGAAAATTATATGATTGATAATATATTGAAGGAAAATAAGATGAAACTTTTTGATAATATTTTTTCCAGTCACCATACGCAGCCATACCCATCATAATATATTCTTCTTGGTTTGGCATCAATCCAACTAATTTAGTAAATGCGGAATAAAATAGTCCAAAACTAAATGGATAATTTATTTTTTCTTTTAAGATAATTGAAGATCGCTCTCCAATCCAAATTGTAGATGTATTATATTCTCCAATTGAATCTAACACTACAATAACGGCGTCATCAAATTTGCTTGTATAATACCCTGCTGCTGCATGGGAATAGTGGTGTTTAAATGATATTTTTGGAATATTATCTAAATGAAAGCGTGGCTTCCAATCTCCTAAACCACCCCTAAAAAGCAGCCTAGAGGCTTTTAAAAGGGGTTTCTCATAGTAGGCAACATAATCGGGCATGCCATATTGCAAAGCATCTTTTATTAAACTATCATTGAGGTACCAGTCATTTTTTTGTTTGCTATATCGCTCTGCATGACCAGCAAATAATATTTTATTATTTTCAATTAGTGATACTGAAGCGTCATGAGATGTTTCATTAATACCAAGAATTCGCATTATTCTTCTCCAGTTGATTCTCTTTTATTTGCAAAAGAAATGTTGTGATACCAATTTGGCAAAGCATATCTAGGCCCTTTTGTAACTGGATAAACTTCGTGTACATATAAAAAATTTGATGGGAAAAATAAAATACTACCAGCCTCTGGCTTAAATTTTAAATTAGAATGTTTAAATTCAATTTCTCCACCCTCATAGTCATCATTCAAATATAACAATACAGACAAAACCCTACTACTTATTCCCTGATCTTGATGTGCTGGAAGATGTCCTGATTCATTGTATTTTAATAGGTGCATTGTTTTTTCTCTTGATTTAATATTTTTTGCAGCAAACGGATAAATTTCTGTTGAGTAATGGTTTAATGTAATATCTAATGAACCAAAAAGTTCGGAAGAAATATGTTTTTGTTCTTCTAAATAAATATCATCAAGTGGTATATCTTCAACTTGTGGTATAAATTTCTGCAAACAAAAATTTAATTTATTACTTCCTTCGCCATATGTCCAAGGAATCCAGGGCCTTACAATTGTTTTTTTATAATTTTCAGGAAAAGAAAGAAATTTTTCATTTAATAACTCAATTTTATTAATTAGTTCATCAGGGTTATTTACAATATTTTTGTAATAAACCATGCCAAGATCAAGTATTTTATATTCTAACATTAGTATATAAACCTATTTTGATCTTTATTTTTTTTCATTTGTCTTAATATAAAATATGTTTTAATTTTTTTTATTATGTTTTTCATAATATAATGCCTCCCATCTTAAATTTTTATTTTCTTCAATAAAATCTGGATCTGCATGTTCTGGAATGCTAGTGTGCATATAAAGCGCCGTGTGCCTATGCCCTTCTGTAATTTCTGTTATACCATGAATGTATTCTGATCCAGCACTTGGAAAAAAAACCGCAGAGTATTGTTTTGGCCTATATATAAAATCTTGATTTGGAAAATAAATTTCTCCTCCATTATATTCTGAAGAATCATTTAAATATATAATTGTGCTCCACTCAATAAATGGCTCTGGGCCTTGTGCATCTATATGCAAATCTCCTTTTGTTCCTTTAGTCCAATGAGATCCAAATGCTTTAAAGGTGTATATTGGATTAACAAAACCATTCAATTCTCTGTGCTTTTCATTTGCAAAAATAGAATATTTTCTTAATATACTAATAACATTTTTATTATATGGAAAGGCGGTACCACCGTATCTTTTTTTGTAATATTCTGGATATGGGTTTGTTTCACTTGGATTTAATTGCTCATCAATCAAAATTTTTGCATCTTCTTTACCTATAAAGTTATCAATTACATTAATTCTGTGCACAAGTTCCTCCGTTGCTAAATATAAATTTGATCGATGTGCCTATCTCGTTATTCTATTATACTATAAAACTTCAATTTTATTATATCCAGAATGAAATTTTAATGTATTAGCGTTATCAATTGATATACGCACATCTGAATATGGAACATCATTTATCTGATATGGCAATTTTGGAATAGTAGACACCTTTATTTTATGAAAACTTTCAAATAAATCATTATTTAAATTATTAACAATATCAATCATGTCATTATATCCATGCGTTTTGGAATATGGATAATACATAATGTCCTGATCTATATTTTTTATTTTATAGAATGTAGAATTCATAGAAAATATTTTGATTCCTTTATTAAGAGAAAGAATTGAGGCAAAAAGTTCTTGTCCATAATGTTTAAGACAATTTAACTGATTTAAAAAAATTGAATCTTTTTGTTTTAAAAAAATTAAATCCATGTCAATCAAATTTGACTCTAATATTACATCGTTATACTTTTTATTAAATACAAGATTGTTATTTTTTACTGATATATTTTTAAAAAAATTTCCAGATATAATTGTATTTTCTTTTAATGATTTAATAAGTAGGCTATCCCACTCATTAGTAAGTGATATATTTGGTGACAGTTCTAAAAAATAGTCTGCTCTTTGATCAAACAATACGTGTTTTCTATAAAATGGTATTCCCTTTGTATCATCCCATGAAATATGTCGATAAAATGTATTATTTATTGATTTAAAGTTATAAGATCTATCTAATGTGTTTTGATCAAATATATGATAAATAATCTTATTTTCATGACTTTCGTTATTTATTATAGAAAGAATGTTTTCTAATAAATCTTTTACCTTATATGAATAAATAAATACATTTATCGAATTCATTTTTTATAATGGGAAATAGTGTTGTTCATTTGCATTGCCTCGTAAGGCCTTTAATGGCGTTATATCATATGCAATAGTAATTCGTGGACCTTCCCAATCCCAGTCTGCCATAGCATGTGGATGCCCCATCTCAGAGACAACCAATCTATTGTCTATGTTTTTATTTTCAAACTTTTGGTCATCTTTGTTATCAATCTTGTACCATGTTGATGATGGCTCTGCTTTAACACAATAGTAACCATGAAAGAATGGTGCCCAAGGGCCACCATGATCATGCCAGTCTAACTTACCCTTGCCCTTATGTGTAATATTAAACCAACCCTGAATCATGTATTGTTGTTCTTCAAAGTTTATTCCATAATATTCGCATGCTTCTTTTACGGTTTCTCTAACGCCAATAAAAAGTTTATAAATTTCTTCATTGTAAAATTGAAACACATTATATTCTTTCCATTTTACAGTTGAAAGGCTACCACTTTCAAGCCAAATCTCTCTTCCATATTCTCCCAATTTGCTTACACCTGGAACTTTTGCTTGCTCTATTTGATCATATTTTAGTTCTAAAAATTTAGACAACTTATCTAGGTCATTATCTAAAAACTTTTCAAAAAACTTGTGTGGCTTGTTATATCTTTTTGGTGTTAAGTATATTGCATTTTGCATGTTAAGTCCTATCCCCCTAGTTAAATTAATTATATCACTAACTAATACTGCTTTTTTTGCCATGTTGTTTTTTTATAGTGTGCGGTTATATGTGTCCTTCTTTTTTCTTCTCTTTCTTTATTTTGCCAATATTTTTCTTCAGATACATCTATGTCCAGTTCCCAATCTTCCCTTTTGATAGGAATCATCTGAAATAAAGGCGTACCTTTTGGGATTATTCCAACAAATCCACGTTTTAAAAAAAATGGGATAAATGTTGGAAGACCCCAAATGTCTGTATCAACTATAGCAGAAGAACAGTAAAATGGCAAATCATATCTATTTAATGGTGTTGTAAATAGCAAAGAATATCCAGGTGGCGTTTCTTGATACCAGGTCATTTTCCAACCAAACTGAATGGGATAGCATTCTTTTGGTATTGGTATGTCTACTTTGGGTCTTGTATCAATAATGTGATCATTACTTTTCCAACTTATAGAAGGTTTTTCGTTATCATTTATATCAATAAAAATATCTTCTGGTAATAAATACATATAGCCAGAAATTAAAGCATCTAAAAATGGTGGGCATAACTTTGTTGCTACATCCGAACCATCTTGCCCTCTATCATTTACTGGGTGTAAAAACCTTATATTATTGCTAGATGCACCATTATATCCAGCCAAATCTTTATACCAGTCTGGAATTACTTTTAATGCCTGCACTGGTGGATTTTGATATGAATTACTATTTTGTGATTGTGAGGTTGTAGAAAAAGTTATTTTTTTTCTATTTTTCATGTAATATCCGCTTCGCTAATTTTTTATCTTTAATAATTATATCACATATAGGGCTTTCTACATTTATTATGCCAAATATATCTCCGTTAAATTCTTTTATATGTTCTCCAGTATTTTTAATAAAAAAATGAATAAATCCTACATCCCATATGTCTTTATCTCTGTTTATTTTATTAAATACAATAGTATCGCTATGAATAAAAAATACAGAGTTAGGTACTTCTTGTATTTTTGCCTCAACATCTGCATCAACTATCCATGGAATATAAAACTTATACATTGCGTCAAACGTTCCAATAGGTGCTTTTACATCTAAGTTTGATGGGTAAAATTGTCTTTGCATAACTTTGTCTAGTGCATATATTCCATTTGGTTTTTTTTCAAACCATATTTCTGCATGTGTTTTATATCTTAAAATAACTGTATCTTTTTCACAAATTATTTCTGGCTTATAAGAAAAAATTTTTGCATACTCATTTGCTGGTTTTAATACTTTATCTGAATAACCATTATCGAGTAAGGTTTTAGAAAGTTTCCATTTATCATATTGCAAAATATTATCTTTGCATATTTCACTAAACGTTTTTAGTTCAGAATTAACCCAATACTCTGAGCCAATTCTTCTTCTGTTTAAAAAATTGTTTAAGTCCATATATCTATTTTACCAAAACACAACTTGCTGGTCTAGCAGGTCTCGATCCTGCGACATCTCGATTAACAGTCGAGTGTTCTACCAACTGAACTATAGACCAATTATTTAACTGTGGATAACTCATAAAAAAATTCTGCAATATGATAGTGAAAATGGATTCCTGGATGAGCACGATCTGATGTTTTTTTATAATTTACAATAGAGTAATCAGATCCTTTTGTCCAGCATATATTGTCTTTAAATTCAGAATTATGAAATGAATCACATTGTGTTGCTACAAAATTATCAAGATTTTTTGGCTTATCTTTTGACATAAAAGGTACAAAATTTTTTAATTTAAAGTCTTTAAGTTTTATTAATTTTTCCATAATAAAAGAACTTGGAAGGTCCCATGTTGTCCAGTATAATTTTATATTATTTGACAAACAAAATGATTCTAAAATATAAATATTATTTACAGCATTTAAAATTAATTGATGTGGAGAAATCGAGTCTTCTATATATTTTTGATCTTCTATTTTCATAAAAATAGAATTTTTGTATAACTCAACTGTTGGGCTACAAAACGTAAGTTGTAGTATATTTTTTTGTTCAATTCTTTTGTCTGGTATTTTTGGCTTATAAAATTCTCTATCTACTACAACCATACGTCTAAAAAAATCTGGAAATAAACAAAAAACTTCTTTTGGCATTTTATTATTCATGCAATATTGAATAATATTATTACAAATAGTTTCTACAGATCCTCCAGGATTGCCCAAGTTCATAACATCTTTATTGGCTAGATTTCCTAAAAAATTTGTCCATCTTCCCTCTTCTGGAACTCCAATACCAAAGGTAATAGAGCAACCTGATGCAAGAATATCTGAATCTTCATAAACTTTTCCCCGTAAGCCAAGGCTATTAATTTTATATGTATTGTATTCATCTATTGTCCCTGTATAAGGATCACCGCTTGGTTTTGAATATACAACATTTTCAGCATACGGTTGATAAAAACCAACTTCTTTGGTATCTTTATAATATTTTGCTAAATACGAGTTATTTTTTTGATTAAACTCATAAAAACTTAAGATATCTTTTGTTAAAAAAGCCATATTTGATTATATCATATTCATATCTTGTAATTATATTCTTTAACAAAATTTAAAATTTCTTTAATATCTTTTTTATTCCAAACAGAAAACCAAGCAGAAAACATTATTTGTGTAATTCCTTTGCTTCTAAGTTTGTCTATTATGATAGTCAATTGATCATAAGTAAATTTTACATACTCTGAAGGGATTTCTATAACTCCTTCATATCCATTTAAATTATCTAACTCTTCTTGTGTTTTTCTTATAATTGGTTTAAAATACATCATAACTTGCTTATCTAATATTTGTTTATCTGATATATTGTATTGATTGTTTATATACTGATGATATGGAATTATTATTTTGTTATTATATTTTGATGCAGTTTCAAAAGTAAAATTATTAGTTACCGATACATAGTAGTCTGGTTTTTCTTCTTGTGGTATTTGGCTTAATAAGTCAATATATTCTATAAAGTGATTAGATTTTTTTGTGTTTGACTTGTTTGTTATTGGACCTAAAGTTTTAGACATTTTTTGTTCTGTAAAAACTTTATTACCAGATACTAAATTTATTTGTAGCCTATTTTCTTTAGAAATTTCCTTAATAGATTTATCTATTTTAACTAAATACTCTGGTGACAAAACATATGGCCTAATAGCAACCATATATTTAATTTTTTTATGAATATCAAGATCTCTCGCTATTTTTGTAAAAAAATCAGAGCGCAATGGGTTATAAGGAAAAAGATTTCCAGTAAAGCCAATATCTTCCATTTGAGTGAGTAGATTGAAATCTTGATTAATTAAATAAAAATCTATATTATTTAAAGTCATCACCTAATTAGTCCAAGTTTTGGTCTAACTAGATCTGAGCCAGCAAATTTAAACCATAATGTGGCAGAATATCTTTCTTTGTCAGTATTTTGAAGCACTTCATGCCAATAATCAGCATTGCTAGGAAATGTAATAAAACTATTAGCCTTTGGTTTAATCTTTAAATTATGATCCATAAAATTAATTTCTCCACCACCATAGTCATCATTAAGATAATATATTGCTGCAAAATCTCCTGCTGTATCTGCATGTTCGTTCATTTTGTAATCTTTTTCAAATTTAACTAAAGGCACCTGTCTATTTTTAAAAGGATAAAGATCTGCATTATAAAGTTTTGTACATTTTTCGTAAGCAAGTAAAAAAACTTTATCCAATAAATTAATGATTTCTTTTGGCATTGCGTTAGGTGAAAGCGTTTTGACTCCCCAAGGCTGTGTATCCCAAGAATCAACGCTTTGTGCATAATCAAGCAATTTTTTATGATCTTCTTTAGATAAAATTTTTTCTGTAACCTGTATATTATTTACAGAATTTCCTATTGTCATTTTTTAATTATACCATTCTGATTTTTTATTAAATGTAGACCCAGTAAACTGAAACCACATAGTAGAACTATATCTGTCACCTTCAGTAATTTCGAGGACTTCATGCAAATAATTTTCATTTCCAGGAAAAATTATTAGGCTATTGGCTTTTGGTTTAATCTTTAAATTATGATCTGGAAAATTAATTTCTCCACCACTATAATCATCATTGATATAATATATTGACGCAATGTGGTTTCCTTCAAACGATGAGGTATCTACATGTGGAACTAAATAAAAATTTTTTGTAAATTTAACTAAATGTGGCGCAGTTTTCCAAAAAGGATTAAGATCTACACGGTAAAAATCTATAGAATTTTTGCGAGCAAGTTCAAATATACCATCTAATATTTCAAAAATTTCTTTTGATAAGTCTTGTGATTCAATAGTCAAAGCATCCCATGGCTGTTCTGTCCAACATTGAGCATTTTTTGCATAATCAAGCAATTGTTTGTGATCTTCTTTAGACAGCACATTTTCTATGTAATGTATATTGTCTGTAGAATTACCTATTTTTAAAATATTTTTTATGTAAACTTCATCTTTTTTAGATGGATCAGTAATCATATATATATTCTACCATAAGTACCCTTGAATGGATTCGAACCATTGCTTGTACGATTTTAAATCGTGTGCCTCTACCACTGGGCTACAAGGGTTGTTATTTTTTAATTAGAAAAAATTGTAACTGCTCCTGACGATGTAACTAGTGTTTTTGAATTTGCTGCAACTGCTGCTGAGGCTGCCGAAGTAGAAAACTCAATAGATACTCCATTAATAAGACCTTTCATAGTTGAAAGTTTTTCAGGTGTTGATAAATTTGTTAAAATGTCAACATTTCCAGACTTATATGTATTGCCATATAAGTATGAACCAACAGACACAACCTCTGATACGCATGCTGGAAAATCAATTGGCTTTGTTGAATTATTTCCTGCTGAAGCATATACCTGAATACCCTTTAGATTAAGAGAGATAACAGAAGACTTTACCTTATCAAAACCTGTTTGCGGTGTGTATGGTGCTGATGCTGGAGGAAAACACTGTCCAGCCAACTTTGGTGTAGTGTTGTTTATGTATCTTGAGAATGATACTGCAGATACAGCATTAGAATTGCTATTTACAAAATCTAAAGCATTAATAAATCCATGAAGGTTAACATCAGTAGCAATACCCATTTTGCTTACTGGCGCTGCCTGAATTAAAACCAATGTTGCAGATGGATTTTGCTGACGAGCAATAAGTGCCATCTGTGTTCCATGATCTTTATTTGATACTGTTTTGTTCACACAACGATCTGACGCAACACAAACAAACTCAACACTTCCAGTAATTTGTGATAGGTTGAATGCATCGTCAATAATGACAATTCGCTCACCTACCGCTGCTTGTGATTGAATTGGTACTATAACTGAAAACAATACTGCTAATAGTGCTACGATCTTTTTCATTTTATTCCTTTTTATTTTTACGATATCATCAATCTGATGACATGACAACATGGGTCGCCACCTGCTTCCCATTCTTCTTGTTCTTCCTCACTCATGTATTCGTATCCATCATCATGAGTATTGCAATAGGGTGGTGTTACCCAACCCCTTTCAATACCATTTTCAAGCCAGATGCCAAACTCTTGCTCTTCTGGAGACAAATCATCAAGTATTTGATTCATATATTAATTATATCCTTAAATGCTTACTACGTCAATTGGCCCCATACAAGAAGGGCTAAACTTAATGGCAGCATTTACTGCGCCCATAACTCTTTTACGTGCATCTTTAGATTTTTCAGTAGCGTTTAGATATCCATAAGCATATTCTGCTCCAGATCCCATCGCTAAATAATTTAAATTATACTTAGATAAAGACATATCAACTGCATTGTGTTCATATATTTGACCTTTAATGCAAATAATTAATCCAAGATCAGCCTCTTTGCCAGTGTCAACCCACCAATCACTATAAAAATTTCTTAATTGTTTAATAAACTTGGTTTGCATAAATTTATCTAAATCTTTTATATCTGGAACATATGGATTAAAGTTGTATCTAATTCGTTCTCCATCTAATGCCCCTGCATATCCAAGCAAGTATGGACCAAGTTTCCAAACTTTTGGCGCTGTTAAGGAAAGTATTGTGTTGTCGTCAGATGCGCCACGATCTCCAGCCATATATATTTTATTTTCATGACGGACTACAGCCAAAACAGTCATACAGATCCCCTTAAGATATATATTTTAAGTATAGCAAATAGTTATTGCTTAGTCAAACACCTTTATTTAATTACTTGGCCACACTCTGAGCATGTTTTAGATTTATTTTGAGATTTTTTAGTGATATTTTTAGCAGTAGATCCAAATTTAGGTCTACCAAACCCTACAATAGAAATCATTATACCTTTTTTATTTTTCTTATAGGCACGAAGTTTTTTACAAACCTCTCCACCATTTCTTTGACTACCTTTAGGGTCACCAGAAGTATTACCTTCAATGCACCAAACAGTTCCATCTTCATTATCTTTGACAACAATACCTACGTGAGATATTCTATCTACACCATCTGATGGAAAATCAAAATATGCAACATCTCCTGGCTCTGGATCAGCAATATCTCCATCAATCCATTGTCCAGATTTTTTAAATGCTGCTGCCCCACCTGGCGTATAAACTGTATTAGGAACTTTTACTCCTGCCTCATTAGCGCACCACATAACAAATGAACCACACCATGGCTGAAAATTTGCTTTTGTAAATGCACCATATTTAGTTTCATTATCTTTAGGACCTTCAACGGTTCCAATTTCATTTTTGGCTACTTCAACAAATTTTTCTGCTGTTCCCTGATCTGCCATGATTACTTATCCCAATTAGTATCGACTGGTTGTTCTTCTGGCATTGCACCATCTGGCTTGGCAAGTCTCCGTGCCTTTGCCTCATCAATCTCTGCCTCTAATTTTTTATCTGCTTGTGTATTTTTTGCATCTACTTCTTTGTTAGCAATTTGTGCTGCCATTACATCTTTAGCGCCTGATTGTCCAATTAAAATACCAGCAAGTGTTCCCGTAATAAATGTTGCTACGCTTCCAAGAACATTAAAAAACATTTTATCATTTTCTGATTGACCAGTTAATGGCTGTTCAACAAAAATTAAAGCATACAAAATACCCATTGTCGTAAAAAATAATATTGATCCTAAAGTTAGACCCAAAATAAATTTAAGCAAGCCATCTAATTCTGCCTGTGTTCTTCTTTTAGCCATTGTCAGTTTCCTTTACTAAATCTTTAGTGCAAGTTCCAGTTGATTCACATACTGGAGGATTACACACTGCTTCCTTCCATTTTGCTGGTTCTTGACATTCATATCTGTATCGACTTGAGCAGCCTGAAAGGCCTACTACAAGTATACCGCAAAGAACTAGGGTCGTCAATTTTTTCATATTGACATTATACTATATTTTAGAAAAATTTTATTTTATTCTTCTTTTTCGGCTTTTTCTCTTATGCCTATAGTCATAAACCATAAGGCTACTGAGGCTAAAGTTACATAACCAACGACAGTTTTAGCACTACCTTCAAGCACTACCCAGGCTACAAAAAATCCTAGAAATGTAAAGTTTTCGCTAAGAATTGCCATGATTCTTTTTTTTATCCAGTTCATATTACCCCCTTATCCTTAATATTGAACTACCAAGAATTATTTGTCCAACCAAAACGGCTGCTACAAGAACTTCCTTCGCATCCTGTCTTTCTTGTGGTGACATATCAGCACCTATATTTGCAAGTGCTTTAAATACTTCGCATTTTTGTTCTTCTGTCAAACCTTCAATAGCCTCATCTGGATTAAAACATCCAATAATGGCTCCTGCTAATGCAGCAGGGGATTCTAATGTTAATAACGCTGAAGCAACCTCTGCTGTAATGACTACAGGATTGCCATTAGCATCTTCTCTAACTTCTACTGGTATTTGTGGTGGAAGATCACGATATTCAAGTCCCGCTGCTACAATGGCTGATGCTTCAACTGGAGCACCATCTGCTGCTGTAATTAATGCATCAGATAATAAATCTTTTTCTGCTAAAGTTAATTTTCCATCTTCTGCTAATACATCTGCTAAATTTGCCACCTCTGAATTTGTTATTTTTCCATCAGCAGATAATGCTTCTAGTATTGCCTCAGCATCTGAAGCAGTTATGTTTCCATCTGCAATTAAGTCTGAAACTGCCTCTTGTATTTCTTCAACAGATAAGGTATCATTATCTTGTGAGTCTTCTTGATCAGTACCCTCGTTTTCTTCAGGAGTATTATCTTGTTCGTCGTTGGATGAAGAGTCATCAGATTCAGGTGTATCCGTATCTTGAGATTCATCACCTTCAGAAGATTCATCACTCTCATCAGGCGATGGCTCTGGCTCTGTACTATCCCATTCATCTGGAGTGGTCTCGTCTGGTTGAGTTTGTTCGTTGTTATCAACAGGGTCATAAGAAGGAGCAGAACCTCCACCAGTAGTTATATTTGAACTTTGTTGTGCGGGTATAGAAATAACAGTCTCAGTATATTGACTTACAGGTCCAGACCAGTTAGCAACTCTAATAGTATAGGTAGCACCTTCTGTCAAACCAGTTAACTGAATAAATTCTGGTGCACCATCAGTATTTAAAGTTTGACCTTCGTATGGATTCTCTGCATTTGGATCATCAGTTATTACTTGATAGAACCAAGTGTTTGCTGTATACCCTTCTGGTAACTCAGGAGCAATAGTTACTGTTGTTCCCTCAACAACTGGTTCTGCTAGTATTGGAGCGGGAGTAGGAATATTATTATTAATAACAGAAATTAATTGATTTGCTTTAGTGTTTAGTGTTGATTCAATAGATGTTTTTGTTGATACCGCTGAATTTATGGTATTAGTTAAAGATGTTGTGTTAATAGCATTTATATTAGATGTATTTGTTGCGTTCTGTGCAACTACTGGACTTAGACTTGCATTTAGTTGAAATATAGTTGCATTTGCAGCATCAACTGCTGCTTGAACTGAGGCATTATTTGGATCTACTATAGGAGTAAAATTTGGACCCTGACTTATTTGCCCATTAAATCCAGCACCGTTATTTGTATCAGTAATATTCGTTACTGAACCTCCTGCTGTTTCTCTATAATTAAATCTAGCGCCACCTGGAATTGGTCCAATTGCAGAAACATCTGCCATCCATGCACCATTGTTTGGATTTACATCAGCATTAAATCTAATTTGAACCATTTGTGTTGAAGCATCTTGTTGTGGAAATGGTCTAACATCCCATGCAATATCTAATGAAGAGCCTGTTGTTGCATATGTAATTCCAGTTCCTGTACTCCATGTTGTCCAGTCCCACCCTGCAATAGAAATTGACGGGGCATTTGGAGTTGAGTAGTAATTTGCACCTTCATTTACACCAAAAGTAATTGTTGCATTAGATCCAACATAAACATTATTGTATAAGTTTCCGCCCATTAATAAACCAAAAGGTAAGTTCATTTGAACACCAGCATCATCTACACCAGCCAAAACGTTTGTGCTTGCTCCAATAGTTGCTTGTAAAGCATTTACCGCATTTTGTGCATTGTCAATTGCAATATTTGCTTGAGTTAATTCTGTTTGTGCGTTTGCCTGTGCTGCTACCGCCTCTGCCTTAGCAAGTCCTGCTTCTGATACTGCTGTTTGAGCCTGAGTAATTTGTGTTCCTAAATTGGTTATGGCTGTCGTTGCAACAACTACGGTATCTTTTGCATCTTGTACTGTCTGAGAACTTTGATCTATGGGGGTAACTGATAAATCAACATTATTGATAGTATTAATAGATGTCTGAACATCATTTACTGCTGAATTAGCAATTGATATTTTTGATGATATTTCTGCAACAATAGGTTGGGCTTGAGACAGTTCGGTTTGTGCTTGTGATACCTCTACTGCAGCATTGTTTGTGGCTGTAATGGCCTGTTGAACCTCTGTAGTAGCCGTTGCAAGGGCGCTGTTGACTGCTTGTTGAGCAGGACTAACAATGACCTGTTCTTGGTTTTCTGTAGCGCCAGCGCTATCTGGTGCCATAATTCCAAATACTGTTATAACTAGGCTTGAGCCAATAAAAAATAGCAGTCTTTTCTTTATTTTACTCAATTGTGTATGGGTCAACTCCAATTTTAAAATTATAAATGTATTATATCATTAATTATATAATAATTGATTTTTAATAATAAAAAAAGAGGGTAGAAGTTAATCTACCCTCTAATTTATAGAAGTTAATTACTTTTTCTTATATCCTGTAGGACATACTGGTGCAATGGCAGTAACTTTCTTAGTTAACTTACCCTTAACACAAGTAATTGTTTTCTTAGGAGCAATCATTAATTGAAGTTGCTCAATTTGTTTTGTAATAGATGCAATAAGTGCTACGATTCCATTTAGAACCTCAGCATTACTAATTGCTCCATCAGCAATCTTATAAGAAACAGTCTTTGCTGAATCTGTTGCAACATATGCTGGAAGATCAACGATCAAATTATATGAACCATTGACATTACCAACAGTAAACTTATATGTCTTAACACCTTGAGCAAATGTATCTGCTGATGTTGGGGCAGCAACTGCTGTCAGTCCACCACCAGAAATAGCAACGTTAGATCCTACTGTAGCAGTATCAGCAACCTTTGCACCATTAATATCTGTTGCAGAAATTGTCAATGTAGCAATTTCTCCTGGAACATAAGAGTTCTTGTCAAGAGATGCTGTGTACTTATTTACACCAAGACCGCAAGCAGCAATAAATTCATTTGAATAAATTTCTGACAGGTCTGAAAGGACGTGCTTGATTCGTACAACAGATGATCCTGATGTAGAAGCACATGTCCAACCACCAGTTGCAACAGCAGTAGCAGATGATGATCCGCCTACTGAAACTGCAGTAACTTGTGATGTGTACTTAGTTGTATCAGCAGTTGGAGTAATACCAGCCAACTGATTTCCAGCAGCATCATTAACTACAAAGTCATAGGTTCCTGTACGTGCTCCACCAGATAACGCAATGTCAACTCCTGTTACAGATATTGACGCTGGACGACCTGTAAAAGTAACACTCTTGGTTGCAAGAACTGTTCCATTAAATGTAATGGTAATTGTAGTTGATAATGGTTTGTTTGCATTAGCAGTACCTTGAGTTACATAAAGTACTCCTGATACGCCAGTTTTGGCTGCAGAAGATACCTGAACTGAAGGTGCTGCATCAAAATTAACAACTGCGCCGTTTGTAGCGGTTGCTTGTATAACACCAGATGTAGATAGTTGTGCAGCATAAGCATCCATTGCACGAATATTTACATATGCTGTTCCACCATCTGAAACTGTTGTTGAACCAGCAACATCAACACTAGATGTTAGTGTTCCTGCTGTTGATGTATCTTGTACACGAACATAAGAATCTGCTACAGACAATACATTTGTCTTTGCAGTTGTTCCTGCATAAATTGTTTTAATATCAATTGTAGAAGTGGTTGATCCAACCTTCTTCTTTTGTGTTACAGTTACAGTGCCCGCACCATTAACAGTTAATTTAACATTTGTTGGTAAATTTACTGCTGTTGATGTTGTTGCTGTAAATGTAAACAACTTACCCAAATTAGTTAATGTAACACCAGTTGGGTTTGAGCCTGCTGCTGTGTAATCAGTAAATGTTGCAGGACCAGAAATTTCCAACGTAACATTGTCATCTGCTGTTGCAGCCAAAGTATCGCTTGTAGTTAATACAACAACTGCATTAACTCCAGATTCTGCCTTGGTTGTGTCTGCTAATACTGTTACTCCACGAGCACCACTTGCAAGTGTATCTGATAAAACGTATCCGTTAGATACCGCTGCAGATGCTTGAGGAACAGCAATTAAAAATGTGCTTGCTACGGCTGCAGCCATAACTGAAGCAATCTTCTTAAATGAATTCATTTTTCTCCTTATATTTTTATATTAAATTGAATCTATCCAAATAGTCTTTTACGTCATCTGGCATAGGCTTATATTGTATCACGTTTTCAGGTAGGTCGTCAACTCGCTTTGGTCTATCTTTGAATGTATGAACCTCAATTTCTTGATTAATATTTTTGGGGGTAAAACTAATAGCCCCAAATACTGCACCACAAACTGCATCTGCCAAGTCTTTAGATTTTTTACGTGGATGATCCACTTTTTTATCATTAATAATTTTTAATTCAGCAAGTTCTTCTAGCAATAAAGGTATCATTGGCATAGCAAGTCTTTCTTCATACACCAACATAGCAAAATCTTCGTAATGTTTTTTAGCAACAGAAATAGTCTCAGTTTTTATTCCTACAGATTTTAATTCATTTTGTATATCAAAAGACTGCCATCTATCAAATGACACCAATCCAATATTAAAGCCACTTCTTCTTAAATTAATTATCCAATTTTTAACATCACTTAAATTGACTGGACCCTCAACTTTTGGTTCCCACCAAGCAACTGCATCAACTACAACAATTGGTGCTACCTGTTGATAATCTTTTAATACTTGAACACTTACCCACTTATCAACATGAGCAATTGCGACTGCACATTTATCATGTTTTTGTGCAAGGTCAGCGTGAATATAATATATTTTTTCTGGATCTGGCTTAAAAGAATTATCAAACCTTTTTGAATTATCTAATGGATTTCTTAGTGACATGCATAACTCTAACTTTTCTCTTTGTTTAAAAAAAGCATCTGATGAATAAGTTGGTTTGCAGGCAAATCTCATCATTGCATCCCCTAAGTCAGTAAAAAATGATAACTTAAAATCTTCTATATTCCTAGTAGGATTAACTTCCCATGTTGGTTTTTTTAATGCAAATATTCCTGGAAATTTATATGATAATATATTATCTTCATCCCAAGATATTTCAAAAGTATTGTCTGGTTGTTCTTCTGGTAATGCTGGATTAATTATAAACTTATGTGTTTTTTGAATAACTTCTTTTTCTGCTATAACATCTTCATATCTTTTTGATATAAAATCTCCGACATATCTAGGAAAAGATAATAAAGCAACCTTTCCTAAATCTGGAAAACGAGAATCTACTGAACCACGAAATGCTTTATAAATATTTTCAGCAGTTTTACCTTGTTCGTTTCCTGTTCCCACTTCTGAAGCAAAACCAGAAATTTCATCCAGTACGGCAAGAATTAGATTTAATCCTTCGTGTGATTCTCTTTCTGAATGTCCAGAATAAACTGTAATTGATTTATTAAATTCAATACTGTCTGCTTTTGCATAAAACTTGCCAGCAAACCATGGAGATGACTCTATTTTAGTTTTAAAACCTTTAAAAAAAACATTCTTTGCTTGTTGAGCATTGATTGCCACATTAATGATATCAATTGCATCTCCAGATGGTTTTCCAAAATACCTGGCTGGATCTTTTAAACATAATAATTTGTATACTAAATATGCACATCCTACGGTAGATGTAAAGTCTTTTCCGCTACCCTTTCCTAATTGAAGAATGATTTCATTTTTAGTATATTTCTTATAATATGCACTTCCATCATTTTCACCCATCAATGTTTCTAAATCTTTTTGATAATAAATCTGACTCATTGCTTCTACAATACTGTACTGTATTGCTGAAAGAGGTGGCTGATTTAAAAAATTTTCTGACTCTACAAAAGTTTTTACATCTACTGGAGTTTCTTCAAAAACATCATCATTTAAAGCCTCAATAAAATCATTAAACATTGTGGACAACGGTTATGACCTCATTTTCTTTAGCAATTTCAGAAAGTTTTTTCATAATCTTATTTCTTATTTCTGGATGTTCACTAGCAATATCTTTTAATATTTCTATTAATGCTTGTTGACGTTTTTCAATTTCAACCATCTCTTCAGCAAGTTCTTTATTTTCTAAAAGACCAGCCTTTTGTAGCATTTCAATTCTAGATTTTTCAATATCTACAACTAACTTTATTCCTTGGGTTTTTGCAGACAGATTATTTGTTAAACTTGCTTCATCAATTACTTCATATGCCCTTGTAATTAACTTACCATAATGTGCATCCATTGATGCTAGTGCTTCTTTTGCTCTTGCACGAATAGCATCATTTGCAGATGCCATAACCTTCCACTCATTAATTAATGCAACAACACGAGTGCGTGGTATATCTAATTCCTTAGATATTTTTGTTGGATCATTACCCTTTAAGTATTCTTCAACAACTTTATTAACTTCATCTAAATGATCAATTAATTGTTTTTCAGTTGACATTTTCTTCCTTTGCCACCTTTAATAAAATTAAATAGCCAATTAAATCATCAATATCGTTATCGCCAACGTATTCTGTGCCTTTCATTAAACGACTTAATTTATCATCAATTCTTACCTTAAGTTGTTCTACAGGATCTGATTTACTAAAAATTCTAATAGGATCTAGTGCAGAGTCTCCGTATGCAATATTTTTATCAATTAACATTTGTGCAATTGAATGGCAAGCCTGCCAAATTTTATTTCCAGATGGTGCTGAAATAGAATGTAAATAAAGATCGTCACAATTAAAATCTCTTACATCTTCAAATACTGGATTCAGTTTCATCATCCTCCCATTCAAATGCTTCTGGTATTCCTTTGAGTGCAGTAATAACATAGGTAACCCCAACAGCCCCCATAACACCAAGTGCTATTAATATTTTTTTTGTTTTACTCATCTTTTTGATTTCCTTAATCCAAATTTTGCAAGATATACATAGATTGTTTCTACGCTTGCCCCGCATTCTTTAGCAATATCTTGTGCAGACTTTTTATCCATAAGATATCTCTTACGAAGCCAAGTTTCACTTGTATATAGTTTAGCAGCCATAACTACTCTTTGTCAAGTCCAATTGATTTATCCCAGTTATTAATAGCCCAATGACCAATAGCAACTGCATCTGCCACATCATAATCTTCAATGTTTTTATCATACAATATGTTCAATAACTTTATTGTTCTTTTCTTTCTAAAATCTCTTTCATATGCCTTGTACCAGGATGCAGATTTTCCAGGATTACTACTTCTAATTGCTAACTGCTCTTCTTTATTTAATTTCTTGTTTCCTAAATAATTTTGCCAAGTTATTGGTGATACTTTTCCAATTGTTTTTATATTGGACAGGCCTGCCCCCCCTATAATGCCACCCTGAACCAATGCAAGATCTGCTGCAGTTTTTGGAGAATTCATGAAAACTGTATGTTCAATAACAACAGCATTTATATTTTGATAATGATCAAATAATGCCTTTGTCTTTTTTGTTGCATCTTGAACTTTTTCATATATACTATTTCCATCAAAATTTATTTTTCCATATTGAAATATTTTATCATTTGAGTATATGCAAAAAGCAAGATTGTTTGTGCTGGCATCAATAGAAAATATATTATAATTTTTATTGTTTGTCATTAATTATATCCTTTATATTCTTTAATGCTTTATTGACATCCTTTGGATTTATTTGACAAAAATTGCACAAAACCTCATCATTGTATATGGACAAAGGATTGTTACATGATTTACATTTTCTTTCTTTACCTTTACGTTTTTGCCTTCTTACAATACTATATCTTGCAGCAATTTTTTCTTTTGTTGCCTGATCTCTGCACTCAACAGAACAATATATCTGATAGGATATTGATGTTATAAAATCATTATTACACCAACTACAGTTCTTCATCTTTCAATAACTCCAGTGGTTTAATTTTTATGCTTCCTTCTTCCGCCTCAGAACATGCTTTTTGAATTGGACAAACCTTACATATCTTAGAATTTGATCTATATGTTTTTTGTGGAATAGTTTGTTTTTCCCACGCACTTCTAACCAACCTCATCCAATCAAATGCTTGATCTAACCACTTTAAATAATGATTGTTTATTTTTACAGGTAAAACTAACAACTCGTGATTATTTTTGTTTTCATAAATTATTACACCTTTATCTTTTTTCAAAATTTTCATGTACATAAGTAATTGCATTAGGTGTCCAGTTTTAGGTTTACGACTAACCTTTTTATATTCAAAGCCATCATTAGGCATTGTTTTTATTTCGCCAAGAATTGTTTCATTGTTATAATTTAACATAACATCGCCATACCCACTGATTGGTGGATCTTGATATTTAATTTTAAACTCTAATGCTGGATGTATTTGTTTTTTATATTTGCTAGGCTCTGAATCAAATTCCATTCCCTCTTGCAATATGCCAGAATTCAGTATTGCATCTTGAATTCTATCGTGACCAAGAGTTCCTTGAGTTCTATTTGCCACCCCATATGCATCTGAGTTATCATAAAATACTGCACCATCAAATGCTAGATACCAATATCTTGCACACTCTCCCGCCCCATAAACTATACTAGATGGGGCAAAGGTTGTCTTTTTTTGAAACTTTGGCTTAAGATTAGCAATATATCCAGATTGTATTTTTTCTGCCAACCCATCAGAAAAGGATAAGGACTCTGCTGATTGGTCAGCATTATTGTTTGAATCTTTTAACATTATACTTTTTAATAAATTTTTTGTCATATTAACTCGTCTCTATTACTATAAGTATAGCAGATTAGCGTGTAATATATTTCAATGCAGACACTAGATTGTTAAGTGATTCTGCTGCAGTGTAATAAAGGTTTTTTTTACCACGATCTGACTTGTCTACATTTGCCATCCAGGTTGCTTTAAAAGCCATCTTTGCTGCAATTGCTTGAAGTCTTACAATCTCTATGTGAACAACATTGATTGGAATATCTGGTTTAATAATAACCTTGGCAATAAATGTAAGAGCAGTAGTTAATTCTTCATCCTGCATATACTCTGCAATTTCAGACAAACCATTAACCATGCTTATAGTTGTTTCATTATTATCCATTTAATCTCCCAAACGTATTGTTTATTTTATTTTCTTTAAAATATTTATTTGTCATTTCATTAAGATATTTAACTCTTTCTTTTCGTGCTTCTTCATTTCTTGACTCTAGATTTAAATTGTAATAATCTTGTAAATTAGAAAAGTGACAAGTTAACATTTTTACTTTATCGTCAATATTAAACTTTTGTTTTTCTCTCCAATGCAAGATACCAGCCCCCCAAAAAACTAATAAATCCATGTACTCTAAAACAAACTTTTCTCCTTCTACAAATATTGGCCAATCTATTGTTTTGTCTAATTGATAATCAAAAGTTATTTTTGAATAATAGTTATCAGAGTCATAATGAAATGGAAGTTCTGATGTATCGTTTTTTCCAAAATCTGCACCAGAATATTCTAAATAACTGTTGTGAGTCATTACAACCTCTTCTCCACAAAGATTAGAAGCAATATTTTCAAGTTTCTTTTTAATATGATCTGGATAAACTAACTCTATATGCATCCTACCAAGATTATTTAAAATAATTTTTTGATAAAACTCATTGTCTCCATTGTAAGATTTAGCAGAATTAATTACATTTTGCATTTCTTCTACATCAGATTCTGATAAAACATTTTTAATTATTTGTGCTTTAAAATTATTTTTTGCAGCAAAAGGCTTTGCGTATTTGTTTATATAATTGCTTTCCATATTATTTTTCCTCTGTTTTAGCAAACTTAACTAATAAAACTTTTTCAAAATCTGAATCAGACATTTTAATTATTGGTCTGTGATGATTTTGATTTACGGCATCAAAAACAACTGCTGAATTGTTTTTTAAAACAAAACTTTCATTTTCTACAAATATTGGCCAAACAACATTTGTCTCTATGCAATAATCAATAATAACTGTATGAGACCCATGACCAGTATCTTTGTGAGGCATTAACTTAGGATTTCCATACTTGTTCCTGTATTCTAGGTATGCCGTACTACCAACATAATGATAGTCAGTCCAGTTGTTTTCGATTACAATTTTTTTAAATTGATCTAAGCATTCGTCTGATAGTGGTAAGTTTTGAATAAGAAGTCGACCTAAAGGTTTTATCCAAATTTTTAATGGATCTGTAATAGTTTTGTCATACCCTATGTCTGTAAAATTCAAAGATTTAGAATAGTAATCAACTGAATCTTTTATTTCTTGAATACTTTTTTGGGTTAAGACATTTTCTACATACACATTATTAAAATTAAACATTTATGCTCCTCTTATTATACATAATTATACACTATCTTCAACAATTTGTTCTAAAATACTCATCTCAATTATAGCAAGTCTGACTTTAGAATTACCCTCGCCCATTACTACAACAATTGCTGGATCTTTGCCATTTTTTATAGCATCGGTTGTTGCCTTAGCCCATACTTCTTTGTTTAAAGTAAAAGACTTTCCAACCTCTTTAAAGTCTACAGTAAAATTTTCCCAAGATGCATCACCTTTATGTGTTCCACGTCCTGAGTTTTTATGCTGTTTAGCACCCATTCTTTTGCTTTCACTCTTCTCTGTCATTTTTTTTCTTTGTCTTATATCCTATTTTAAAAAGTTGTATTTTAGATAAATGTTTATTAGAGCACATCCAAGAGGCTATTCCTGTTTCCATGTAGACTCTAACAGTTTTAACTTCTTCGTTACAGTTTTTGCATGGAAACTTTCCTGGATATACACTAAACTTATTAGACACAACTTAATCTATCTTTTAATTTATTTTGTAATTCTATGTCTTCTTTTATTTTATTTATAATTCCATCTCTTCCTTGTACCTTTGTACCGTCATCTAATTGATACCATGCACCAGTTCTATTAAGAAGACCACTTGCTTCTGCGGTATCAACTAGATCGCCTATTACATCAACACCAAGATCATCACCCCTAAAATAAAAATCATACTCACCAGATTGGAAGCCTGGAGAAGTTTTTGAAAACTGTAATTCCCATCTAACTTTTCTGCCAATTTTTTCTTCAATTAATTTGTCTCCTACTTTAATTTTTCCTTTAATTGCTTGATTGTCTGATTCAGAAGAAAACAATTTTATAACACAAGATGAATAAAATTTTGTTGCTTGACCGCCAGATGGTTGCTGACTAGTGTACATTGCATTAATGTTATTTCTTGATTGTGAAATTAACACTAAGAGAGTTGGTTTTACTTTATTGTTTGCATAATTTAGCATTTTCCAAGCATTACTAAAGTCACGAGATTCTGCTCCAATTTGTTTTGTATTTTCTAGAGCCTTCATTTCATCTGTATCTTTTTCAAAATAAATTGCTGGTAGCATTGATGTAATAGAGTCAACTACAATTAAATCAACTCCAGCATTCATTAATCCAACACCAACATCAACCATATCGCTAATAGTTCTTGCCTGTGAGTAAATAAGTTTTTCTGGATCTACCCCTAACTGTCTTGCCCAGTCTTCAGAATAAGACATTTCTGAGTCAATCCAAGCACAAATTTTTCCTTTCGCCTGTGCAAGTGCAATCATCTGAAGACACATTGATGACTTTGCAGAAGATTTGCTTCCCCAAATAAGAACTTGCCGACCATATGGAAGTCCACCACCAAGCGCTTTATTAAGACCAAAACTTGGCGTTGGCTGATATTCAAAATTTACACCAACCCCACTGCCCAAACGTTTTCTTAATTTTGGATCTAATTGTGCTAATACATCCTCTATGCTAACCGACATTAATATCCTCCAGAATTATTGTTCCATCTTTTGTTTTACCAAAAGAAAATCTATAAGAATTTCCTTCTTGTACATGCATGTATGCTTTAGGAAATGATGTTGGAAATACAGTGACTGAGTGTAACTCTCTTGATGTATCTGCCAAAGTTAATGATGCCATTTTTTTCCCAGTCTTTGTAATCCTTGGTTTAAAAGAAACTACAAACATTTCGTCTTCTTTATACGGCAATTGTTTATAACTTAAAAATTTAACCAATGCATTTGAAGATCCTTTTATTTCGTCCACAGGAATTGCAGAAACAATCCTATTATCATTACAAAGAACCAAATAAGTGCGACCCGTCTCAATAGTGGTGTTTTCATCATCAAATATGCCCACAGACCCAGTTTTGTCCAAAATTTCAACTCTTGACCATCCTTTTCCTCTTTTAATTGACTTTATCATTCCCATTAAAATAAAAGATCCCTTTTCTTCAAAATCACAAACATCCTGAATAAAGGCATAATAGTGTGATGGAATCGTTATGTTAAATTCTGGAAGATTTAAATATTCATAAATATTTTGCTTAATCTCTTCATCGTTTCTCGGATTGTCTGGAAAAGTTGCTGCGCCAATTAAACGCATTGCTGCTAGTGCACGACTATTAACGCCACTACCCTTTGTAAATGTAAACTCTTCAAGTTCTTTATAAGATTTAAATGGTCTTGCTTGTATATATTTACTTGCAATGTTATTTGATATATATTTTATATTGGTTAATCCAAACCTAATTCCTTTTCCTTCAATTTTAAAATCTAAATCAGAATCATTAATGTGTGGAAGTTTAATAGATATACCCATACGTTTTGCTTCAATTAGATATTCTGTACGACCATCTTTATCTTTTTCATTTTTGAGAAGAGCAAACATAAATTCAAGTGGGTAATAATATTTTAGCCACGCCGTCCAATACGAGAGAGTAGAGTAAGCAACTGCGTGGCTCTTGTTAAACGAGTACCCCGCATGTGCTTCGAAATCATGCCATAGATCACGAGCCTGATTAGGAGTAATATAGGCAGAAGCACCAGCAATAAAACGTTCTTTATAAATGTCAAACTCTTTTGCATCTTTTTTCTTTCCAATAATTTTACGAACTTTGTCAGCATCAGACATTGACATTCCGCCTAAATGAACGCAAGCCTGCATAACCTGTTCTTGATATAGGATACATCCATATGTATCATCGGTAAATTCTTTTAGGACTTGATGAATGTATGACACATTTTGTTTACCATGTTTACGAGCAATATAATCCTTACCAATAGTATTCATGGCTCCTGGACGAACCAAAGCGTTAGAGGCTGCCAGTTCATCAAAATTCTTTACGCCCATTTTAACTAAAAGGTTTGTATATGGCGTTGCTTCACATTGAAATACACCCTTTGTATATCCATCGGAAAGCATTTCATAAACTTTTGAATCTTTCATATCAAGTGACAATAAGTCAATGTCTTTATAGTGATTTTCTTTTATCATGGCAATTGTATCCTGGATTACACTTAAAGTTTTTAAACCAAGAGCATCAATTTTAATAAGACCAATTTTTTCAGCCTCTTCCATATTAACTCCAACAACTGGGATCCTTTCGTCTGATCCAGGAGAAGATCGAGTTTCTAATGGAGCGTATTTAAATATTGGATTTTTACTAGTTACAACTCCAGCAGCATGAATACCAGTTCCCCTAATACGACCACGAAGTTGTTCTCCGTAAACTTCTACTTCTGGATATTTCTCTCTAAACCACTCTGTTGTTTTTGATCTACAAAACTCATCCCAAGTATCAACTAATTTCAAAACCTTATTAACATCTGTTAATGGAATATCTAATATTCTTGCAACATCTCTTACAACACCCTTATCCTTAAACTCTAAAAAAGTTGCAATAGAAGCAACATGCCTATACTGCCTAACTAAATAATCCTTTACTTCATCACGACGTGTGTCTTGAATATCTGTATCAATGTCAGGAAAATCATTGCGTTCTGGATTAATAAAACGGAAAAATAATAAACCATGCTCAATTGGATCAATAGTAGTAATTCCAAGTAGGTAACAAACTAAAGAGCCAGCAGATGATCCACGACCTGGACCTACAAGAATTCCTTCTTTCTTTGCCCAGTTAATCATATTGCTCACTACAAGGAAATATGGTGAAAATTTTTTGTTACGAATAACCTCTAACTCTTCATCAAGCCTTTGCTCATATATATCATTGCCAAGCCAATTACTATTAAGTCTATATTTTTCAAGACCTGCAAATGCTAGGCTTGCTAACTCTTGATCTGGATTTTTATATTGAACTGGAAGAAGGTTTAGTCCATCTTGAATGTTGTAATCTTCTACCGTATCTGCTAATAACAATGTGTTTGAGTATATATCTTCTCTATCAATACCCTGTTTTTGCATATCGGATTTTATTTCTTCATAAGAAAGCAAATGAATATTAAATTTATTAAATGTAATATCACGATCAACACCATAAAGATAATCAAGTCTTTCCATCATATCTTTTTTCTTTTTAGACTTTTCATATGATGACTCTTTATTAATTTTTGCATGTGTATTTAAAAGCAGTTTAAATTCTTGGATTTCTTTTTGAGAAGTATCTGAGTGGTGACAGTCTGGGGTTACTATGGCCTTTATTTTAAATTCATCTGCAAGTTCAAGCAAATAATTATTTATTTCTGCAGTATTGTGTGGCATTACTTCAATATAATAATCACTGCCAAAATTATCTTTAAACCATTTAATATATTTTTTAGCAATAGCAAACTCTTGCTCTTCTAATGCTTTAACTAAAACGCTACTTGGACATGCAGATGTTACTATAATTCCTTCTTTATATTTTTCTAATATTGCAAAATCAAATCTTGGCTTTTTAAAGAATCCATCAGTCCATGAAATTTCACTAATTTTATTTAAATTTTCCAAACCTTTTTGATTCTTGGCTAGAAGGATAATATGATTATAAACAAGATCTTGTTGACCTTCTCTTTCAGACTTATCTCTTTTATCAGATATGTCTGCACACATATATCCCTCTAGGCCTAGAATTGGCTTTACACCTTTTGCTTTTGCAATGCGGTACAGTTCCCGATGCCCAGATAATGTTCCGTGATCCGTGATAGCCAATGCTGGCATACCAAGTTCAACTGCTCGGTCTATATATTCTTCTGGAGTAGCAACACCATCAAACAATGAGTAGTGAGTGTGTACGTGTAAGCCTACGTAACTCATCTTACCAATCTGCGTTGGTTGATGAAGTTATAGATGGAGTATCAAACCCCAAATAGAATGCCTCTTGTTCAGCATAAGGTATTTTCTTTAATGCTAACTCGAGTGGATAAGGTTTAATTTCTGACCAATTAAATGGTTCTGTGTCTGGTGCACCTGGAATGGTTGTATAACTTGTTTCAGTACCTTGGCCATTACGCTTTACCTTCCATACTACATTTGATATGCTACCAGTTTCAAGTGCATACTCACGAATTGTGTTAAATGCTGACTGCTTGCTTACACCCATTGACCAAATAGCCACATATGGTGCTTCAATGCCATCATCAACTAGAACGTTGCAATAAAAACGAAGACGTGCTCGCCAGCCAGCCTTTGGATCTTTTCTATGCATTTCTTCTGCCCAGTCACGACCTTCTGATTCCATTGTGTCTACAGCCTTGCGTCTGTAATCTTTTGGATTTGTATGCTCTTTTACAACTAGAGCAAGACCACGATCTGGATTATAATTTGCTGAGTCTTCGTCTAATTCTTCAATAAAACGAATTTTTGCAGACTGGCCATCAGCAAGTTTTAGCCATCTTACTTTTGGTGAATTTTCATCATATTTTGGTTTATCGAGCAGGGCATTTATATTTTTTAGTCCCTTTACTACGCTCATACTTTTTCTCCTTCGTTTATTATGTTATCTAGATATTTGTTTAAAGGAATTGATAAGTGTTTTTTGCTATCTATTTCTTTAACTATTTCAGTATATCGTACTTCTCCTTGTTTGTCAAGAAAACCTTTTATTTTATCTTTATTATAAAGTTCATTTCCAACATACACAGTAATCCAATTTGACCAACTAAAAATTTTTCCTGGCGTATCAATGAAACTAGATAAAGAAATATCATTTACTCCTTCTTTTAATAACTTAGTTATTGTTTCTGGCATTTTATTGTTTATTGTAAAATTTTTCCAAAAATCTGTATTAGTTTTATTAGTTACATAATGTAAATATAAAAAGTCTAAAATATCTCTGTTTTTAGTTGACATTTTTTGATTATATTTTTGTACTATACTTAAATCTTTATTTATAAGATAAGTCTCAATGTCGTTGTCTAAAAATTTTTCAATTGCTCCTGTTGCATGAAGAATTGCAGTTCCTTCAAGAGGTTCAAAAAATCCTGCAGATAATCCAACAGCCAGGCAGTTTTTTATCCATGGATTAGAATAGTATCCAGATTTAAACTTAAACTTGTTTACAATTTTTACATTTGAACCAAATTTTTTATTAATTTCTGCAATGGCTTGATCTTCTGATAAATATTTAGAATCATAAACATATCCACAGCCCCATCGATGTTGTAATGGTGTCTTCCAATTCCAACCAAAATCCATTGCTATTGCTTCACTATATGGTTGTATTTTTTTCATATCCATAAAAAATGCTATTGCCGAATCGCAAGGAAGAGAATCTTGTGTATTTACCCACTCTGCATTGTAGTGCTTACCAATAAACATTCTTTTAAATCCAGTTGAATCAATTAAAAAATCACACAAGATAGTCTCTCCGTTAGCAATGACATACTCTATCTCATTATTTATATTTGTTGAAAATGAATCAACTACTGCATCAACTACCCTAATGCCACGCAAAACAGCATATTTGTTAAAAAACTGTACTAATTTTTTTGCATCAATATGCCAAGAATGAGCATCAGGAATAACATTACCATATTCGTTTATAACTGTTTGTAAATTAATTTTATCTAAGTTTGTATCTCTATCTATTGCATATGCAATGGTTGATGCAAAATCTTTCCTACTATCTATCTTAAACTGTTTATAATTATAATTTTCTAGAGTTTGTTTTGTCTTAGCCAAATGTTTAAAATATGATAGTGTCGATGTGTCTGTGTAATCACAGAATGGATGAAAATATTTTTCTTTGTCTTTTCCCCAACCAACAAACATTAATCCATTTTTTACAGTTGCCCCAGTGTATTTAACAAACTCCTCAATTGGCAAATCAAGTTTTTTTAATGTCTGGGCAAACACTGGAGTAGTTCCTTCTCCTGCTCCAAGAATACCAATTTTGCTGCTGTCAATAAGTGTGATATTCCATTCTGGATGTTTATGCTGAATCTGCAAAGCACTCATGTACCCTGCAGACCCACCACCGACAACAACTATTTTCATTATTGATTAAAACCTCTTCTATCGTACCCAAATCTATTTATCATCTCAGCGGACTCTGCCCATGTATCAGAATTTTCTTCTACTCCGTGACCTTCTACAATTCTGTTAAACATATTAAATGCTGCACAAACAACTATTGCTTCTTTTAACTGATATTCAGAAAATCCAGAATTTAGAACTGCTTCAACATGTGTGCTATTCAGGCTTGATGGCGCAATGGTCAAAATTTTTACATAATCTAAAATACTCTTTAATTTATTTTCTTCATAGTTTCCACTGACTACATCTTCTAACTCTTTTTCGTCTGCACCAACTGAAATTGCAAACATTTTGTGCGATCCAGTACAAAACTTACATGAGTTTAATGATGATGTAAATGCTGCAATCAACTCTCTATCTTTTGGATCTAAATGTCCAGGCTCTCTTAGTATTTCCTGTGCAAAAGAAAGTAATGGCATAAACTTGTTTGGCTGTTGCATAAATACATCTGATATGGTTTGTCCGCTTGGAACTGATTGCAATAACATTTATTTTCCTATCATTAGTTGTATTGAATCTGAAAAGTTTGAACTTAGTTTAGCAATATCAGAATCGTCCATATCACCAATATCCTTGTACTTGCTATCCAGGTTTATTACAGAAACTCTTGACCCAAGTTTTTCAATAATTTTTGTCTTCATATTTCCACCTGCCTCGTCGTTGTCTGCAATAACAATTATATCATTAAAGTATTTTTTTAATAACTCTACCTGACTATTAGATACATTTGCCCCAAGAGTTGCAACCGCTATAAATCCTACTTGATCAAGTCTTATTGCATCAAATGACGACTCTACCACGTATACCCTATCTGCAGTCTTAACTCTATGCAGATTAAAAAGAGTTTTACTTTTTGGTAGTCCTGGCGTATTTTTAAATTGTTTTCCTTCAATAGACCTACCAACAAATCCAATTGGCATGCCGTCTGGACTATGAACTGGTATAGTAATCATATCTTGTTTTTCAGAATATCCTATAATAAACTTATTTTTAGAATAATTATTTATTTTTCTATGAGAAAGATATTCATTTGCCCTTTTAGAAGAAATCAAATTATTATTTAATTTTTTAATTATTGAATCATCAAACTCAATAAATTCTGTTTTTGTTATTAATTTTTTATTTATATCTTTTTCAAAGTTGTTTTCTGTTTGTTTATTTTTAATAAATCTAATTGATTCAAAATATGTTTTTCCAGATACGTACATTATTAATTCAATAATGTCTACAGTGTGATGACAGGAAAAACAAAAAAATCTACCAGTATTTTTATCTACTTCTCCAGCAGGAGTTCTATTATTAGAATGAAATGGACAAAATATTATGTAATGAGAATCTACCTCAGACTCAATATTTATTCCTGAATCTGAGAGTACTCTTTCAATTTGTTCTTTTGAATAGGTATCGGTTTTGATCCATCGACTCCTAGTATCCACTCAGCGCTCTTCTTTCCTGTATATACTCCATAAACTGTTAAACAAAAATTAAATATTTGCTTTGATTCATTATATTGTACTGTAAAATCTGGTTCAATGTCAAGTCTTGGAACATATCCAAAAGCCCTCATCTCTAAAATTAAAAATCTAATATATTCTTGTTTTAATCTACTAATTGCAGATTCATCGTAAATAGAGCCATCTAGGCTGAATGACTTTATCTTTTTGTGATGATAAGTTTTCACAAAACATATTATAACTAACTATATTAATTTTCATAATCTTTGTATCTATAGTATCCTTTGTCAAAATCTACCTGCACTAAAAAGTCTCCCATAAAGCCGTTCCTGTTTTTTCTGAATACACACTCAATAATATCACTATTGGTTGCACGACCCAAAGCCATAACCCAGTCAGCATCATATGCAATCTGTCTGGACCAAGCAGTTTGTCCAAGTGTTGGGGCAGTGCTTAGATCTTTTACATCATCAGGAGTTGCAGAAGAAATTGCAATTATAGGAACCTCTTCACTAATAGCCATCAGTTTAAGTTCTCTTGAAAGATTTTTCATTCTTACAGTTTCATTATCTGATTTTTGATTTGGAGCCATAAGTTGTAAATAATCAACAATCACAAAATCTGGTTTGTATTGATTTATTTTTCCACGAATAACTGATGGACTTACTTCTCCACCACTATCATTTGAAATTATATGAAATTCTGGCTTTCCTGATAATTTATTTTTATGCCAATTTTTTAGCATGTCTAATTCTATTTCGCCATTACTTAATTTTCTATGAGACCAAAGCCCCTCACCCATAATTGCAAATACACGATTACGAACTTCAGTTTCAGACATTTCAAGACTTATCACCATTGGGGTTTTACCCTGCTTCCAGGCTTGTACAGCAAAGTAAAGAGCCAGCCAAGATTTTCCAATACCTGGATATGCTAAAAACACTCCAAGTTGTCCTGCAGTTATTCCAGATGGGAGATAGTTGTCAAATCCTGGTAATCCAGTTTTAATACCAAATTGACCATTCATCTTTTGTTGTTTAATATTTTCAAAATATGCTATAGCAGATTCTAGATCTGTGGCATCAATATCACGAATTGCAGAAACATTTTTCTTTAATTCAGATGTCTTTGTAATTAATGAAGTTAATGCGTTAGCACTATTTCCTAACTGAACTTCACTTGCTGCAGATCGCAAAATATTCTTTAAACTATCATTTAAATATTCTGATTGTAATTCTTGAAGGTGATGCTTTGTTGCCCCAACTTCATCTATTAAGATAAAGTCTTTAAATTTTTCTGAAACTAAGGATGGTGGAGGAACAGATCCGTTATTATTAAAATATAAATTGATAAAATTCCATATATCGTTATGAGTGTGAAGCATGCTCTCTATATTAGATTGCAACAAAACGCCAATTTGTTTATCTTTTAATACCGCCGAAATTAATCTTGCCTCTACGTTATTCATCAATCCACTTCTTTGCTAGTTTTCTACGTTGTAGTCTTTCTTCAATATCCTGCTCTACTTCTATTTTTGCCTGAAATATTCTCTCTGTATTGTATGAAAAGTAATTCCAAGATGGGTTGCTAGAAACAGAAAAATAATAATCAAGTAAGTCATAACAAGTTTCCAATCCATAAGATTCAATTATAGCATCTGAAGACCACTGCTCTGCATTAATATTAAATAAATTTTTAGTATTATATCTTTGAAAATGAAGTTTATTATAACGACTAAGCAAAGACATTCTATCCTTGCGGGTAGCCATTATTTTTCTTCTATCTCATACTTTGCTTCTTGAATTTTAGTTGTTAACTTATCTTCAACAAACTTATAAACTCGTTCAAAAGCCTGATCAATGTTTTCTCCATTACGTCTAGAGTCAACAATCCCTAAATCAATTCTTAATGATTGAAAGTTTCCTAAATTAAGCGTATATCCCAATGTTATATTAATTTTTGTATTTTCATTTTCTGTCATTTTATCCTCCACTAATAGAATATCATTATTCATGATATATGTCAAACATTTTTATAATTATAAACTTTCTGCCCAAATTGGTATAAACCTTCCATCTTCCGTTTTTGTATATGTAATCATACCATCCCCCATTCTTCTTGTCAACTCAGCCCTACTTGGAGTTATATCGTTAGTAATTAATTTATCGGCTCTTGGACGACCAATATGATACGTTGCTAAGATATCTCTAATTTCAAATACTTGTGATTCAGAATAATACGACCTAACCTGCCAGCCAGTTTTTCCCCCAACCTGAGAGCCAGTTGGAAATGGAATTATTCTTCGTTTCATAAGGGATGGCATATACTTTTTGTGTCGATTTATCAAATCAGCAGTTTGTCCCACAGTGTATGCTCTTTCTCTATTTCTTTTAAAATCTGAAATAAGACAACTTTCAATTCTATCCTTATTAATATTATAAAGAGAAATAATATTATTTGATCTATTTATATGATGTATCCTAACCAAATCTTTATTTAAAAACCAAACTTTTTTATTTCCAGGAATTACAGGTAGGACATTGTAATCTTCGCTCGAAACTTTTCCTTTTCTAGTAGCCATTGTCCTTCTGTCGATTCGTTAGGTGGATGAAAAAATCTTCTAGATCCACAATATAAACAGTAAATTTCAATATGCTCTACTGTAGTGTATTGCCGATCTATAAACATTTTTTTTTTACATTTTTTACATAAAATCATTAGTTTGGTACACCAACAACTATTAAATTTACAGCAACAGAAACATCTCCAGTATTGTTAAATCTAATTACACCCTCTACCTTTGAAGTTGTTATTGATTTTAAAACAACTGTAACATCTTTACCAGCATCAGTACCGCCAACGTTTATTGGTGTAGCAGTTACTACTGGCGTATACTTAAAATCTGTCGGAAAGTCATAAGTAAATGGAGATTCTTGTCCTTTTGTTCTTGTTGAACTAATTACAACATCTATATATCCGCCAATAATTCTAGCCTCTGAAGCCTTAAGATTTTGACGTCCAATTCCTGGAGCATCAACAGAAACATACTTATTATTTGAAAAAGATGTTTGAGACGATATATCGTTAATTGCATTTGCAAGTTCGTAGATGTATGATACATCCAGTGGCTGGCCTCTTTCTGGTAACGGTATTTTTGCCATGATTAATCTATTATACCACTAAACATTTACTTGATTTGATTCAAATAATGTAGCCCCTGAAAATCTTTCCTTGGGAAAGGTTGGTACTTGTACGGCAATTCTAAAATGATTTGCCCCCTCTTTAATAATTGTTGAATAACTAGTAGTAAACACGGTAGAAACAAATTCCCAAGGATCACTATTCCATTTAAGATAAATATCAAATTCAGACCTTATGTTATTTGATGGATTCCAAACAACATTAATCATGTCATGAGATTGTTCAACAGCAACACGATAATCTATCGTATCTGGGCTTGATGCTGCAATTTTATAGTTTGGTGACCAATGAGAAGTTCTGTTTTTATCTTCTGTAATAACTCTATATTTGACAATATATTCTTGATCTGTTCCATAAAATTCTGGAAGGTCTTTTTTAACTATGACTATCTTTTTAATATTTGAATCTGACATTATTGAACATCCAAAGCAAACCTAAACTCAATATAGTTTGTTGTGTTTGCAGATTTAATAATAGTTTCGGCATTGTTATTTTTAATAACGGAATACCCAGTTAAACCATATAAAGGATTATTTGTGCTATTATTTTCTAATCTAATAGCATCTAAACATACATAAAAATTATCTGTTGGAGAACCATTATCAGTTATACAAGCATAAATCTTTACAACATCAACGCTGCTCCAAGTAAATCCAGTGCTTTTATAAAGTTCTTGTAACTGTTTTGTTGCAACAACATATCTACTATTTGAAAAATTGTGTTGATTTGTATCTGTTCCATTATTAAGATTAACTTCAAACCTTGCCCATTGCCCATTAGGATCATTATGAATATCAGATGATGCAAATTCTAGCATAATTCTTACATTGTCTGGAACCGCAGTTGAACTTCCATTTTTATTTATTACTGTAAAAGAAAGCCTGATGTCATCTGTTGGAGAATTTCTATTAAAATCTAATATCGCTCCAGTTAAATGAATGTGTTCAGAATTTTGACCAACAACAATATGGTTATTAGAGTCAATTGTTAACTCAGAAGAATCTCCACTCATTACTATTGTGTTATTAAAAAAACGACATCTTTCATATCTTTGAATTCTTTCTGTATTTGTAAAAATTCTATTATCTGAGTTTGTTTGAAATACACTGTATGGTTGATTAATAATATTATTGTTGTCTGATCCATCTAGCGGAGAGTAAACAATTGGAATTTCTGTTGCAGCAGTATTTGTGTGATGTTCCCAATTTTCATCTTGTGTAAATGCATAAATAGATTTACTATCATATGCGCCAGCCTGAGAGTTTGCGCCTGCTGAAAAAACTCCGACTTCACTAATTTCATATCTTTCTTCGCTTGGTAGTTCTGCCGTTAAAACAATTTTTGATATACCATCTTCTGTTACATATCCACGAGACGTAATTGGGACACGAAACATTTCAAAATCTAACCTATCTTTGCCTGAATAGTCTCCCAGGATAGCATCAGACGTTAGTGGCTTTGCTCCACAACCAACTGCAATATAAGAGGCATATGCTGGTGCTTGACCAATCAAGTATTTTGCTAAAATATTTTTACCAGTATTAGTTATCATTATTATTCCACCTCATATATTGTACCATTATAAATTTTTCCACCTACTAAGATTTGAACCTCTATCTGCTCATCCCCTTGTAAATTTATTATATCAATAATAAGATTTCCTGTAGCCTCATCTATATACACTGTCTTACAATTTGGTCCAGTTCCGCAATTAGGTATTTTTTCTGATAGTTTTATTGGAAATTTATTAAAATATTCTTCTGATGTATTTTGAAGAGATAAAACATTTTGTGGATTATATTTAAAATATATGCTGCTAAGATTTTTAATTGGTTGATATATAACATTTTGTCCATTAATAATATCTGTTCTAGCAATATTTATTAATTCTTGACCACCAATATTTTCAAATATTAGGTCTGTCATTAATTCAACTGGAACATCTTCTTCTGATATTATTATATCTGGTCTTGCTGTTTTTATACTTTGAGATTGTGCTGAATAATTTGTAGTTTGTCCTTGCATTCCAGAAGCAGCAAGAAGAGTTGGAGATATTGCTTGAACATTAGAATTAGCAGAGGTTGTACTAATTGATGCTGATTGATTAAATATTACATCTGGCGTTGTTGGATAATCAGAATAATTAAATACCATCTTACACTACCTCACTTAAATATACTCTTGTTTCTGGTCCATTTGTATTTCTAATATATTCAATATTATACACTACAAATCTTGAGTCTTTAGCAGATATCTCGTTAGTTTCACTTGAATCTTTATAGTCTATCTCAACTATATCTCCTAATTGTAAGTGTGGCGTTCCAAAAGTTTGAACCCCAACAGACTTTCTTGGTTTCATAATTTTTGAAATTACCCAAGACATTACTTCCTGTGCATCATCTTGTGTTTGAATATATGGAGCATCTATATAAAAATCTTTTTTACCATAAGTCATTCTGCTTGCCTTTATGTCGTCATATTGCTTATTAAATATTAATGGTGATTTTATTAATAAATTATTATTAAACTTTGGATTAGAAAAATCGCTATTTTGAGAAAAATATTCATCTACGCTATAATTATGTTCTGATTCTTGAGTAAATGTTACTCCCTGTATTCTTAAATAATTTCCACTTGTTGAATCAAGATTAAGAGATGTATCAGTTGAATTAAAAATTAAAAATTCTGCACCATAAGATCCAGCCCTAAATCCAGAAATTGCATATCCTTTTAATTTGTTAAATGTTGGAGATATTATTGCATATAGCGCTGGATATGCTTTATCATATCTAATATTAAAATATGCTGCTTCTCTCATAATAGTTCCAAATTCCTCAAAATAAATATTGTATTTTGGAGTATTGTTTGGATCTATTCCAGATAAATATGTGGACTGCACAATACCACTCATAGAATATTTTCTAAAAGATTCATTTGCATCAATCTCAGAATCATTGATTGCAGTCATTACTGGAGTATCTAGCGCAAAAACTGTATTTTGACTATAATTGTTTGTTAAAGCATAAATATTTTCAAACATACATCTTGCAGATCCACGAACAAAAAGAGCCATATTGTTGTAAATTGGTAGTGGATCTTTATCATCAACTATAGCAATGATCTTATTGTTAATATATAAATAAAATCTTCTAATTGTTCCAATATTTTGATATTCTACTGCCAAGTCATATACTGTTGGATTTTCTTCTCCAACCATCCTATACTGACCAGTAAAATTACCATCATCCACAATAATGTTTGATAATCCACCCCACAACTTTATTGGAATTGCATCTCCTTGTTTAATGGTAGTTCCCGATACATCAGAAGCACTTCTCTTTATTTTATAAAAAATAACGTTATGTAAATTTTCTGCAGAAGTATTATAGTTATTAATGTTATTTTCTGTTAATGCTAAAATTTCAAAATAATATCCTACGTTTGTTGATGGATTTATCATGACGGCCATTCCTCCAGAACCACCGCTAATATTAATATTTTGATCTGGAGTATTTCCAGTAACAACGAAATATGTTGTAGAACCAATAGGAGTTTGACCTCTATTTTCGTTGTTTTCAATTTTTCCAACAATTCTCATTCTGGTACCAAAGTGTTTAAATCTATCATCTAATGGCTTATTGACATATGAAATAAAATCAATTCCATTTTGAGTTGTAGTAAATGATGGTCCACTAATAACTAATGCAGATGATTGAATAGTTCCAGACTGTGTAGATAGTATAGAATTAGATGTAACTTCGTCCTTATATGAAAGTGTTAAAAAGTTTTTAATTGTTCCAGACCTTATTGACTGCTTTGCCAATTCATTGCTTACTCCCGCTGCTAAGTTATCAACTGGCATACTTAAAGATTGAGACTGTAAATCTTCTGTTGAAGATAGTGAAAATAATAAATCAGATTTCATGCTGCAGCCACGAACATTTAAATTATTAGACCAATATTGATTTATACCTGCATTATGAAAAGTAATACTTGTTCCAAATTGTGCACGACCATGTTTTTCAACATCGCCATTTTTTAATCTTGTTATTTCATTGATATTTTCATAAAAAGGTTTAGCATAGATTCTTATAAGACCCGTTGGATATATTTTCCCATTATGTCGTAACTTAGAAAAATAATTTTGATAATCTTGTGTGCTTGTTATCCATACATTGCCATAATCAGTAATGCTGTACTCAACAGCATCATATTTAATTACTTCTCCATTAGCATAAAAATATCCGTTATACCTTGTAATCCAGTAAACACCTTCTCCTAAATCCATAGTATTATTTATTATTTTATGGTTTGACACAGATGGAACTAAATTGTTAAGATCAGAATTTAGGGGTATTGCACTTAAAATATAATCTGATTGCCTGCCACTACTATCATTTATGGATTTTGTATTTTCTGTACCTTCAACTTCCCAAAGTAATGATGGCTTATATATCCAAGTTTTTTCTTTATCAATTAAACTTGCCTGTCTTATTGAGCCATAAGTTTTTTGAATATACTTTGTTTTATATTTAATTAATCCATCATTAAAAACTTCTGTATTTTGTGAAGCAATACCAACAATATTTGAAATATTACTTGAAATAGTTTTATTTTTAACAACACCGTCTTTTTCAATATCTTTTGATCCATAAAAAACAATATCTGTATTTCTTTGATCTGTTGTTGGCATTATATAGTTTTTGCTCATACACACAAAATTATTGTATTCATCAAAAAACATAGCAGTTTGAGTTGATCTTGCTAAATCATTTAATATTTCTGCAACTGTTTTATCGGGTGGAATAAAGAAAAATGGAATAATACTTTCTTTTTCAAAATTTATTCTTTTAAAAATATAATTAGAAAAACCTATTGAATCTAATAACATAGATATTGCACTACTAACAGAAACGTTTGTTAATAAAATTTGTGGTGCAATTAATGACTCTAAGTAAAAAAACATATCTCGTAATTGAATAGATACTGTTCGTGATCTATTATCTGTTGCTGGAAACCCTTCAGTATACATAGTTTTGATAGGGATAAAATAACTAGATTGTTCCTCATCTGTAATGATTTCATAAAACTTTATTTGAATATTTTTTGTAATAAAATCTTTTATTATGCTATTTAAGTTATTTGTATTAAATGCTTGATCATAATCAAACAACGTAAGTGATCCAGTAGATGCTAAAAGTTGACCGACTGGCAAACCAGATATACCAATATCCGATCCAATCTTATTTAAAGCAAAATTAATTGTTTTTTCTGATAGATCTACACATAGTCTTGGAGATAGTTCAATTAAATCAAAAGTTGAATTTATCTTAGTCATAGTATCAACGACAATACGTAATCCATAAATATAAGAAAATTCACGATATTTTGTTAAACCATCTTGTGTATTAACATAGGATATTGGAGATGTTGTGTCTGTTACAAAATTAGTTAGCCTATCTATGGTTTCTTCTTGTAAATACCACCCATATGTTGGTGTAAATTTTTCATACAAACTTCCAGTCCATATATGATACTCTCCCAAAGAAGTTTCTGAATTTTTTATTAAATAAGCATATCCGTTAATACTTTTTTCAGGCAGTAGGGTCTCTGAAGAAAATTCATCTGCTTTTATAAAAATGTTTTTATATTTTTCTGGAATTATAAGACCATAAGCAAGTTCAACATAGCCGTCAGATTTTATAATTGGAGTTCCATCATTTCTAACTGAAGAGTTGTTAAAATTAATTATATCAACCCAATTATTGTTGCTATCCAAATATTGGATTTTCCATTTTTTAGGAGTACTTTTATTTTCATTTTGATAAAATGGATCAGAAAATGTTTTACCCAAACTTGTGAAAGTTCCTAAATTTGTATCTCCAATATGTGTTTGCATTTTTACTATTATTCTATTTGCTGGAACTTTTTCTTTATAAACAACAAATGGTGAAGCATCAGAAATATACGAATTTCCATTTAAATTAAAATTTGAAATACCATACTCTAATCCATCTTCTGTTCGATAAGATGTCCAATATTTAAATAAATCATTTTTATCAGACATATAATATCTAGGTCGATTAAACATGCTCGGATTTGAATGATGAAAATATTTTCCTGAAATAAAAGTTGCCTTATTAATTCCAGATCTTGGTCTAAACCTATTAAAACAATCCTCTAAAGAATATAACAACTTTTGTTTTTCTTTTTTAGATATTAAAAACATAGGAGTTGAATTATCTTCTGGACTTATACCGCCATCTATTTTAACGTCAGCATCTGTTGCATTAGTATAAAAATTTCCAATATCATTAATATCAAATGTTAAAGATGGTAGTCTATATTTTGAATCAGGGTCTGAGTCTATTGCTAATGGCCTATATCTATAATTTCCAACCTTTAATATGTTATTTGGAATGTTCATATTCCACTCTGCAATAACTGCAGATTGAGTCCTAATAACTTCAGAGTTATCTAAATATTCTTTTAATTTTTCGTCTTGAAACAAATTAAACCTCTTCCAAGGTTAATGATATGTTCCAAAAATCATGATTATTTCCGCCACGTTTTACTACCGTATATTGAAAATTTGTAAAAAACATTTCTATTAATTCATTATATTTTGATAAATGAGTAAAGGCATCTTCATCTTTGCCAAAATTTGCATAATTATCATAAGATAAATAAACCCAAAATGAACCAGTGTTGTTTTGATACCAATCTAAAAGTTCTACTCCACCAGCACCGCCGTCAGTTGTATATTGTTCATCTGGTGAGTTAGGTCTTCCATATCCAGAAACTGACGGTATGCCAGTTGTAGAGTTAAAGTCTGGCAAAGTATAAAAAGATCTAGAAGGCAGCATGTTCCAAGATACTTCAATAGTATTTTTATCAGCAATATGATATGATCTCATACGACCATTTACCATTCTTTCTCTTTTTTCTATTCTCATTGGACGAAAATCTATAGGTGATCTATTATCGTCTGAGAGTATTAAAAATTGATCAAAAAGATTTTCATTAGTTTCTGACCCAGTATCTGAGCCAATCTCAAGCCCAACTGGAAGATAGTATCCATCAGACAAAGTTCCAGCATTTTTGGACCAAAGCATTGCTTGTGGTCTTTGATATTTTTTTCTTCCCGATAAATATTCACTTGATGCCATTAAATTCTACCACTCCTTATTCTTAAAGAATCTATCTGCCTTATCTTAGACATTACAGTGTTTGCAATTTGTTCTGGATTTGCATCAGACCTTACATTAACACTTAAATTATAATTATAAACTGAGTTTCCGTCATATGTTCCGTTATTGATAGCCTTCATTTTGTCTACACCAAAAGAATCTACAGCATATCTACTCATCACAAATTCTCCTGGTGTTAACATTGCTGGTACTGTATCTGTTCCACGAGCAAATCCACCAGAAACAAAATACTTAGGAACTATACCTCCATTTGCTCTTCCAAACCACCCACTAAATGTATTTGTGAGAGCATTTTTTACTGTTGAAACTGGATTAGTAACTATATTTTTAACTGCCGTCGCAACATTAGATATTCCTGTTGATACAGACTTTGCCACATTTGATACACCAGAAGCCACTGACTTAACTGCATTAGATATAGGAGTAGTAACAGTAGAAACAACTTTAGATATTGGATTATTAACACCAAGATTCATTCCAATACTTGAAGGGCTTGTTGTAGGAACTATTTTTGTTGATGCACTTGTTACTCCCGATAATGGATTATATTTATCTGGACCAGTAAATGTTGGAACTGATGGAACGTTAGTCTGGGTATTTGACATTTGTTGTGTTTGAGGTCCTGAACCTACTTCTGTTGTTTTAGTTGGAGCATTTCCTGTATTTGTAGTGGTTGACACTACTGGAGGAGTTTCGTCATCTTTTAAAGTTACAATTTTATGATAAGTTACATATGTTTTATTGTTAAGATCATTCCAATAATTTTTAATACTTTCTACAATTCCTAATGCAGCAAACATTGAATTTTTATATTCATTACTACTTGTTTTTGCTGTATCAATTCCATTTTTAATAGATTCCCATTCAGATCTTGATTTATCAAGAACCCTTAAACTATTAATTAGTTCATTTTTTTGAATCTCTGCAAGCCTTATAGATTCTCGTGCTGGCTCTAATATTTTTTCTTCTAAAATTAAAATTTGATCTTGAAGGTTTTTTATTTTTTCTTCAATTTGAATTCTTGTATACCCCTGATCATTTCTAATTTTTGCAATACTATTTTCTTTTGATTGCTCAAGTGCAGATCTTTGTTGATCTATTGCATTTTGGGCTGATTGAGATCTTGATTCTTGTACCGCTTTTGCAGCAGCAGCAATATCTCCTTGTGATAAAGCATCAGCAATTGTTAATTGAGATTTTTGTTGTTGAATTATTCTATTGTTTACTTTTTGAATTTGATCCAATGCTTTAAATTTGTCTTCATAGGAATCGTTTATTGCTTTTTCCTGATTTTCAATATCTTTAAGTCCATACTCCCAATCATCAATTTGATATTGAATTAATGCAATATTATTTTCAGTTTTTTGTATTAAATCTTTATTGTTTCTGGTATCTATGTCAAATTTTAATTCTATAGATTTTTCCTTAGCATCAAAGGCTTCCATGGCTTTACCAAAACCTTCATCAAATAAACCTTGCATAAAGTCTATTGTCTTTATTTGTTGTGCAAGCCTTATTGCAAACTGACTACCGCCCTGTTCTCCCGCTTCATACAGTGCTTTTAATATTGGATCTGAAATTATTGCTCTGGCTTCTTTAAATCCAAAACTATTTTTTATTGACTGCGTAATAATTTCATCTTGATTGGCTTCTTCTATTGCTTTATTTGCATCTTCAATAGCCGTGCTTCTTTTTTCTTGTTTAATAAAATCATTATATAGCACTATCATTTTTTGAAGTTCTGCTTTATTTTTACTAGTAGCAATCATTGCCCTAAATGATTTATCGGCAATTAATTCGTATGCTTTACCAACTGGAACACCCAATTGAGTTAATTTTGCATATGCCTTATTTTGATCAACTAATTCTTGTTTTTGTTGTTGTATTGCAGATTGAAAATCTCCAGCAACAACGGAATTTAATGCTTCTTGTATATTAGTGGCATCCCTTTTTAAAGCAATTATATTTCCTTTGTTGTCAAATTTAAATAATGAATTTTTACGCTTTTCATATTCTTTTGGATCCATTCCAACAATTAATTCTATTAGATTTTGTCCAGCACCAATCGATCTTAAATCTTGCTCAATTCCACTGAATGCTGTTATTGTTTTATTACCACCAAATAACTTATCTAGCGCTTTACGTGAAGATGCCCATCCTTCTGTAACCTTAATTTGATTTAATCTAACATCTTTTAATTTTTTAATAATATCGTCTAACGGAGAAGAACTTACTTTAGATCCTTCTACAGGAGGTATATTAGATTTTTTATCTGTAGTTACATCCTTAGAAGCAACAGTTACTTTGTATGCTGACTCAGCATAGTAATCTCCTTCGGTTTTTCCAGGATTTGCTTTAAGCCAATTCTGAATTGCTTCCTTGTTGTTACCCTCCATATTGACCATTGTTGTTAATGTTTGCAGGTACACCTTTTGTTGCTCTGGAGGTAATGAGTTAAAATATTCTTGATTTGCACGAAGAACCTCTATTTCTTTTGCACCAAGAATTTTTGTTGCAATTTCTAAATCAATCTTACCTTTTTGAGCGCTAATATAATCTATGGTTTTTTGTAGTTGCGCTGCTGCGATTGGATTATTGCTATAAAAACTTAAGGCAACCCCTACATCAACTACTTGACCAGACTTGCTTATCTCAGAAAATAATTTTAGATATTTTTCTGCATCAGCAGCAGTTTTTGTACTAATATCGGCAAGGAATTTAGTTTGTTGCTGCTTTAATGGTTTTCCATTTTTATCAACAAACAAACTTGATATAGCAATAGCCTGGTTTGCAAATGCACCACCAAATTTAGTTACAATACTCATAACTTTTTCTAAAGATTTTTTATCATTACTAAATGTTTCCATTAAGTTAATAATTTGCATTGGGTCCATCTGTCCAGAAGCAACTTGCATTTTTAATGTATATTGAAGTTCTTTGGACATACCACTATCATTAATTAAATCTTTAGCCATGGGAACAATGTCTTCCATTGCTGTACCCTTATATTTTTTTGTAATGGCTTTATCTATACCAGTTTCTAAAGCACCACGAACAGCACTAGAAGATTTTGCATAAGTATTTTGAATATCTGTAATCAATCTTCCGTTTTCAGCAATTAATGTTGCATTTGCTTTTTCATATTCACCCTGCAATCTAGTTGCTTCCGCAATATCATTTGCTGCCTTTGCATTTTCAATTCTTTTTTCGTATTCTAATCTTAAAGAATCTTGCATTTCTTGACTTTGTTCTAAAGCCATTTTTTGTATTGCAACATTAGCACCAGATGCTATTCCAAGTTTTTGTTGTTGTCCTTTTTGTGCAAAGTATAATGCTCCTGCTGAAATAGTTGCACCTATTGCTGCACCTATTGCAGTTCCAACAACTGGCACAACTGATCCTGCTGCTGCTCCTGTTGCTGCTCCACCGAGTATTCCACCAGCAATTGCCCCACCAATACCATAACCAGCCATACCAACTTTTGTTTGTGTTTGTGTTAATGCCCCTGGTGCTGCAGCATTCAATATTCCAAATTTTTGTTGTAAATCTTTTCTTGATTCTTCTACCAATCTTAATCTAAGTTGTAATGGATCCTTCATTAAATTTTCTCCATTAACACCTACTAATTCAATTAATTTTGCATTAACCTGTATGCCAAAAGAGTAATCGCCCAATTCAGAAGAAATATTTGCTGCAATGCTTCTTGCCTGTGCTGGATTTATTGCTCCTGATGCAATTCCTGTTGCAAGTTGATTTAACAACTGGTTCTGTGCAGTTTGCCTTCCATTAGTTTTAATAGATTGAGATAGGTTTGAAAGCATTGCCTTGCCACCTTCAGATTGAACGTAACTTTCACCAAAAGTTGTTTTTCCTGTTTGAATCTGAAATTGAGAAAGCATTTGTGATCTTCTTCTATCCATAATTTCGCCAGCACGAGCAGTTCCAGCGAACTCAGAAAGATCCTGAATAGCCTTTTCGCCACTACCCATGGCTTCAGCCATTTTCATTGCGTTGTCTTGTGCTTTATCAAATGCCATACGTAATGCAAGTGTTGCTGCCACTACAGCAGTTAAACCAACAGCAAATGCTCCAAGTGGACTTGTGATAAGTGGCAATAGCATTGTTAATGTAATTAATGGCATCATTAATTTCTGTGCTACCTCGCCAACTTTTCCTGGTGCCATAGACGCAGCCATCATAACCCCAGATGCTGCCATCATTCCAGTTCCAGCACTCATTCTATTTCTTCTGACTGAAACATTGTCTTCTTTATTTATACCATTAGCAACCATTCCAGTGATTGTGCTTTGTTTTAATAATCTTTTTTCTTTAATAGCATCAAGTCTTTGCTGTTTATCTATTTGTCTACGCAATGATTTTTGCATTGGATCAATAGGACCAGTTCCATAAAGAGCAGTTCTAGATGCAACTGCTTTTTGTGACTGTGTTCTAGCCCCGTCAACTAGTGCTGTACCTAATTGTTTTCCAGTTATCTTTGCATCATCAATAAATTCTTTTGCTCCAACTACCAGACCCTTTCCAGATTCCTGTCCAACTTTTTGCATTCTTCTTGATGGAGATTTAATCTGTAACGCTTCTTCTGCTGCAGTTGGCATAGAATTTACTATTCTTGCAATACCACGTTTTAAGGTTCCTTCTGTGCGTTTTGTTGCTGCAATAATTTCAGTAGTTTGTTTAGACATTGTTTCTGTTCTTGCGGTTGCTGCATCTGCCACTGCACCTGCATAAAGTCTAAAGTTTTTAGAAACATCTTTTGCTTTAATAACACCAGTTGACATATCTCTATCTATTGCAGAAAGAACTCTGCCTTGAATCATTAACTCATCACCAACAAGTGCAGTTCCTTGTGTTACTTTTGCAGTAATTGATTGAATTTGTGATTCTGTTGCACCTGATTTAGATAAATATTGTAAATATAGTTCTCTATTTTTTCTTGAAGACTTTAAAGAGTTTGATAGATTATTCTCTGCACCAGTTTGTGTAGTCCAAACATCTGAATTCCAAGCAGCAAGCAATTTTTTCTGTGAATTATTTAATTCAATGACGTGTGCCCTGTCTAACTGTGTTGCAGCAGTAATTTGTTTAGTAGTAGCACCAAGGGCTGTCATTTTCTTTTCAATTGCTTTTGCTGCTGCATTTGCTTGATCTAATTCTGCTTGTGCTGCTGACATACCTCGTTCACTAATTAGTTGTGTCTGTATTGTTCTTCTTTCTCCAGCGCCACGTGCATTAAATGTTGCAGTTCTTCCAACCCAATCTGATTTAGCAAATGCTGGACCTGCAATCTTGCCTTTGCTTGCTGCTGCTAAACGAACCTGCTCTTTAAATTGTTCAAGATTAATTTTTGTTTCAGATGCCAATTTTTCTAATGCAATTTTTAGTATGTCGTCAATTTGACCGAGAGTTCCATCAATAAGACTTTGAATTCTTGCAGTAGTTGCTTGTTGTTTTGTACTTATATTAAAAGATTCTTGTCCAACATTAACAGATCCTCCTGCAAACTTAGATAATCTGCCACCACCTATCATAAACTTAATTGCTGGTTTATTTGCTGGATCTTGTGCTGGTCCTGCTGGAATTACTGCTTCTCCTGGTGTAAGCATGGATGGAACGGAATCTGTTCCTCTTGCATAGTATCTTACTCCAATAGTACCTTTGTTAAATTTCTTTGGTCCTTTACTACCTCTACCGCCAACAAAACCAGCGGTTGGCATAAACGCTGCTTGAGCACTAATTGCTTTTCTATATACATTAACCAATGCAGTAAGAGCATTGGTTTCAGATGTAAAGGTTTGTGTGAGTTTGGTATGAACTTGATCTAAAGATGATGCAACTGAGGCAGCCTCTAGTTGTTCTTGTGTCATATACTGTGTTTGATTGCCAAGGGATTGAGATGATTGTCCAACTCTATTAAACAAACCTTTAACACTAGTAAATAATTTAATTATATTTGCTAAACCGTTTGCAAGCAAACCAAAAGTCATAAGCGCTACTGGTCCAATACCAGCCAAAACTGTAGTTAAAATAACAGCAAAGTTTTTTGCTCCATCACTAAGATTATTGAATCTATCTAATACTTTTGAAATAAAATCTACAACTGGTGTTATTGCTTTTAAGAATGACTCTCCAATTGGAGCCAAAGTAAGTTTTAGATCCTCTATTGATTTTTTAAATTTATACATTGGAGATTCTTCAACACGTTTTAATTCTCGTTCTGCCAAAATAGCCAACTCTTCTGTTGTTGCCTGAGTCAAACTTAGTACACGACTTGCCTGATTTCCTTGTGCAATAACATTTTGGAATAAAGTAGAAAGACGTGAAAATTGAAATTTACCAAATAATTGTTCTATAGCACGTGCACGATTTAATGGATCTAGTGTATCTAACGCTTTAGCAAAATCAATAACAACACCCTTAACATTTCCTTTATTTGCCTCTACAATTCCTTTAATATTTATACCCATTGATCCAAGCATTTTGCTTGCTTTTTCTGTTGGATTAATTAATGATGCAAGACCAGACTTTAATGCGTTAGCACCTTCTGATGCGTTGATACCGCCTTCTTTCATAGCGGTTAAGAAAAACGCTAAATCTTCTACATCTCCACCAAGTTGTTGTACAACTGGACCTGCTTTAGGAATTGCAATTGTTAAATCTTCAATAGATACGACAGTTTGGTTTTCAACTGCGTTAAGAAAATTAATCTTTTTTGTTAGATCTTCTGCAGCAATTCCAAATGCATTTGATAAAGAAATAGTAGTTTCTAAAGCCTGCTCTTGTTCAACTCCACCAAGTATAGAAAGTCTTGTTGCTTGATTTACCTGTGCTAATAAATCAGCCCCCATTTTACCGCTTGCAGCAGCGGTTGCTGCCATTTCCATAGTTTTTTCAACAGCAACACCATATTTTGTAAATTCTTTAGCAAGCAACTGAATCTCTTTTAACATTGCGTTTGTTTCTTCGCCAGTTGTAAACATTTCTCCATAAACACGTTTAAATCTAATTGCTTGCTCTTCAATTTGCATAAATGTTCGTGCTGCCTGAGTTCCAAGCATTGCGAGGGGAATTGTAAAACCAACCATTAACTGACGACCAGCCCACTGTGTATTTTTACCAAAATTTAAAAGATTTGTAGATCCTTGTTTTAATAATTGATTTAATAATTGCTGTCTTTGTGCTGCAATTTGAGTTTTTGTTGCCAGGCTTTCCATATCAAGCGCTAAAGGCCTAACTGCAATAGCCTTCATTGCTCCATTAGCATCACGACCCATCTTAATATATTGAGTCTGTAAAGTTTTTACTCTTTCTCTTGATACCTTTTCGATAGTATCAAACTCTTGTTTAAATAGTCTTCCAAAAGTTTTTGTTGATGCTCCAGCATACCTAAAATATTCTTTTACTGTAAATTTATTTTTTTCTAAAGCATTAGTAAATGATTCTGTAGACGTACGAATTGTACGCATATCTGCTGCAAATTTTCCAGTTGCATTTAAAGAGTTAACCAAATTTTGTTGCAAATTTGAAGATACTGCTGCAGCAGCAGCACCACTCTTTGCCATTGAGGTGTGAAAGGCTGATATTTGACGCTGAAGCAGTTTAATACTTGATAACGCTTCAGAGGTATCAATATTTACTTGTATATTTGACTGAACATCAGCCATTCACTAGCACCCCAATTAACTATTAGTTACAAGACTGCCTACTAGCGATGCATCAGTTAGTTTGATTCCAGATGCTTCTTCGACAATTTTGTACACTGTTGGAAGATCTAGATTTTCTTCTAGAGCCTCCAAGTCTTCTGATAATTCTGGTTTGTATTGCTTCATAGCGATACTAACGCATTCCATAAGAAGATTCATTGATTTTTCATTATTTTCTGCTACTGCAGCAATTCCCTCAAACTTAGTCATAAATTGACGAAGTAAAGAAATTTTTAAAGGACGTACTTTTATTTTAGTTCCATCGATTAATGTTACCGTTTTTTCTTCATGTACGGTAGTAGTCATTTATCTCCTCCTTATAAGGTTAAATTAATTATACCACAGCGGTATTTTATTTTTTAGTAAGATCCTCATAGTCTAAACCAAGCCCTATGCCAAATCCAGCCTTTGCTGCGTTGCTACCCTGTAAGGCTAAGACATCTTTTGGATTATTAGTTTTTCCTTTACTAAACACCTTTGCCTTTAATTCTTGCCAAGCATCCTTTTTCCCAGACTGTTTATCTAAGTCTACTCCTTGAATTGCTGCTAAAAATTTTTTTTCAGAATACTCTAATTCTCTTTTTATTTCTAAAGTTGCCAACATTTCTGGCATAGATAGTGATAACTCTAGTTCTTCATAATCTTTCCAAATTCCAAGCAAAAATGTTTCAGACTCTAGTTTTGCAAGATCTAAATTGTCCCAAGTTGATCCACTATCTACTGCTTGTTTTTTTACTGATTCATCGACTTTAGAATTTACCTTAATTCCTGCTGCAATATCTAATACTTTATATATTGTTGGAAGATCAATACTATCTTCTAATTCTTCTATTGTTTTTATATCGGGGAAATATTGTTGCATAGATATTCTGGCACATTCTGCAAGCATAGATATTGCTTCAGCATCATCTTTAGCATTTTTTACTAAATCAAACACAGACATAAATTCACGCAAAAATTTTATTTTTAATGGAGTAATGTATATTTCTCTTCCATCGACTAATGATATTTTTGCACTATCATATATTTTTGTTGCCATAGTAAATAAAGTATACCAAATAAAAGAAGGCTCAACCTTTATGATTGAGCCAACTTTTTATTAAGTTGTATTATAGGGAACGATCAACGATCTTTCCATATGATGCATTGTCATTTGGAAGTAAACGGAATGAAACTTCAAACATTGTTGCTTCATCACGCTTTGCTCCAACAGTTACGCTCTCAATTGAGAGTGCACGATATGCAACATAGATTCTTTCAATACTGTCAGAATCTGCACAATCTCCAGTTCCTGGACCAACTGCTACCAAACCACGCTCTACTGGACATTCGCCAATATCGCCTGCGGATAAGTTTAATGTTGGATTATTACTTACAGTTTCTAGGTTGCCATCTTTGCTTGCAAGAGCAAATAATAAGTTTTCCAAAGTTGCTTCAGCAAATGTGGTATTTAGGTTAACCTGCATACCTTGCTTATATAACTTTGCAACGTCAAGAACTTGGTCTACCTGTACTTCACCGAAGTCTGGTTGAAACTGTAGTTCTATTCCGTTCATTGTATAACCTACGTTACGGAATCCTTCTTCATCTGAGAGAGTCGTTTTGTAGGATGTACCTGCAATGTATCCTGGAAGGACACCTGTCTCTGGTAAAACACCATCTTCATACGTAAATAGTGCTGCTGCACCTACGATGATTTGTGTACTATCACCACGTGTATATGCCATATATTTCACCTCTTTTTTTTCTATAGAAATAAAAGGCGTGTTTCCTCATTGATAAGTATACAGCCTATTTATGATAAAATGCCTGGTCTATCAATAATGTTTTTATTATATCTTGGTCTATCGTCAGTAGATTCCTCAACCCTTTTATATCTATTGGTTGATTGATGATAGTCATAGTCAATAATTATCTTATTGCCCGCATAGGTTCGGGCTGTTCCAAAGTCTACTATATCCCGTGCCTCTTCTAACTGGTATATCTTGAAATCATGAAAATAAAACTCACAATTCATACCATCAAAAACTTTACCTGTAGTCCAAACATTTAACTCTTGAGCACTTTCGTCTCCACGATCCATAAGTCTCATGATTGCTTCTTGAATTTGAATCATCTTTAAACTTGGACTTTCGCCAGTGGCATAAAAATAATATAAGACCTGTTCGCATTTTATATGTGGGAATGTACCCCTACGCATACGAAACATCCTATCCCATACTGCCATAGTGCCACCTTCTGGAAACTGCTTTTGTAAAGTTTCTAAAGTAGAGGGGCCAGTAGGAAAAAATGGAATATCTTCTAAATCAGTTAGTAAAGGAATCTTTTCTTTAAGGTACTGATTTATCCATAATACTGGTGTATTTAATACTGATGTAGATTCTGTCATCTTGCAACTCCTGCGTTTGCTATCCAGCGATATCCTACTTCATAACCTTTAGACTTACCGCCCCTTTTACCAGCACTAAGATTCTTTTTGTATGACACTGGATTAGATAGATATTGTGCTACACCGCTTGTTCTTAAAAATGCTTGAGTAAAATATCTATTAAAAAATGATTCAAAAGTTTTTTCAAAACCACCCTCAACTTCATTTCCTCCAGGATTTAAAACCTTTACTGGTTGTTTTGTAAATATCTCTTCACCGTTTACATCAAATGCTAATGCTTGTGCTTTTACAGGACGAATAGTTACTGGAATTCCCTCTTCCATAATTTTTGCTTTATTATAAAATGGAACACGAGAGCCACGCTTTATAGACGTTGATTGTTTAAATGTTGACATAAAAGATAAACCAAGGTTGCTTATAGTGTAGTTAATATCAAACAATCTAGCGCTAGGACTTCCAGTTTCATGCCATTCATAAACATGATGAAGCATTTGAGGATTTACTCTAGCACTTGAATCAATATATTCTTTCATTAACTCTATAGTCTCTAAACCAAGGCTAGAAAGAAACGCCCTTTTTCCACCCTGTATTCCATTTATATATCCAATTGAATATTCAATTATATTGTTCATATCTCTACGAAATGCTTTATTGTTAAATGTTACTTTCATACATCTACCGCCTGATTTTCAGATCTACGAATAATTAATTTGTAATATTCAACATTGCCAAATGGTCCAGTAAAAGGGTCTTGTGTTGCTATTTCAAAGATAGTTGATTTGCCTTCACGAGGTCCTGATGTCTCTAAATATATCTCATTGCAATTTTTATCACGTATATTAGTTATAATTACATTTGTAATAGAGTTTTTAGCCTCTAAACTAGATATACGAATATCTGTTTTTGCACGACCTAGCAACAATTTTTCTTGAGTTATATTTATGTTTGGTTGAACTTCTTCTTTAAATGCTGTGCCTGCTGGAGCAAAAGAACATGCAATGGTTCTATCTAACATCCAAGTTTTTTTAACTTCTCCATATACACCTTGCTCAACTATTGGATGATATACGTCTGCTTGCATTGGAAATGCGAAGTCTGGAGTTTCGCATATAACCATTATAAAACCCCAACGTGCTTTATTGTTTTTTCATATTTAGATAATATTTTATCTACAATCAAATTTCCTGTTCCGTCAATCATTGATTTATCAAACTGAATTCTAAATTGATCTGTATTATATGAAGAAATATATCTTTTATAATAATCTAATTTTCCACAATCAATATCGTGTATAAGAATTTCTGCAGCCCTGACAATGTCAGATGGTATAGATGGATACCCTGTAGCAACAATTATCTTATAATCCCAACCCTTTGGAAACCCTCTAGGCTCATAATTTAATTCTACAATATCTGTTGGGGATGATGGAAATAGAATTCTTGTTGATTCATCTCTATTTATTGCATCTGAATAAAACTTTGTAATTGCTGTTTTATCATCTGTTAATATATATTCAGAAAAAAAACTTTCTGAATCTTCAATATCCCAAACTAAAATATTATTTTCATAAACTTTTAAAACTTTGTGAACATCTTTCCATACAGGAATATAATCTAATCCCAAACCAACTGTTTCAATAATTTCTTTTTTATAATAAAATTCATCACTATGAGCATCTATAATTGCTCTTGCTAATTCTTCATTTAACGAATATGATTCAATTTCTGACAAAGTTGTTCCATGATTTTTTGGGTTTGAATATGGTCGTCTTAATTCAAAAAAATATGAAGAATTATTAATTATTAACTCATAATCATTGTCATACGTAGATGGAATTTCAATTAATACTTTAGAAGATGAGTTTGATGTAGCAACACCAATAATTTCTGATGAGTCCGCCAAATCAATAATTGTATAATTATATACCGTAGATGGATTTTCAACATCAATCAATACGGTAATCGGAAATGGCGGAACTCTCAAAATTTCCATTTTTTTACTTCTTGAATTCCAATGCTACTTCTTCTGGAGTTGCAATACGAACATGACTTCTAGTTAGCCATTTATCTGCTGCTGTCTTTTCAACAATATTATAGCCACGATAAACTTTTCCAACTCCACTCCATGTAACATTTTTTGTAGAATATATAGCAACTGTATCAGCCTTCTTTTCTGACTTTATATTTTCAGATTTTTTAGGCTTTAGTTCAGATTTTGTTGATCCAATTACCCCTTGCTCTACAACCCCCATTGATGGAACTGTTGAAGCAGGAAATGATGGTGCAGTAATTACATTATTATCTAAAGCAGATTCTTCTACTTCTGTAATTTTTGCGTCAATATTTAATTCTGATGCCAACTCTTCTACAAGAGTTTCCTCTTTAATAGGTTCTTGCGCTGTTTCTAATTGTGCTTCTGGAGCAATCAAATCGGAAACATTTTCTATTAATGAATCTTTATTTTCTTCTGACATTATGTACCTCCTAAGTATCTATTATAACAGAATAATAAAATTAAGAGGGGGAGGAGATCTACCCCCTGCCCCCTCTCAAAGGTATTATTACAGACTATGCATCTGATGCAGCGTCTGCCCACGCAATTGCGTCTTCTTCTTCCCATTGAATACCAAAGCGGACGAATACTGTGTATTCAATTGTGTCCTTCTTTGCTACGTATTCACGGTTAACAACGATATCACGTTGGAAGCCCCATACACGGTTCTGTGGGAATGTCAAATCGACATATCCTGCAGGGTAATAAGGAACTTCTTGCACATCAATTCCTAGAACACGAGTTGTACGTGCTCCACCAAATGTCTGTGCTCCACCATCAAGATATGCTTGACGGTTAGCGGATGTACCAGCAACACGACCTGCGAATGCTTCAGCAACAGCATCTGCTAAAGTACCGTTATTTTTTACGATACCTGCAAATGCATCTGTACCTGCATAAAACTTAAGATTGTTCTTAAGTGCACGATACTTACGTGGCATTGCTAGAATAATGTTTTGCATTACTTCTGGAGTCCATGCATTATCAGCAACTGTTACTACTGATTCATGTGAATCTCCGCCATCTTTGTGCTTCTTTACGAAACCTGTCATGATGGACAAGAAGTCACCTGTTGAGCCATCGCCATTAATGGCAAGGTCTTCAAGGTCGTTGGCAAATGCATTAGTCATTAGTCTAACTAAATGATCTTCTAATGCAGCCCCCTCGACGTTGTCTTCAAGTGCTTCTGCAGATACTTCCCAATCAAGACGAATCTTCTTGGTTGTAAGTTCTACTTTTGAGAATGTAGCGCCAGTGTTTGTGTAATTTCCAACTGCTTGAGAAGCAGCACGAATAACACGCTCACCAACGTTAATCTTTTCTAATTCCATGGTGTTTGCTCTCATGGTCACACGACGACCATCTTGAGCAAGAACAGTTGCATCCCACACGTAGTCAATAAAACGTTGTGCTTGTTCAGGACGCAAAATTCCGCTTGCTGCATCACCCGAAGGATCTACGGCATTTGGACCAGATGTAACACCAAAGTTGGCATTAGGAATGTTTCCAAGTGTATCAGCACCTGGATTTGTAACACCACCAATACCACCTGAAGCGAATGCACCTTGACCTTGGTATAGACCAGGGGCTGTTCCGCCTAGTTCGCCAGTTGTTCCTGGCTGGTTTTTCTTAATCTCTTCCGACATATTGTCACCTCCTAGTGATTTTCTATCTAAATAGATCGGCTGTTTTGAGGAAACGTCCGCCCCATTGGGATTTATCAGATTTTTCAATCTGAAATTCCTGTACGATTTCGCCTAAATCGCCAGATTTTCGGAAAGCGGTATCTGCCTCTACAGCATCGACTCTCTTTCCAAATTCATTAAAACGATCATTAGTTGCAGCAATATCTTTGGCGACTGCATCTAAAGAACTCTTTACTTCTGCTGTATCAACTTTTGTAGACTTAAGTATTTCTACTTCTGCCTGCAAAGATTTAACAGTTTCAACTAAATCGCTAAAGGCTGATGTAATTGTGTTTTTGATTTCTGCAACTGTATCAACAATTGAGTCATCTGACTTAGATACTTCTGCTGCAGCCTCTGCTGGCAGTGCGTCAACTGTTTCTTCAGTTTTAGCAACTTGATCATTTGATTGAACAGTCTCTTCAGATTTTTCAACAACTTCTTCAGTTGTTACAACATCTTCAGACTTTTCAACAATATCAGTAACAGCAGTATCAACTACAGTGATTGCCTCTGGAGCGATCTCTTCTGACTTACTAACTTCGGTATTTTCAACCTTATTATTTTTTGTCATAGGATTTTCCTCCTTAGTGGTCTTAGCATAAATGCCCTTAGCACTGTCTACTAAGAATTTGATTATATCCATTTTTTCGTTGTCTTCTTTTTCAACGAAACCTATATTTTTCATTTTATTTCCAGTTGTTGGACTTATAAAAGATTCATCTTGTGAAATTGTAACTATGCCAGATTCTTCATCATAAAAAATATTTTCTAAAACAACATCTTGACCTTTAATAACATCAACACCGTCAACTTTTTCTACATGCATAATATTTGCAAATTGATTTGCTGGAGAATCTACTAAAGATAATTCTACTAAATCATAATCCTTAATAATTCTAATTGTGGAATCAGTTTTTTCATCATAGCCATCATCCCATTTGTTCATTTTTCCACCAATAGAAAATCCAGTTAATGTTCCGTCTAAAACCTTTTCCCACGTATCCTGTGCACCCTTTGAAACATATGCAGAAACAAAAACACCAGAATAAAACTTTTTAGATTCTGGATCAAAATATTTATCTTCTTTAAAATTAACCATTTTCCCAACAGCAAGTGGTTGATGCATTTCACGAATATTTCCACGAAACTTTGAAAAAGCCTTTATAGATGCATCTTGTGTAACTATATCTCCCTGTTTATCAATATTGTCAAGGGATGCAAAACCTGAGACAACACGTCTTTCTTTATCAACCTTCGTAAATGGAAGTGAAAGTCTTACAGAATCGCCAGAGGTAGCCCAATAGGCTTTAGATATAGTCATACTACCTTATATTATAACGACCTTTTAACAACATCTCAATTATTGAGACGATCTTCCTTCACCTTTAGGATTTCTACCATCTAATGTTGCTGTACTATCAGACTGATTGTTGACTCTTTCGGCATCTCTTTGACGTCCCTGATTTAATTGAACTGGAGTATCCCCGCCCGCAATCATTGGAAGTTTCAGTACTTCTCTTGCTTCATTTGGAACCATAATTTGAGTCTTTACAAATCTTTCAAGAATCTGAGATTGAGCAATTTCATCTGTTAGGGTTAATTCATTAAACTTTAACTCTAAAATATCTGTCTTTTCTCTTATTATTTTATTTATTATTTTTTCAAGTTGTCTTTGTGCTGGTCGTGCAACCTGCTCTTTAAATGTACGATCTTGGGCAAGCGCTGATGCGATTGCAGAAGAATCTCCTCCACCAATCTTTGAAAGAGGAACCTGATGTGCAATTAATATGTCATCACGATTTTGTTTTCTATATCTCTCAAAAGAGCCTTCCTGAACCCCCGTTTCAATTGGATCCATCTTAAATTCAACTTTGTTAGAATCGCTATCCCCTGGAAGAGGTATATAAAGAGTTCTGTGAGATTGCCCCTTTAGCCCTGTTTGTAAAAATCTAAACATTTTGTCTTCTGCATCTGAAGAAAGTTTTGCACCTTTTAAAGTGACTACATAACGTGGAACAGCCTTGTTAGAAAAATAATCTATGTTGTATTGTGATGCTAACTGATCACCTTGCAAAGAAGTGATTGCAGACATGATATCTGGAACTCCATAGAAAGTGTTTAATGGAGAATATTGTTTAAAATGAATAATTTCATTTGGTCTGGTGTCTGATGTTATTGGGTTTGCGTTTTTTGCTGCAAAATTTCTAAAATAAACTACTTTATTTCCAATAATCTGTAAATATCCATCACGCAACCTACGAATACGAATCGTTGTTGCTGGGATATGTCCTATGTAACCTATGTCTCCTGCTGTAGTTCTACCAATTTCAAGGTATCCATTGCCAATTGCCTGAACATCAGTAAAAACCTTTTCCATGGTTGTTGTAAAAGAGTCATCATCATTTAGTGATTCTAACCAATCACGTAATTCTATTTTTGCTCTTTCAATTCTATTACGTGCACGACCAACTGAATCTTTGTCTGGAGAAGACTCTAACTTAAGCATTGTTCTTGGAGATATTTCAAAACTATAACCTAGACCAACAATGTTCTCTACTTTGGCATCTATTGCTGCATGATTAGCAAATGATGTGTCATAATAATTAGCAAGTTCATAAACATTCCATGGTGGAGTTATGACATCAAACATTCCATAACCATTTCTATAAACAGTTCCTGGATTTATTTCCTTTGATTGTGCGCCATTTATTCCAATTTGATTGCTGCGAGCACTATCCAAATACGATGCTGTTGGCTCAACAGACTTGTTTATTCTGTTTGTCCTTCTTTTAAAATTATTATCTAATCCAGAAAAATTTTTTAAAACATCCCAATTTTGATTAAACGGATCAGATTTTTTAAAAATATCATCTTGTTTAACTAAATCATCTATTTTTGCACCAATTATATATTCATTATCATCTGACATTAGTCTTGTGCTCCATATTTTTTAATTGTTTGTTGTGCAGCATGAACAGCACCAAGATCGTTTAAGTTTGGAATTAATCCAGACTTCATTCGATCAACTTGCTCGCTATACTCTTCATCTGTTACACGAGATAGTCCAGCAAAAAAATATGCCTCTCCGTCTGGCTCTCCATAGTGGGCTGCTGCTTGTTTTAATTCAGAAATCTTCAAAATATCACCCTTCATTGAGGGAATGTTTAGTATATTTCCTTCTCCGTCAGTAAACCACTTTCCATTTGATTTTTTCCAAACATATATTCCCCAGTCATAATTTTTTTCAACTAAAGATACTTTGGTTTCACCTATTTGACCAGGCATGCGAAATTTTTTATTTTTCATAACCATCAGTATACCACATCATATGGCATTTTGAACTGTTGATTGCCATAGTGCGTCGGCATATATGCGATATTCATAATTATTTAACCTAAATTGTCTTGTATCATCAATAATAAATTTATTTGTACCAACGTAACTCTTATATATATCTGATGGCTTAACCCCATAATAAGAGGTGTTGGATAAAACTAATACACCTTGCCAAACATATGCAGAATCCCAATACTGCCAATCAAACTCAATGCCACCATCACTTTTTACTCTAAACCAAGGTCTTTCTGTAATATTTTGAACTTCTTGTAAATTTGTAGATTTATAGGTAGACACAAGATTTACTAATAAAGGACCATTTATTTTAATAGATCCTGTGTAATTATTAAAATCTAATAAACTAGAAAAAGATATTCCAATCATAGACCACTCTTTAATGTTTATTACTGGATCTTTAACAATATTTCCATTTAAATAAAATCCAATGCCCTGCTCTATTTGTCCAGTTTTAGTATTAACTGCATAAATTTTTGCTCTTTTGCCATTGGCATTAGAAGCAACCATAAAAAATTTAATTATTGAGTCTTTAGATTCAACTTCAAATATTTGTGTTGGTGCATATGGAAAAATATCTTCATCAAATCTAATTGCCATTTGCATTGCCATAACCTTATAGTTAGAAGATGACTCTGGATTTATGGGAATTAAAACACCACGGTTTATTAGTGGATCAAACTGACCTCTAACTTTAATTCCAGAGTGTCTTGTTAAATATAAGTATGGGGAACTGTCTTTATAAATTGTGTAAGGATTTCTATCCTTATAATTATAATATAGACCATTCTTTATATACGGATATATCGAAGTTCCAAATTTTGTGCCAATTGCATTTGGAATAATATCATTAAATGCTTGAGAGGCTAATTGAAGTTTTTTAATTTTAATTTTATTTTTTATAATATCATTGACCTTAAATTTTAATTGTACTACTATTGCTAACTTATTGAAATCTATATTTTTAGGTGGATATATAATCATGTCATTTACAACTTCATATTTTGTTTGCATCCAACTAGTTCCTGGCTCAATTACTCCATTTTTAGGAGCCATCTCTGTATTAATAAAAAATGAATCTGGTGCATTTGCTCCAGACTCTAAATACTGAAAAGTAATATAAGATTTAACTAATGCGTTATCCGTATCATATCTATAATTTACCTCTGAATTATTTTTTAAATCATCATAGTTTAAGTATTCAGTAAATAAATTATTATCTAAAGATTGATACGTTCTTAATTCTGGTGAAGAATATTTTAGTTGTAACTCATTATAGGTCCATGAACTATTGACACGATCTTCAGTAAAACTTAATGGTGATGGATAGTTAATATTAAATTGAATTAAATCTAAATCATAGTAGGAATCATTTCTTGAATCCGTAACATATTGAGCAAAATACGATAGTGGAACATGGTCTTCCCATGTACCCTCAATATCAACAGTTAGGTAAAAGTTATTAAAATTTTTAACTGATACAAGTGTATAACTTGCAGTATGAGAAATTAAAGAATCTCCTGGAAAAGAAGATGGTGTTCCTCCATCTAAAAGAAAATCCCAAAAAGATGATGGTAGTTGAACATTTCCAGATAAATCTAACTCATCTTCAAAATACTCGTCTCCAGCATCATGATCTATTTCTTCTGTGTAATTATTAAAAACATCTTCAAAGTTTATCGGAATTCCTGAAATTGGATTAAATAAATAAGTTATTGGTATAAGGTTTTTACTAGAGCAAAATCCTATCTTATAAACATTTCCATCAAAAGTTTTTTGTAATTCTTTGCATCCTCCTACATACAGTTTTGCAGAAGATAAATTTCCAAAAAATGATGCAATTCTTTTTCCAAAATAATCTATAAATATAGTTTTATATATTCCGACAACAAATTTTTCATCGATAAATACTGGAACTGACTGATAAAGAGTATCTATTTGTTCAGTCAAAGAACCATTTTCCATGGTTTCATATTTTAATAAGTATGTTATTTTTCCATCTATTAATTCAATACTAAAGTACTCTTTCGTAGAATCATTATCTATTCTCAACAAAATAGTATCATTATTAAAAGATGAAACACTAAATATTCCATAAAAAGCATCTGATGAAGTAACTAGTCCAACATCATTAAATAGTAAGTATCCCTGTGTATTTTGCCAATTTTGATTTGGCTTTAATTTAAAATATTGATGATTTGTAATTTGAAGATTTACAGAGTCTGTGTAAAAATCTTCTAAACTTTTATTATTAAAAAATACTTCTGGTAATTCATAATTTTTACTTGTCAAACAATTTTCTCTTACATCTAAATTATCTATAGAGGCTTGAGACCAAGATCCTAAATCAGGATACATATAGTTATTTGTATAATTTGCAAAAGAATAATCAATAAAAGTAGAAGTTCCACTGTATGAAGCATTAATATTTTCTGGAATCTCTACACCTTGACCATATACAAACCTTCTTTTTGCAACAATAGATGGTATTGGATATGAATATATAGAAATACAATCTACTTCTATAGGAAATACATCTTCATAAGAATAAAATCCAAGCCAATCTTGTTGTTTATTTTGATAGTACGGTTCTGGAAAGGACAGAGATGTAGTCAAAAGATTTAAAGATATAACCTCATCTCCATTAATCATTAATGAAGCAATATTGTTGCTATATCTTATATGTACAAGCATTGGTCTTGCCCATTCTCCAACATAATGAGATTCAAAACTGTTTCCAATTTTTAATAAAATAAAAGGACCTTCTACATATAATCCATCATCCGAAGCAATTGGTCCAAAAATTCTTTTCTTTGTATAAGAATCAGAATTTATTTTTAACCACATTTCTACAGTATATTCTTTAAACTTTCCAGAATTATTTAAAAATCCGTATCCAGGAAATATTAAAGATGGCTTATTGTTATTTGGAGAAATTGATGTTGTGCCTGTTGATCCATAAACCATTGGAATGCCAGAATTTTTTGCAACTAAAGAATTATTTTGTATAAGATAATATCCTGGAATATTTTCTAGACCATATGACTTTGCTTCAACTGCATAATCACAATCAACATTAATTATTTCTGGAAACAATATTTTTTCTAAACCAAGAGAAGTAGAATTAAACTCTTCTGACCATTGTCCAGCAGTTACACCATTAACATAAAATATATAATCATCTTGTGTTCCACCAGAAATATAATTAATCTTTATAACAATTTGTATTGAACCCACTTCGGATAAAATAGGAAATGTTTCTGAAACAAAAACCCATTTTCCATAAACAGATGTTCCAAAATTTTTTATTTTTTCAACAGTATCGCCAATTGTTTCATCATAGTATCGATAACCAATCTCAATTCCAGAAATATAAGAACTATTAGAATAAAAATAAGATCCAATACAAAAGTTTTGCATATAGTCATTAAGATCTTCTAAATTAAAAACCTCATCACTAATACATACAATCTGACCAGATTCTTCTGTAAAAAGATTTCCAACTATTTTTGTTACTGAAGAAGATGGAAATGGCTCATCTGTTATATCATCATCAGAATAAGCAGAGCCTCCGTCTATTGACCAAGAATAAATATTTCTATCATTTTCTGATATTAAAGAAATATAGTCTATGTTATCATCTAAAGCCCAAATAGATGTGGGATGTTCAGAAAATATTTTTTCTGCATACAGGTTTGAAGGAATAGACATTATGAGTCTATTTTACCACAAAGGACTGTTTATTTTTTAATTTTTTGGAATCCACAACTTTTCGTTACCTTTATTGTGATACCTTGCCATAACAAACAGTAGGTCCGAAAGCCTGTTTAAGTATTTTGCAATATTTATGTTTAATCCTTCAACTTTCCAAACCTCACGCTCTGCCCTTCTCACAATAGTTCTTGCGTTATGTAAGGGACCTGTAGGTAAAACAAAAGAATGAAGCGGCTCTAGGTACTCGTTATAATCATCAATTATATTTTCTAAATGAGTGATTCTTTCTTCTGATATTGTTATGGTTGGAGCACCAGAAAGTTCTGCACCAAGATCAAATAAATCACTTTGGATTCTGTCTATGATGTCATTATGATATTCCGTCGCCATTCCAATAGCGGAGTTGGCTTCATCTACTGCACCTATTGCTTCAATTAAAGAACTGCTTTTGTCTATTCTTTCATTTGTAGCGGTAGAGGTTTTTCCATCATCGCCAGTCTTTGTATAAATACGAGTTAAGTGAACCATTAGTGCCCTGTCAAAGAACGCCAGATATCAACTGTAATGCTGTTGGCTATATAAAGTCCAACCAAATTTATAACCAATTGAAATGCGTACTCAATTTTAGTAGGTTTCTTTTTTTGTAACGGAAAATCTATAACATTATATAATTCTTTATAGGCTAATCTCATGGAAATATTAACTCTCCTTTAGGACCAGTCCAAACCAATCCAACTGAGTCTCCTGGATTTAAATATTGTTGATCTATGGCAAGTTGTCCCCAACCCCACTCATTGCGTGGAAATGGAATAACTTGTTTTTCTTTTATTATAATTGCCCAATACGCTTCTGCGGGTGGCATAACTTCACAAGACTCTGCCTTTTCATCTGGCAAACCATTAACTCTACAAACTACTCCAAGTCCGTATTTTTTAGTGCCTTCTATTTCAAGGTTGGCTTGTTTTAAAACATCTAAAGCAAGAATGCTACTAGATGATTCTACACATTTTTCTAACTTTGTTTGATTATCTAAAACTCCATAATCAACATAAAGATTTATACAGTTGTTATCTGGTTTGTTTATAACAAACAGTGTTGCTCCAACTGCTATAAAAATTGCTAATGATGCTAGTATTTTTTTCATTTTATCCCACTTAGTATAATTTTATCTCACAAGCGTCTGTACTGCAATAGGCTTCACCTTGTGCTTCTAGATTTTCTACTCCATCATAGATGGCAGACCAGTCAATCTTTGCAATTTTGCCTACGTAAGAATTGTACTCTTCTCTTGTAATATTGTTATATGGTTGTTGTGGAAATGTTTCATTGCCCATTGGCAAAAATGAAACAGCCTTTAATTCGCCCTCATAAAGATGAAGTGCTGGAGCCACATGTTTTTTTTCTGTTTCTTTATCAAATGATAGAGTTACAGATACTCCATTATCAGACCAGTATTTTTGAGCGGTAGCAGCCAAACCAATCTTTTCAAAAAGACTTACATCTTTTTCAGAACGTGGATGTTCAGATGCTACTGGAAAATATACTACTGAAGTATTGGCAGACACTAAGTCTGCTTCTACTTTATACCCTGCTGCTTTGAATAAATGAAGCATTGGATCTGTATTTCCAAACCTTATGGCACGTAGATAAAATGCCCCTCCTGGACCCCAGTGAACTCCTGGTGTTGCACCAGAAAGTAGTGAAACGGATCCTGAAGGTTTGACAGTAGTTACACGAATTGATTCACGTACACACAGCCACTCAGAGTATGAGTGATCGTATGCTTTAATTTTTTTATACCCTTCGTCCATCCATTCACGAACTGCTGGCATGCCTTTTGTATCTGCAAAAGATGCAATACCAGTTAAAGATGTTCCAATACGACGATTACGTTGCATAATACCATTTGTGGTTTGCCAATGTGTTGGCATCAGGGTTACAGTCTTTCCATATAAATACGCAAACTTTAGTGTACGAAGAAAATCTTCTTTATCTTCATGACGGTTTAAGTGAACCTCTACTAACGTACATAGTTCGTATGATTCTAATGGTTGTTCTGCACATGGATTAAAGCCCATTACACGATAATCTTTTCCATCTGGTGCATCTGCAAGTCTTCCATAGTTACGAGCAACGTCAAGCCAAATAAATCCTGGCTCTCCATTATCTGCAATTAAATCAACATAGTCTTCATAGTTTGTTCCAACTTCTGCAGCAATAGAGTTATTGGACATCCAAGCCCACCCTGGATTTTTTGGATCATAAGAATTACGTTCTGGAAAAACCTCTGCATTTTTTAAATTACTAAAATCTTTGTCATCTGCATCTCCTAAAGCAAGAGTGGCAGAACGACGAACATTTCCTGAAACTACGCAGGTACCAATAAGATTAACAATATCTACTATTGCACGAGAGTCAAATTTGTCCCCTGCCCTAGATCCTATAATTTTTGTAATACGGTTGTGTAAGTCCATTAATGGCTCTGGACCACTGGCTACCCCACCAAAACCCTTAATAGGTGCTCCTAGAGGCCTTATAAAGTCATACGTGAACTGTTGTATAGGTTGGTTTGGACGCAGGTATGAATTAATTAATAATCTTACAGACTCAACCCAACCCTCTCTAGTATCAGGAATTTCATATATTGAGGGTGGCTCTGTTGGCGCATAGATTAACATTTCTTTCTCTTGTCCAAGGGTATCAAACCCTACCCCTATGCCTAGCATTAATGCATCCATTACCCAGGCAAACAATGCCCCTGGATCATTACGATCAATGTCACGAGTAGAAACCATTGCACAATTTTGTAAAGCAGCAGAGTTGCGTTTTTCCATTGTCATAGGAGTACCAAAAGCCCATAAGCCACGACCAGGGGGAGTCCATTTTAAATTAAACATTCGATCAAATGCTTCTTGTGCAGATTTTTGTGCCTTATAGTCGTTCCAAGGTAAACGATTTTCTTTAGCATGATTTTTTTGAACAGAATACATTCCTTCAATTACACGTTTGCAAACTTCATACCATCTTTCTTTAGTATTGTCTTCTTTCATGCGAGAATATGTTCTAATAAAAGTAATCTCTCCCAAAGAATTACTAGCAGCATCTTTAAATCCGAAGGGCGCTTCAAGTTTTTTATAACTCTCTATAAAATCTAATGATAATTTAAAAGAAAAAAAGTCTGACATATGCATAATCTCCTATTGTTTTGAATAACTAATTATAGCAGAGTTTTCAAAAAAGAAAAACTCTACCTAAAGTTATAGTATAGAGTTATTTAGATTCTAAAACAATCTGTCTTAATTTTGATATTAGGGCTTCAATATTATTAATATGAAGTTTATAAAATTCATATTTTGTGTTTTGAACTTGGTCCAACTCATTTGCATATAAAATTTCTAGTAAAGATAATTGTTTTTGTGGATCTAAATTCATGGAGTTTTTTAAAATAATTTCATTTCGATCTTTTAATGAAAAATAATATACAAGTTCTTCTGCATCTTTACCTATATAAAGAATCACATCTTCTTTGTTAATTTTATCCTTTAAATTAAATTTTTCAGTACCATAGCAAGAATGATAAAGTCCAGCCAGACATGTTTTCTCTGAAGCACCCATACTTTTTAATAAAAAGAAAACATTGTATAGGTGTGCAAAAAGAGAACCCCTTAAGTGAGGAATATGTTTTATTTTATCAAAAAGGTATTTAACTGCTAATACTTCTTTTTCTGTAAATTTAATTTCTTTTTCTGTAAAGTTAATCATTATTAATTTATCCAAAAATTATCTATAAGATTTTTTGTGCCAAAAAAATCTTTTATACCCAGAGTTAAATACACTTCTTATATTTGCTGTTATATTTTTAACTTGAGAAACTTTTTCTTGTGTTTCTATATATTCTGATTCGTATTCTTCTCTCTTAAATGGGATTATTTGCAATAAAGGTGTTCCTTTTGAAACAACGCCTTTAAAATTCTTTTTTACTAAAAAAGACATTAAACCATTAGATGGATAGGTATCAGTATCAATTATTGCAGATATTGTAAATAATGGAGAAACTTCTTGATGTTGTGGTTGTATAAAGAGTGTGCTATATCCAGGATCGGTTTCAACAGCCCAAATAACATTTACTCTAAATAAATACTCAATGTATTGGTCTTTGTCAAATGGATATCCAGTAACTTGTTTAATATCATGATTTCCAATTAAAGCCTTGTTTCCAAGACTAACAAACGTTTTCATTACTTCGGGAATATCAAAGTGTGGATTATCTCCAGTTGTATCTATATATATATCAAACGGTGCCTTTATTATATACCCACTTGAAAGCATATCTAAAAATGCAATACATCTTTTAACAGTTATTTGCTGATGACCATTTACTGGTGTTGTATCGTTATTATAAAAACTTTCAAGTTTTTTATACCAAATTGGTATATTTTTTGAAGCAGGTTCTGGAGCAGGAAAAACATTTTTTATTTTTGGAAAAGTGTTAATAAACCTAACTACTGAAGGCCTGTTTTTTTTCATATTAACAGTATATCACAATAACTAAATTGGATAAATATGTTATATTAAGCAGGAGTACTTGGAGTAAAGTCTTTTACAAGCATTTTCTTAGTAAAGAAGTTATCATATGGCTCGCAGTTTATAGCAACTTTTTGCATATATAATTCTACAGCCTCAACAAGTTCAATATCAACAAATGCATTGTCTTCAAATGAATATCTTTGATATGTTGTATCTATTTGTGATGATTGAATAAACTTTACAACGCCATCTTTTTTAGTTAAAATCCAGTGTGTATTAGAAAACATATCTCCATCAATGTATACGAAGTCTGTTTCTGTTTGAATACCAATCCATGTAATTGTAGTTTCAACAACATTTAAATCTGATACATTTACGTTTGAAGGAAGTGTCCAATTTTGCCAATATGCTGCAGAGTTATCATTAGACTCATCTCCAAGATCTAAGGCTAAAAGTTTATCTCCAACTTGAAGTTGACCAGCAGGCTTTGTTGCTTGTGGTTCACCTGCAACTGTTGATAAAAGAACTTCTGTATTTATGTTTAGTGACCAGTCAAAGCCAAATGCACCAAAAGCACCAAATGCACCAAAAGCACCGAAAGGTGCAAAGGAAAATGTTGTAGTTACGTTGTTTGAGTTTGAAGATGTTCCAGAGTTTCCATTGGCATTAGTTGCACGAACGTTATATGACTGTGCAGTTCCTTGCTCTTGTCCAACGTCAACAGATGTTGATGATGTATTTCCAGATTTACCATCTGTTGATTGCCAGAAATAATTAGTTATTGCGCTACCACCGTTATTTGGCGCTGACCAAGAAATTCTGTCAACTCCAGCAGATGGTGATGATGCTGAAGGCGCTGAAGGTGTTTGTGGTACGGTTGTTGCAGTAATGCTATTAGACGCAGCAGATGCTGGAGAGTTTCCAACTGCATTTGTTGCTACAACTGTAAATGTGTATGCTGTGCCTGATTGTAGACCAGTTACAGATATAGGAGATGATGCTCCTGAAGCAGTATATGATCCTGGAGAGGATGTTACTGTATAAGATGTAGCAGCAGGGCCTGATGAATCATGTGTAAAGGTTACATCTGCTCGTCCATTATTAAATGCACGTCCCGATCCAACATTTGTTGCTGATACTGAAGTTGGTGCCTTTGGCTCCAAAAAGTCATTTGATGCTTGGGACTTTTTACCTGATTTTTTACCTGCTGCCATTTTGAATCTCCTTTTTCCTACTTAGTTTTTTATTAAGCCATTAAGTCGCCGTATACAACCCATGTGTTTTCTGCTCTCTTGAAAAGAGTTGCAGATGACCATTGAGTGCGTAACTTTAAGCCTGGTGTAGCATTAACTGTAACTCCAGCAGATGCTGCAATTGTAACCTGTCCAGTTGAAGTTTGAAGAATATCAATAGATGTTCCTACTGGATATGCTACTGCAGAGTTTGCAGGAATTGTAATTGTAGTTGCAGATGATGAAGCAACTTCAATCAAAGAATCTCTTTCAGTAAGTGATGAAAGTGTATATGAAGCAGATTTTTGAATAATTGGTGTTCTAGATGGTACACCTTCTTTAGATTGAGTTCCATCTGTAAAGGCTACTCCAGATGCTGCAACTGTTACAAGACCTGTAAATGTTGGAGTATTGATTGGTGCTTTTGCAGCAAGTCCATTAGTAACTGTTGTTGCAAAGTTTGCATCGTCACCAAGTGCTGCTGCAAGTTCATCAAGAGTATTAAGTGCTGCTGGGGCAGATGCGATTACTGCATTTACCTGAGATGTTGCATCTGCAATAGCCTCTGACTTAGCAGTTGCGATTGCTGCAGCCTGTGCTGTAGATACTGGCTTGTTTGCATCTGATGTATTGTCAACATTTCCAAGTCCTACTGAAGACTTTGTAAGTGCTGCTACTGCAGTTGCAATCTTTGAGTCTGCTGCTGTTCCTGCTGCTGTAACTGCATCTGTTTCTGCTGTATCTACATAAGACATTGTTGCAAGAAGCGATGTATTTGCAATTCCATGAACATTTGTTGTTTGTGAATTGTGTGTTGAAATCTTTGTATCTGCTGCTGTTCCTGCTGCTGTAATTGCTGCTGTTTCAGCATCTGAAGCCTTTCCATCAGTATAAACTTTTGTTGCAAGAAGTGCTGTGTCGGCAATTCCATGAACATTTATTGTTGCTGCTGTGTGGTCAGATAATTGAGTTAAACTAGCCTTTTGTGATAGGGCAACCAGCATGGTTGATGCAAATGTTGCGTCATCTTCAATTGCTGCTGCTAACTCATTAAGTGTATCTAATGCTCCTGGAGCACCATCAATTAGGTTTCCTAATTGTGATAAAGGAACTCTTCCTTGTGCGTCAAGTGATGCTACACCGTTTACTTGTCCCTTTGTGTCTACTGGAACATAGTCATCTAGGGATCCGCCAAGATCTTCTAAATTTTTAAAATATGATAAATCTTCCCAATGGTTAATTCCATCACCAATTTTAAATTGTCCAGTATCAGATTCAAATCCGATTTCTCCTGCTGCCAAAATTGGGTCTGCTGCAGTCCATTGTGCTGCGGTTCCTCTGCGCTGTTGCATTCTTGTTGCCATGTTTTATATCTCCTTGTGGGTTCTTCCCGTTATATTATAACATCAATTTTTAATTGAAGTTATCGATTGCAAATCCACCATCCCATGTTATTGTCCATGCATTAGTGTTGTAACTTCCAGCATCAACTGGTGTAGAACTTGCGTCATTATAGTAGCCAGCATCTTGATATTGACTTACTATAAAACCAGTTCCATCAATTGCAGTATCATGAATGTGCTGTGGTAAATCAATTGTGTCATTCATTGTTGCAAGAGTAACCCATTGATTGTCAGCAAAAAACGAAATTCTTCCAGTTAACGAATCAAGATATAATTGTCCACTTACTGCAGATTCTGGTGCGCTTTCATATGAAGAAATTGCAAAATTGGCTAAAGAATCATCTACGTATAATTTAGTAGCAGCGTGTGTGTCAATTGTTGGAGATCCAACAACTACCGCACCTCCAAAACTACCAGTTCCATTAACCTGTAGTCCATTTTTTACTCTAAAGTCTTTGTTGACTGTAGCCATTTAACATCTTCTCCTTTATTAGTCACCGTATGCAAGCAACATGCCAGATACGATAACCTCTGTTGAATTATTTTGTGCATTTACCTTTAATGAGTACGATCCATTTGAAAATTCTGCGGTAACATCCCCAAGAATTCCATTTGTATGTACTATTGCATATTCTGTAATTGCTACATTACCAGCGTCATCCTTAGTTACTAGAACTTCGGAAACTTGTGAGTGCTGTCCTTCACGAACTCTCACAAGAAACTTTGCTGCAGGGAATGAATTTCCATTCCAAGTATAAACAGTTGATACACCTGAGTTTGCAATAAATGTGTATGTACCAACTTGCTTTGTTGCCCAGGTAAAATTTATCTCCTGATATGTTGGAGAAGCATTTGCGTTACCTGCTGCAATTGCGTCATTGATATTTCCACCTACAGCATCAATTGCTCTTTGATTTGTAAAGTATAAATTTGATCCTTCAGAAATATCATCTGTATCAAGTGCCTCAATTGTTGAATTAACACCAGATATGGCATTAGCAATATCTGTTGCTACTGCATCTTGTGCACGTTGATCTGTAAAGTATTTGTTTAAACCTTCTGCAACATCATCTGTATCAAGATCATCAATACGAGTGTTTGTTGCTGAATCAAGACCGTCTGCATAAGACTGTGCTGCTGCTTGTGCTGCCGAAGCAGAGCCTGCTGCATCGTAATTTACAGCAAGACCGTCAGCGTAATCTTCTGCTGCTGTCTGAGCATTATTTGCTGCAGTTGTAGCGAATGATTCTGCGTTAGACTGTGCTGTATTTGCATAGCCTTGTGCTGCTGTATCAAGATCAGAAATTTCTGAATCTACATAAGATGTATCAGCCTTTGTTGCAACCAAGTTAGCAACATCTGTTGCATAGTTTGGATTGTCAGCAATTGCTGCTGCTAACTCATTTAATGTATTAAGAAGATCAGGAGCAGAATCTACAAGACCTGCAACTGCGCCATCTGTGTATGTGTTAGAAGAGGCAATGGCTGCTGCTTGTGCAGCGTTAGCCTTTGTAGTGGCATCTGCTGATGCAGTTGCCTCTGCTGCTGCTTGTGCAGCGTTAGCCTTTGTAGTAGCATCTGCTGATGCAGTTGCCTCTGCTGCTGCTTGTGCAGCGTTAGCCTTTGTAGTGGCATCTGCTGATGCAGTTGCCTCTGCTGCTGCTTGTGCAGCGTTAGCCTTTGTAGTAGCATCTGTTGCTGCATCTGAAATTGCTTCTGCCTTAGCGGTAGCAACTTCTGCATCTGTAGCAAAATCTGCATCAAGACTTGTTGAAATTTGTACATTTTGTGTACCATCAAAAGATACAGAACCTGTTATATCTCCTGTTAATTCAATTGTACGAGCAGTTTGAAGTGCTGTTGCGGTATCTGCATTACCAGTTAAATCACCAGTTACATCACCAGTTACATTTCCACTTAAATTAGCAGTAATGGTTCCAGCAGAAAAGTTTCCATCTGCATTACGTTTTACAATTGTGCTTGGTGTATTTTGATCTGTTGCTGTTCCACCAATAAGACTTACAATGTAGTCTTGGTCTGCTTGTTTCTTTGTAAGAATGTCATTACCAGCGACGGTTGCTTCTGCACCTTCAACGATAAGACCTTGCTTTATTTTAAAGTTTTTGGTTATTGTTGCCATTTTTTTTATCTCCTTTTTATGCCTTAAGTCCAATACGTGCAAAACGTGCTGTGACTGGCGTAATTGCAGGATCTGGAGTGACTGTTAAGGTCACGGTATTTCCAGCCCGTGAGACGCTAATGGTGCCAATATTCCCATCGTTGTCTATAGTTCCATATTCGCTGACGTTAATGTTTGATCCGTCAACTAAAATTGTTATTTCTGTAGCATAAAACTTATTATTACCTGCCGATGTCATAGACAAAGAAACAATATATTTAATCATGCGCCAATCTGATGCATTGAAATTATCTATTATTGTTGCGTTTTCTATTCCATTGACTGTATTTTCGTTATTGCCTGCTGTTCCAAGATCTGTTGCTTGTGAAGTAGCAGAGTCAATTAAATCTTCATAATCTTCCTGTGTAGGACGATCACCAGTTTGAAATTTTTCTTTTACTAGGGGTATTGATATTCTTGACATGGTTATATTATAACCTCCATTTTTAAATTATTAAAGAATATAGTTGCTAAACCCAATTATTGCTATACCAATTGGTGCAGGATTTGAACTACTATATCCTTCAATTCTAATGTTTTTAAACTTTACCCTAAAAGGCAAGGTTTCATTTATTTTAACTTCTCTAGTTTTGTTTTTTAAATTAATTATTGCATACGATTTGGAGTCAATTTTTTTAATTTTATTGGTATTGTTGTATAACAAAGTTGCTGATGCCATTAATCAGTTACATCCTCAAGAATTATCATGCTACCTTGTGCAACAGTCCATACATTTGTTTGTCCAGCATTTGTTAGTTGTATATCAAATATGTCTCCAGTTTCAAGTATTTGAGACTCTGACGAAGTAAGGGATACTGTAAACTCTCCTAAAAGATCATCAGCATCTGCTTCTGGTACTAGGGTTAAAACTAAAACAGCGTCATCAGAAATAACACCAGGATTAGAATTAGGTCTTTTAATTTTTATTAAAATATCCCAATCAGGAATAACAAGAGGTTCTTTTTCATCATCTGTAACATATACCTTGAATGATGCTGTATCTCCACGAACTACCGTCCAATTAATTGTTGGAGGTTTGTTTCCTATATCATATGATGATGCTGATCCACGCAGAGTTGCCATAATATTAGATTATACCATAATTAAGATAATCCGTTTTTAAGTGCTCCCCAAGTTCCATTACCTTTTGCTTCAACAATAATAATTCCAGTTGCTGCACTAACATTAGCAACAATTCCTACAGCACCAGATCCACCAGTAGGTCTGGTGACAGTAAGTCCACCACTTTCTCCAACATAAACAACCGATCCTGCTGGAGATAAATCACTTGTATTTATATTATCTAAAACTCCAGCCACAATAACCAAACCCTGTTCATTATTTTCTAGTTGTTCTTTTAATAGTCCAAGTATTGGTTGTGAAGTTGATGCTATTGCTTTATTAACATGTGTAACTCCATTTGCAGAAGTTGTTACATAAACTGGAGTTCTTTTTTCTAATGTAATACCACTTACATTTTTAACATTCATTTGAAAAGCAGAGATTCCTAATGATGGAAGAACAACCCTAAGCCTCTCAGCCAATTGCTCAATATCACCATGTACATTTACTGGATCTTCTGCTATAGGAAATGGTAAATTAAATCCATATCCTGTATTTCCCGTTGCCATATTTATTTATTATACCACTTTTACGCACTTGACATAATAAATAATATCATGTTATACTTATATATGAATAACACCCTTAAAAAAGGTGTTTTTTGTTTCTAAGGAGGAAACTATGATTACTTTTATGAATAATAATAAGAACATCATTGGCATACTCAGCATATTGGTAATGTTTTCCGTTTGGTCAAACATTGCTAATGCTTCTGAAAACCGATTAAACGATAGTAAAACTATTATGCTTGAAGAGACTATGGAGGCCACGCAAGTGGCCAAAAGTGTTTCTAAGGCTAAAGAAGATCAGTTAGAAAGATATTCTAATGCTACATCTCTATCTGATGAAGATCTAAAAAACTTGCTTAATTTAGTAGGTTTTAAGGGTCAAAATCTTAAGGAGGCTTGGGCCATTGCTAAAAAAGAGTCTAATGGAAGACCATTGGCTTTTAACAGCAACCATGAAACTGGTGACTTATCTTATGGTATGTTCCAAATTAATATGATTGATTCTCTTGGTCCAGACCGTAGAGAAAAGTTTGATCTTGACTCTAATGCTGAACTATTCAATCCCGTAAAAAATGCAGAAATTGCATATTATATGACAAATGGTGGAGATGATTGGTCTTCTTGGAAAGGCATAACTCCAAAGACCCAAATGTGGATGAATAAATTTCCTAAGTAGTAAAATAAATTAGGACCTCTCTTAGGAGGGGTTCTTTTTTATTTCTTGAAGTATCCAGTTATAAGTTTTTTCAATTCCCTCTTTTAATGTCATAGAATAATCCCAACCTAACTTTTCTTTAACCAGGTTGTTATTAGAATTTCTACCCCTGACACCCAAGGGTCCAGTAATATGCATTTTACTTAAAACCTTGCTTTCAACACTACAGGCAATATCTACTAACTGATTTATAGTAACTATTTCTTCAGACCCAATATTAACTGGTCCAGTAAAATCTGATTGCATGAGTCTTCTTGTTGCTTCTATGCATTCATCAATGTATAGGAATGAGCGGGTTTGTTCTCCGTCCCCCCAAATTTCTACAGAATCTTTTGCTTGTATAACTTTACGACATATTGCAGCAGGGGCCTTTTCTTTTCCACCATCCCAAGTTCCTTCTGGGCCATAAATATTATGATATCTGGCAATGGCTACAGGAATTTTATTGTTTCTATTAAAGGCTAAAAACATTCTCTCGCTAAACAGTTTTTCCCAACCATATTCGCTGTCAGGATCTGCAGGGTATGCATCAGACTCTTTAAGGCCAGGATTATTTACATCTAACTGCTTATAGTCAGGATACATGCAAGCAGAACTTGAATAAAATATTTTGGTTTTATTAATATCGTGTTTTGCGTTTAATCTTGATTGAGCCCTTAAAAGATTAAGATTTATAAGTGCAGAATTTTCCATAATTTGAGAATCATTTATGCCAGTAAAAATATATCCTGCGCCACCCATATCTGCAGCAAATTGATATATTTCATCAAATGCTATTGTGCCCACGAGATGTATAATGCTTTCAATATTTTCATAGACAGATAAATCTTTTTTCATAAATTCATCTGCTTTTGTTTTTGAAAAATCTGGAAACTTTAAATCAACACCACGAACCCAATATCCTTCAGATTTAAGCCTATTAACCATATGGCTACCTATAAAACCACCTGCACCTAAAACTAATGCTGATTTCATTACTTCCTCACAATAATCTTAACTAAAGTATATGGCAATATTTTAAACTAAAACAGATATTTGTTTTTCCCAAAACTCAGAAATATGTAAATGTCTGTGTAGTCCAGGATGTGGCCAATGTGCTCCAGAACCTTTTAGCCGTCCATAGTTATAGGGGATTTTATGATAGTCATATGCGTGTTCAAATATGTCTGGATATTTATCTTTATATTCTTTATGGCATCCCTGCCAATTTATCATTTCAAAATAAGGAGGCAATCCAGATATATTTTCTGGATTACATCCAAACTCAAAGGCTGTAGGAAATTGTGTTTTTGTTGTGTCTGTAACGTAATGTCTAAAATTATTTTTTAAAAATTTTTCTTCTTTTTCTGTTAATCTATTTGACCATGTAGTCCAAATTAATTTAATATCATTAGATTCACAAAAAGCCTCTAGCATTTTAATATGATCTAGATTTTGATAATAGACCCACTCATATGGCAAAATTTCTTCATAGTCCCAAGGAGCCGATGCCTTTGTTTTTTTTTCTTTATGATTAATGTACCACATGTGCATTGCATTAGCATCTTGGCTAATAAAATAAAATCTTTCAAAATTAGCAAAATGTGCAAGTACTACTTTTGGTTTATATTTGTACTGATGAATCATTCCAAAAAAACTTGACACCAATAGATTTGCAGATGCTCCAGAATAAGATATGTTTCCAATGGGCTTATTAATTTTGTCTGAAAGAATATTAGACCATCTAAGGTTTTCTGGCATTCCCTGTCCTAATGTCAATGAGCATCCTAAAACTACAACTTCTGGATTTGTAGAAAATTCTACAGATCTCAGTCCATCACTATTCCATACATAATTATATTCTGGTCTTTCTATTTCTGAATGTGATGCCAATACTGCATTAGTAACAGAATAATTTGTATTAGGGTATTTTCTATTGATTCCACAATAAGGAATAACTCTTGGGTTAAATATATCAAATAGCATTAGTATGTGTACCCACCTTTTTTAATTTTTCTATATTTTTTCCACATAATAAATTTATAAACAATTCTTTTTAGCATTTTGACTCTGCCCATTCTCTCCACCACATTTTTCTTCCGTTATCAAGTTCATGGTTATTCCAAGAATATGGTTGTCCTGTTGCTTTTTGAGGATTGTCAAAAAAGTCCCAGGTTTCATTTCCTTTCTGATTTCTATTTCTATGTATATAGGCAGTGTATGTGCTTCCCGATGTACCAACAAAATTTGTAGCATTATGCATTACTAGATTACAAATAAGACCAAACACAACTTCATCTTGAAATGGTAAAGACATAAATTCATTTTTAAAATTATTTACAATGTACTCATCTAGCAATATAAACCTATGCTTGTTGTCTTGAATCATTTTGTGTCCTGGTTGACATGTTGTTACAACTATTGGCAAATTGTTTTGTGCAAACCTATCTAACCATGACTCAAACATTTCTTGTTTTGTTTCAAACATTTTAACATGATCTGAAAGCCTTAAATGCATTCCTTGAAAATGTCCTATTGAGTGATATATTTTATTTGCTAAATCAAAATACTCTTGTTTAAATTTAACTGAAGATATTGCTTTATTAAGGCTGTTGCTTCTTTTGTAAAAAAATCTTGAATACCAACCTAGAGTTAGTTTTAGGTGAAGTATTTTGTCTAGTGGAAGTCTTTTTCTTCCTTCTGCAAAATACTTTTCATCATCAGAAAAATCTTGATAATTGCTATAATAAAAATTATTTAAAATATCATCAATAACTAACTCTTCTTGTTTAAAACTATCTATTTTTTCATTAATAAAAACTAAATTTGAATCAAAATCTATAAGATCTAACAAGTGAGGATACTGATCTGGATTTGTAAAACCCTCTCTTTGTTTATTGTAAAATCTGCTAGGAGTATAAATTGGAATATTGTCAGTATTATAAAGTTTTTTGTCTGCAGTATATTGTGTATAGTGAATTATTGCTGGCACATTTAATTCATGAGATAATCCAGTTGCTAATTCAAGACTCATTACTTGATTTATTAAGCCTGTAGGATTATATAATTGAAAAAATAACTTATTCATTTACATAGTTTCTATTTTGGGTTTTTCTTTAGTATTTGTTTTTCTAATGTCTGTGTATAAGTATTGAGCACCATGTTTAAAAAACCAGTGATCTGGCTCTGTATAAAAAAAGAATGCATTGGCAACCAAATTAGTTTTTGGATTTGGAAAATCTTCTCTCCAATGTTGTTGATCATTGCCATATGATATAACTGCATCATTTTCTTCTGCTTCAAACTTTATACCCTCAACATAAAAATCCCAAGGTGTTTTATGAAAAATCGTGTAGTTTATATGATATGTACAAGCGTTGTCGTCCTTGTGTTTCCAAAGTTTTGCTTTATCCCCTTCATAAATACTTAGCACACACCATGATGGCAATAAAGTTTCTGACTCAAATTCTTCTCTTGCCAAAGGTAATAACATTTCATGAAACTTTCTAAGTGGCTCTATATTTGTACCGTGAGTATTGTCCCAAATTGTCCATTGGTGTCTACCAAACGATTCATCATAAGTACTCTTGTCTGTTGACCATAAGTTCATTGCTAGATTTTGCAACTCTAAATGTTCTGCTGGTGGAAATACTGTTTTTAATAAATAAGGAGTTTTCATTTTACCACTTACTTAATGGACATACTGCTTTTTCTAGTTTTGTTTTTAAATGCATTAGACATCCACACTTTTTACACTGCTTTGTTAATTTAATAAGTTCTGGACAAGACTTACATATGGAGTATCTATCTGTTGCTTTTTTTTCGTCTGCCCATTCGGCATTAGGATTTGCAAGATCCCAAGGTCTTGTTTCTCCAAGATTTTTTTTCCATTTTTGATACGGGGATAAGTTTTCTTCCAACATATCTTACTCCTAAACTATTTCAAAAGTTATTTCAGGATTACTACTTAATGCAGCAATAAGCATATCATTAGTAGCCACTCCTACGCAATATCCTATACCGCCATAATAAACATTATTAACAATAAAAGCAATAGATTCACAACCGTCTACACAAAAATCTAATGGATTGCATGCAGGTTTGTGCTCTTCGCCTTCTGGGGCAATAAAAGATGATCCATCCCAAATACTTTTTCTTGCTGGAAAATAATTTAAATGAGTTATATTTAAAGCAGTTGGATTATTTGAAAGTACATAACATTTATCATCTAATAAAGGATCTACAGAGGTTCCATCAGAATTTATTTCAATAGATAAAAAATTTATTTTATCTCCATCTATATTAGCAAAAAAATCTTTTTTCATAGTAATCAGTATACCTTATCCTTAGTCATTACATCCAAGGAATACTCCACAACTATTGTAAATGCTTGCATAACCACCGCACCGTGGCTCACCATAAGTATAGTAGTATCCGCTACAATTTTGTGCTACTGGAGTAGGTGCTGGAGTAGGTGCTGGAGTAGGTGCTGGAGTAGGTGAAGGTGTTGGTGCTACATATCCACAGAGTGCAGAATTAGTTTCTATAAGTCTTGGTGGGCAACTGGTTTGATATGTTGTGTCGTATCTATTTTGATATAAGTTATATCCTATACATGAGGTTGCGTCGTCATCTACACAATTTGGTGCTACTGGAGTAGGTGCTGGAGTAGGGGTAGGGGCTACTGGTGTTGGTGCAGGAATTCCACAAAAACCTCTTCCCAAATACATGTCTGGACAACTTGCTGGGAATCCTCGTTGATAAACATCTCCGTATCCTTGAGCATTAACATTTAAACAATAAGTTGAACCATCAAGGTAGTCACATGCTACTGGAGTAGGTGTAGGTACTGGAGTAGGTGTAGGCGCCACTGGAGTAGGTGTAGGTGCTGGTGTAGGTGCTGGTGTAGGTGTTGGTGTAGGTGTTGGTGCTACTGGAGTAACACTGTAAACGTAATACTCAAAATCTAGAACTGACTCATATTTTAATAAACTGTTTGTATCGTTTCTACCTTTAACTTTATTATTGTTAGAAGATGTTGCACCAGAACTATTACCTAATGGAGTTTCATTACCTAAATTAAATCCTGAATTGGTAATTGCCTGTCTTGCATCATTTAAAGATAAACCTTCAAGGTCTGGAACTCTTCCCATACCTTTTGATGATGCCCACTTGCCAAGGAATCCTAACATGGGATTACCTATGCTGTCAAATCGCCAATAAGTATCCAGGTATTCGTATCATATTTGATAAGAGTTGCGCCAGAATACCTTGCAGCAATTTTTTTATTAGAATTTTTACTATTAACTGTTACGCCAACGCCTTCAGCAATAGTTACACCTCCAGTATTTAGTCTTACAATATCCAATCTTTGTCCAGTAGCAAAAGGCATGGAAGAGTTTGGCGGAATAGTAATTGTAATATTGCTATCAGAATTTACCAATATTGTTTGACCTGCATCTGAAATATCTAAAGTATAATTATTTGTTTTTACACTTAACGTTGTTGTGTCTAGCATTCCTACCCAAGACGTTCCATTGTATATTTGAACTTGATTTATATTTGTTCCGCCATTTGTTTGTTCAACAAAACATACTGTTCCCTTTGTTGGAGAGGTTATGATAGAATCTCTTGTAGATGGATTTTGAAATCTATTAACTCCTGCTTTTGCACGAACAACATCATTAAAGGTTACAACATTTCCAAATGTATGAACTTGTGTCCAGTTATATGGAACATTAGAATTTGCTACGCCAGCAGCAGCATACCAAGTATCGGTAACTTGATCATACATATATAAAACTTTACTTGTTGAACTAATTGTTGACATTTTATAGCCCCAACGCCCTTAAATCATCTTCTGTAATTCCAAGTTCAGCAAACTTTGATTTAGCAATTTCTTTTTTAATTTCATTTTCTCTAATCTCTTGTTCTTTTATTTCGGCTTCGGCTTTTGCATTTGCTATTTTTTCATCTTCTATACGATTTATTTCTATTTCTTCTGGTGTTAAATCTACTTCAAATATTTCACCAGTTTCACAATTTACAACTGTTTTTTTGTATGTATTCATTATTTGACTCCATATAACAGAACTTGACCTGAATTATAATTAACATTTTGGTCAAGGTATAAAGTGATACTTGTAATAGCGTTGGTACTTGCGTAACCTCCCCAAGAACCTACTGCCGTTTTAGTACCGCCAGATTGTTCAAAGTATCCAAAATTAGTAATTGCTTTAAAATAACTGCTACTTGCATAATTATATATTGTGACAACAAAAGTATTGTTGTTGCTACTATTTGATATATTATATCCAGCCGATAGGTTAAGTGAACCAGCAGTTGTAGTATTAGAATTGTTTGAGCCACCACTATTTTGTCTGTTATCGGTCGTTACTTTATCAGTGTCGCCATTTGGTCTTAAAAAAATTTGAGTATTATAGGTAGGGAAATTGGCGCCGTTAATAACTAATACTAAATTATTATAAGCACCAGGAATTGAAGTTATATCAGTTTGCCTGTTTGATAAAGTGGTTGTACTAATCAAAGTCATACCACCACTAGAAGCATCAGCCCATTCAGGAGCGGTAGCCCCAGAATTAACTTTCAATACTTGACCAGCAGTTCCAATTGGTAAAACACTTACAGTATCATTACTAGTACCGTAAAGTATATCGCCAGCATTATTTACTACACTTTGTATATCATCTATAATGTCCCAAGAAGAACTTCCTTCATTGTAAATATATGCACGACGTGGAGAAGAATCTTTGTCAACCCACACCAAACCATCAACTAAGTCTTCTGTTGGTGCCTCATTTTGATAAATTGCAGTAGCATATGTGGTTGTGATTGGTGAACCACTTGAATCTGATGCCATTGCAATATATCCATCTTGTGGATTTGTTAATGATCCTATTTGTGCAATGGTTAAAAAATCAGATCCTATTCCTATGGTTTCTATTGAGGTTACTTGATCTTGTAAATCTTTTAGGTGTCCTGCTAAAGAATCTTCTAAAATATCATCTTCTTGAGTAGGAACGGTTGTTGTTCCATAATGAAATAATTTTAATGCTGCTTGAATATCCGCTGCTTCAGCATAAGATGGAATTTTTGTCTTATAAATATTACCAATATCTTCAGCCATTATTAATCACCATTTTAGATTATACCATAGAAATGAACAAATGTATGGTTCTTTGACCAGAAGGATTTACCCATTCTCCTTCAATTAATTCACTAGCAAATATAGTTATTGGCAAAGTTTCAGATCCTGTTCCTCCAGATATATCGTCAACAGAAATCGAAGATGCTATGGGATTTGTTCCACTAATGGAATATTGAACATTAAAGTTGTTAGAAGTGACTGAACCTATAAGTTCAAAAGGTATTAGGTTAATAAGAGGAATGTTTATATCTGTAGAATTAGACACAAATGCTTTATCTGTATTGAAAGAATATACGTTTGGTAGTAATGAAAGTATTTGTTGCCATTGAGTTCCCCCAGGAATTTGAACCAATTGATATATTGTTGCAAATCCATCATGAGACTGCTGAACATTTAAATAAAAATCATATACTTGTGCATCTAATTCTATTGTGGTTGTAGATGTTGGTTCTCCGTTTCCAGCAAAAAATAAACTTCCACGATCACCTTTAGGACCATAATCAACTTCAACGTTTATAGTTTCTGGTCCTCCTAAAACTAAAAGTTCATCCGTAGAAACTAAGACCTCTGTTGTCATTTTATGCCAATCCAACAACGCTTGTAACTTGATCAGTTACAGAAATATTTCCAGTTAATAGTGTTAGTACCATTGGATAGTCTGTTCCTGGTTTTGTTACTTGAACATCATAAACATAGGTTTTTGTTGGATCTAAATATGAAGAATCTTCTGGCCTAATTGTGCAGGTAACATAATTTCCATTATCAGAAATTTTTGCTAAACATTTATGATATCCAGTTGCTGAGTTTCCACCTCTTGTTTCTGCAAAAGCAAAAATTGCAGTATCCCATTGATCGGTGTTTGGATTAGAGTCGTGGTCGTATCTATACTCGGAAAGATCAAAGGTGTTGCCAGAACTGTCTTTAGGGTATATCCTAAACTGATAAGTATCACCCTTATAATAACTAATGTTGTATGTGCCTGGAAATGACATAGTTCCTCCTGCTTTATTATATCACAGAGATGTAAATGCTATTCATTCTTACAAGACTATCAAAATCAGTTCTTATTTGTGGTACACCAGAAGAATTTTTTATTTTTTCATTTTCTATAAAAAAGTCTTGAGTTACATTAATATTATAGTCGTATTGATACTTTAAAGAAGCCACAAACTGAGACATATCTTGTAAATTTTTTGATAAATAGGTTCTTATCCAAACCTCTGTATTATTATTTAAGGTAGTAATGTCAAAATTATATGAAATAAAAACATGACTTCCTTCTTTTAAACCCTTTAAATTAATTGTTCTAGATTCAGAATTCCAAAAACTAACAGCCCCTTTTGGCAAATATAGTTCATTGGAGGAATCTTTATTAGATTCAACAAAGACACTAACCCATCCATCATCACCTTTAGTAATACCAGTTTTTATCTGTTTTTTATTTGTATTGTAATAAGATGCCCAACCTGGCTGTTGACCAGAAGAAGACAGTGAACTCTCGCCATCTTTTCCTTTAGGCCCAACACTTCCAGTCTCTCCCTTATCCCCCTTTTCTCCACGCTCACCTTTTTCCCCCTTATCCCCCTTTGGCCCTTGGGGTCCTTCTGGGCCTTGTGGTCCTAAAACTGGAACATAGTTTGTTGATAAATCTGGATAAGACTGAGCAACTTGATCTGCATATTTGTTTTTTTTATTAGGGAAATCCATAGATTTAGAAACAGCCATAACTACATTATCTCACGATATTTAGTTTGTTATAGTTGTAAGTACATGCTGTGTCATTTGCTCACCTTAAAAATTTTATTTTTTATTTTAATAACTGATGGTAATTCTGGTCGTGGGGTTGAAACTTTAACTACTGACATTATAAACTCCCTGTAACATCACCGATAACAGATATAGTTCCTATTACGGGAGTCCAAATTGTATTTTCATCAATTGCAACCTGAAGATCAAATGTTAACTCTGTAACAATCGACTTGTAACCAGTGCCCCATAATTCAGTAATAGATGAAGGAGCCAAAATGTCAACATATCCATTGCCTGCGGTAACTTCTAGTTCATCTAGAGCATCTGACTGAGGATCGTAAGTGGTTGCTTGATATGTCCAATCGGATGTGTTAAAGTAAGTGATTTCATCATCTTCTAAAAACTCTACACGTAGCGGAGATGTGTCACCTCTAACAATTTGCCATTTAATTCTAACTGGATCTGCTCCAAAAGTCTCGGGTCCGCATAGTGTCATAATCATTGATTATACCATAAAATAAAATTAATAATTAAACAATATTTTATCTTTGTATTTTGTTTTGTGGTATAGTAGTTATAGGGTTTGTGGGGACTTTGCACTAGAGATGCATTCTTACTTCCACCATTAGATGTAACAAAAAATCTATGGGGGGAGGGGGGGACTTTCCCTCAGAGATACTACTTATAAAATAATTATCTTTTACTAATATAATCTAATAATATTTGATACATGCTGTCTATTTTTCTATTAAGTTCATTTTGTTCTTTTTCTTCTCTTATCATGTGATCTTTTAACAATAAAACATCGTTTTCTAATCTAGAAATTGCGTCTTTCATCGAGTTTCCGCCATTGGGTTTAAACTCTGCTTTTATTTCATCAAAATAATGTTTTGTTAACCACTTGATTCCGCCAGACAACAATGCTATAATAGAAAGTATTGTGAGAATTAAACCTGCAAAATCAAAATATGTCATTATTGGTTAAGTATAACAGTGTTTTTAAAAAATGAAAACTAAAATACTTTCAACGTTAGAGCATTCTAAAAAGTTAATAATTTCGCCAGATATGGATGGTTTTATGTCGGCGCAGTTATTAAATAGATATAATGGTTCTAAGATAGTTGGGACCTACGATAAAAATATTTTATGTCTTGCAGACAATATTAGTCCTAGGGATTGTCTTTTTGTAGATTGCGATATAAATCATCCAGATTATGTTTCTATTGGCAATCATATGCGACTACTACAGGACAATATGTCTAACAAAAGTTTTAATCCAAATGTTCATTTCAACATAACAAGATACTTTGACAAATTCCCATTTGCAACCGCATTTTTGATTGCATTTGCTACAGAGATTGACACATCGACAAATGATATAGAACGCATGGCCTATGCTGATTCCACATTAAGGAATATGGAGTCTTACAGCAACAACATGCGAACATGGTCTAATAGGATGAAATGTCCATCTGTTGACTATATAATAGAAAATACAGATATTGCAAAAGATACAGATAATAAAATTAGACAGATATACACAACACAATCTTTTACATCTAAAAAATACGGTAAAAAAAGATATATAGAAACCCTAAACCAACAATTTAAAAAGGAGGGGATTGAGCATGAAGAGATTACCCACGGATATAAGTATTTATCGGACAAGGTTGGTTTAACCACTATGAAGAAGTATATGTGTGATATTTTCTCATATGCTGAGATTTTTTCAGGAGAGTATTCAGTTACATATTATGATACTATAGATTGGTGATAGATGATGTTAAGTTTTCAGATTTATTTAATCCTTCTCAGCCAAGAAGTGATAGGGAGTTAATTGAATACCGTCTGAAAATTTGTAATGGTTGTGCAAGTTTTAATAAAAGACTTGCAAAATGTAAAAAATGTGGTTGTTTCATGAAATTAAAAACAACATTAAAACTAGCGAAATGTCCAATAGGGAAATGGTGAGTAATATGAATAGAGAAGAAGTAATTGAACTAATGACTGAAACAATTTTAAATTTAAACATTGGTTTGGCACGTCAAAATAATATGCCTGAAGATCAAATTGATAAAATGGTAGAAAATGCCAAACCTCAATTTAGAGTAGTTAATGGTATTTTATATGATGTGCTAAAAGAGAATGGTGCTTTTAATTAATTACAAAGACATTGGTCACAGCATTTGTCTTGAAAAATTTTTAATGCCAAACCATCATTAATAATAGGTTCGTCTTCTTGTAATCTTGCTATCTCTGTTTCAAAACCTTTAGGGGTTTGTCTACTCCATGATTCTGTATGTCTAGATTCCATGTTCCTCCATGTATTTTAGACGTTCCATTAATTTATGATGTTCTGGATCTTCAAGCATTTCTTTAATAGCGTCTGTAACTTTTTTACTTGGTTTACCGTCGTCTGGTCTACCTAAATCTTCCCAAAATTTTTCTCTACCTATAGAGTCTGTTTCTTTTATTTGATTTGACTCAAACTCAAAAGATGATGCAATCATTTGCAAGAAGAACAAAAATTATTTGCTCTTAGATTTTCTTTAGTAACCCAAATAACCTTGCCACAGTGGTAGCAAGATTTCATAGAGTAATTTTTTTCTCTACGGTCTTTACGAATTTCTAGTCCTAGTAAGTGCATAAATATATTCTAGCATACTTGATCTACTCTGTCAAATAGTGTATACTGGTTATATGGAAAATCCTTATATGGAAAATAAATTAAGATGGCTTGCTGCAGAAAAAAATATGTCAGACCTAATTGCTGCTTCAGGAGCGTTTAACTTAGATGAGGCTCTTGTTGCTGTTGCCAAACTACATTTTCCACAAGGCACATCAGGTAACAGATGCAAAGAAGATAAAAAACCTTGGCCTTGTCCAACCATTATGGCCATTGAAAAAGAATTGACAAAATGATAACTGATAATTTAACTTGGGAAGAAGAAGACCAAAACCTTTGGAAAGGTTGGACCTACAGCCTTTCAAAAAACAGATATTATTTTGATGATATAGGAAATGAATCTTTAGCAGAATTCTGGAATGATCCATTTTTAAACCAAGCATATGAGGAGAGATTATGATATTTCACAAGCATTTACTTATTAACGCTAAGGTAAAGGATCCAATTAATAGTGAAGATCAAGGTGTTGATTTTCTTACCCGCTTAGTTGATCGTATAGATATGAAGATTATCAAAGGACCTTTTGCGTCTTATGTTGACAAACCAGGCAATCGTGGACTTACGGCTATAGTAATGATTGAGACTAGTCATATTGCTTTTCATATATGGGATGAGATAGATCCGTCATTAGTTCAGTTTGATTTATATACCTGCGGAAAATTAAATCTTGCTCAGGTTCTTCTTGCTTTTGGAGAGACCTTTAATATTATAAATATTGACTATCAATTATTCGATAGAGAAAACGGATTTGTATTAGAAGATAAAGGCTCTTGGCCAGAAATCTGAAAAAATTTTTAAAAAGCGTTTTCATAAAAATCTGAATATTTTTCTCAAATGTATGATACAGGTTTAAAAAAATAAAATAAAAAAAATATAGTGAGCACACTACTTAGAGTAGTGGGCCCTATCATAATTTGCAAGGGTGCCACCATTTTCTAGGTGGGCCTTGCGTCTTAATTGCTCAGCAGAATACTCAGCCATTTATTTATATTTTCTCATCACTCTAATAGAATAAATCAATCCTATAGTAGCAACGAGCAACCATGTAGGCAATTCTATTGCTACACCATTTGGATATAGGTTGTTAATATAAAATGCTATATATTCTAAATCTGCGTAGAACTCCATTTTATTCCTTGTCCTCTCCGAACATTTCTACTAACACCTTGTTAGCATTTTGTAAAGCCTCTATGGCTTCGTTAATCTTATCAGCGTTAGTCATAGTTAGTTTCCTATCTTAGCAGACATAACCCAACGGCTTTCGTTAGGTGAAAGGTATTTGTGAGAGATAACTCCTTGAGATGATACCAACATCTCTAGGTATGCCTTTCGGCTCATGTAGTTTCCTACTGTATTGCGAAACAAATTGTTATCGCCTGTATTAGATGAAGCCATAACATGGTTAGGCTCTAGTACTATTGTATTTAGTGAAGTCATTTTAACTTCCTTTCTTTTTTCTATACCCGCTAGTCTAGCAGGGGGGTCTGACATTTTGGGGTCTTATTTGCTTAGGCTCACTGTGATTTGTATCACATTTATTTGCTAAGGCTCATACCCTAAACTTTCTATATTTAATTTGATACTGGTATCCTATCATAGATAATCCTAAAAGTCAAGAGCAGACACGGCGTGTCGCATGTGATTTATACCACAAGACAATTGGTGCAAATCGGACATGACCTCGGCGCTAACGGCGTGTCGTCCACATGATATAAATCACACCCTTATGTTACGCTTAAGTTATCCACATGACGTACATCACATCAGCGAATTGTCTGCTATGTCCGTTTTGTTATATCTACTGGCTAGTAGAATGTCAGTGGTAGGTGTTAGAATACTAGTATAAAGATTGAAAAAGAAGTAAATCTCTTAAAGAAAGGAATTCAAATGAATTCACTACTAAATAAAAAGTGTGCTAAACACTTACCAAATAAGTTAGCGATATCATTGGTAAATGATATAAAATATACCTTCTGTGAAAATTGTGAGCAGAATATTTATTCTCACTATATTGAGGATAGCGAATTGCTATCTTATTGGTCTTCATGGAAGGTAGGTAAGTAATATGGAAAAACTTATTTGCTGTTTTTGTGAAAGTGTTTCATCTAGTGAAGCAAAGTTTTGTTTCTCATGTAATGAATATAAAGGCTTAATGCCAATATCTAAATTTGATAATCTCTACGGAAGGAGATAAATAAATGATAACTAAAAAATGTATATCATGTAATGGTACCGCTATGGTATCTAAAGTTTCTATCCCTGCTATTTGCGATAATTGTATCGCTAAGAATTGGAGTAAATAAATGATAACTCTTAATTGTCGTCTATGTGATGAAAAAGTTTCTAGCAATTTATTTGATGAGCAAGATATAATTACTTGCTCAAATTGTTGGGAATAAAAAAATGCTTAACGAAATAAAAAATAAAGTAATTCGTATTCAAGAGTTGCGTCGTAGTAATGCTGCGACAGCAATTCCAAATAAAAAAAAATATACTAGAAAGGTAAAACATAAAAATGGAAAAACAAAATAAAGATATTTTTAATTTTGAAAAAGCAATTCAATTAGATCACTTAACAAAAGATGAATTAGAATTAGTAGAAAATATTTTAAAAGATTTTAAATAAATTCTGCTAAAAAAATCCCGAGGCGTTTTGTCCCAAATGTCCGTTTACGTACGATGTGTTTAAGATCACAGAAATCTTGTGGCGTAAATCACACCGCTGAGCGTCTTACTATTTAAGACTACTCGTGGGTAATTTGTAAATGTCTGCTAATTTTGGTAAACTTACAGAGTAATAAAAATAAAGAAAGGAAGTGGCTATAAATGGCTAACTTATACACAATAGAAAACCTGCTAGAAGGTAAAGAGTATAATTCACGCTCTCTAAATGGTGAAATAATAAACGCAGAAAAAACAGACCATTGGTTTGGTAATGGAAAAGAAGCGTATCGTGTTCTAATCAGAACGCCTTATTCTTATAAAGACCACTATCGCATAATAGCGGTAAAAGTAGGTGATGAATAATGGGATATATTGAAATCTTTCGCCTTGATGAGCAGGGCGCTGGCTGGGTTGACCTTTCTGAGGCTACCCCTCAAGAATTGCTAGACCTTGAAATAGGCTTATTTCAGGAAGGGGCTTTGTGAGATAAATCACAAGGCAACACACCCCTAGCAGGTAGAAAATGTCAGGGGTTTTTGATAGGATAGTCTTATCAAACAATAAAGAAAGGTAATCAGAAATGACTTATACTGTAAAACTAGAAACCTATAATGGTGCTGTAAAAAATATCAACCTACCTTCTAAAGGTGCTGTTGCTCAATTCATAAACACTTACCCAAACCAACTACCTGTTGGCGTATCTGTTAAATTAAATTGTGATGTGCTTGGTATTAGTGGCACACTACGAGGAAAGGCGTTAGCATAATGATAAATTCTGTAATGTCTTTTGATTGTAATGAGTGTAATGGTAAAGGTTTAATCTTTTGGGGAGATAACCTTGACTACAATGTAGAAAAATGCGAGTGCGATAATTTTGCGTTAGGAAATTTATTCTAATGAAAACAATTAAACACTCTCTACACTTTGTAACTGAGTTAGATGAAACTAATCCAACTGCTAAACAATTATTAGACTTACCTGCTGATGAGCAAATAATGCTTTTAGAGGGTATGCTTAAAGAATTAGTTGCCCCTAAGTTATCTAAAACAATTAAAGAGTTAAACGAAAATAATTCTTTTGCAACTCTAAGGTTGGCTTAATAATGATGACTAGAAAAGACTATATAAAAACCGCAAATATCTTAAAAGGATTTGTTGATGAAATTCCACAAACCACTTATGAGGATTTAGTAAATGAATTTGCTGAGTGGTTCAAATCTGATAATGATAATTTTGATTTTGCAAGATTTGAAAAGGCTTGCGGAATTGATGAGATTGGTTTAATTCCAGTTTAATAAATAAAATCCCCTCTAGAACAAATGTTCGGAGGGGGCCGAGGGGTTTTCCACAGGTTTATCCACAGGCCTTTACGTGTGATTAAAAACACACCCTGAATTCCCCAGATTTTTTGATTTTGTCAGCCTAATCTGATAGGATAAAGATATAACGAAAGGAAAACTAAATGAGTAAAATAAAAAATGCTATTGAGCAGATAGTTAATTGTGATTATTGCTATGGCGTAGGTTGGGAATACTACGGAAATAATGAGGATTGGAATATAGACCCTTGCGAGTGTAATTTGTATTGTATTCCTTCTGATGAGATAATGGAATACCACCAATTATTTAGAACAAAGGAGAACGCATAATGGAATATAACTATTCACTTACTACTTCGTATGACGGAGAGTTAATTCATACCCTGCGAGTTAGCGATATGCTAGAAGCAGTAGACGCATGGAATAAATGTGTAGACTATGGAACAGCCAAAGAATACGCAACCTATAACTTGTCAGACCCTATGGGCAAAATGTACACTAAAACCTTCTACACTAACGGAGAAGTAAGTGTTAGATAATTTAATTGATATGGTGGTAGATATGCGGTCTGCCACCCTTGATCAAAATAAGATAATCGCATATAATCAGATATTAGAAATAATTGAGGAGAAACTATAATGGGAAGTGTAACAGCAATAGGTCTAGCGGATACAACGCTAGACTTAGAAACACAATTACTTTATCACTTACAGGGTAATCACTATCCACCAGTTCCTAAAGAAATGGTTCAACCTTGTATTGAAGCAATTGACGCATACTATGACGAGGATTACTCACGCATGATAGATATGCCAATGGTTGGTAATTATCAAATTACTTACAAAGGCAATAAGCAAGCACCAGCAAGCGCAATAGTAAGCCAGCACCACTTAGAGTGGTTTATTAATCCAGCAGATGAGGACTTGTATGAGTAAAGAATTGCAAGATAAATTAGATAAGGCTTCAAAATTATTGGAGCCTATCTTGTGGGAAACATTGGCAGAAATTGAGGAACAAAATGATTGATCTAGAAAATGATGATACTATTCAGATTGTGGACTATGTAAAGGTTGACTTATTAACTTCAGGGCAATTAGAAATTGACGATTGCATTCTAATTGGTGATGAAGTTGTGTCTATTGTAGATATAGTTTCACTACCTGATGGATACACTTTAAAAGTTGTAAATGATTTTGGTGAAAGAGATATCATTGAAGTTGGTGAATACGACCAATTTGATTTAATGATGTTGCAATAAAGCGGGGCCCGAGGCGATGTCCGTTTTGTCCTATTTAAGCAATTACGTGCACTTGTATTTTTGTCCTGAAAACGTTATAATTAATTATGACCCAATTAAAGAGATCTTATGACAGAAAAGTGGCTAACCTTGTATCAAAAAACGGAAAGCAAGCAGCAATTGCAAACACGTTCGGTTTACCCGCTGGAAAGAATTATTCATGCCCTGGTGCCACTATGGTTTGTGAGAATGTTTGTTATGCAGGAAAACTCGAAAAACTCTTCAAAGGAGTAAAGACTAATCTCCTGCACAATTGGGAGTTGTTAAAAGACGCAGATCAAGAAACTATGGAAAAGTTATTGGGTGCAATGATTGATGATTTTAGAACAGATTGTGAGAAGAAAGACGCAGTTATGCTATTTCGTATTCACTGGGATGGTGATTTTTTTAATGATACTTATACCAACGCATGGCGCAATGTAATTAGAAATAATTTTGATATAAAATTTTGGGTATACACTAGAGTACACTCTGCAGCGCTAATGCTCAAAGGTATACCTAATCTATCTTTATACTATTCAACAGATAGCGAAAATAAAGAGATAGGTGTTAGTCTTAAAAAAGATCATGGTGTTAGACTTGCATACCTTGCTAAAAATTTTGCAATAGGCCAAGCAGATATGAAAGAATTATTTAATCGTCCTGGCGCTAAGTGTCCTGAGAACTTAAAGTCAATTCCCCTTATCTCAAATGCTGGAAGCGCTTGCGTATCTTGCGGATTGTGTGTATACTCTAAGAGTGATATCGTATTCTCATCATCTAAAAAATAGGAGAAAAAAGTGGATTGGAAATTCTACCTATTTTGCTGGATAATCTTATTTCTTATTTATCAGTAAAATGTCCGTTATGTCCGTTTCGATATGGTGGTGTGAGATACATCACAGATACCATATCTCAAAATATGAGATTATTAGAAAAATAACTTGTATTTTTAGCCAAAAAATGTTAGACTTAAACAGTAAGTAAAACCAACAAGAAAGAAGGAAAACCAAATGGCAGTATCAACAGCAACCTACAAAGTAGGCGACACTTATACTTCTCAGAAGTCTAAGATTACAGGCACAATTCAAGAAATCAAGCCAAACACAGACGGAACTTCCGTTCGTGTAAAACTTGATGTTAATGGTCAAACACGCTGGACAACTTGGACAGCAAAGTAATTCCTAATACAGGAAAAGACCTGAGCATGTCTGCTAAAACTGCTCAACTTGAAATTATCATAGCAAAATGCTAGGATAGAAACCCCTAACAAAGAAAAGGAAAACGACCCAAATGGCAACAAGAGGAAAAGCAATAAATGTAAAAATTGCTACATCTAAGGTTATTACAGCCTTAGAAAATAGATTAGCAGAACTAGAGGCTAACTACAAAAAGCAAGATGAAAACGAAGCAAATTATCAAAAAGCACTAGAGGCTTGGAAAAAAGATTTATTTGCTTATGCTATCGCTAACATCTCTAAGGCAGAAAATGTTAGAACCAACTATCGCAACTGGACAAAATCTCTAAATATAGATTTTGACTTAACAGCATCAGAAAATGAGTTCCCTGCTGAACCAACTAGGGACTTTCAACAACTTCATCAACACTCTTACAATGAGCAAAAAGAGGAAATGGAAAACGCTATTCGTATCCTTAAAATGACGGACGAGGAAACAGTTAGCACATCTACATACAACGCTATCGCAAGATACTTGTAATTAGATGGGGGAAGGGTATTTGACTTCCCCCCTAAAAAATGTTAGACTTAATACA